GTGGAACTTCAGGTACTTCAGGATCAGCAGGATCAGCAGGATCAGCAGGAACTTCAGGAACTAGCGGTACCTCAGGATCAGCAGGAACTTCAGGATCAGCGGGTACTTCAGGATCAGCAGGTACATCAGGATCAAGTGGATCATCCGGTTTAAGTGGTGTTTCTGTTTACCCATATAACATCAACAGACTTTCTGGTGGCAAATATTACCCTGTTATAGCATCACACTGGGCAAATACAAATGGTGTTCTAACTATAAATCAATTAGTAGTTATGAAAGCTATAATAGGAGCAACACAATCGTTCACTGGCTTAGCTTGTTTATCAGCTGGAACAGCTTCTGCAATGGCAAGAATGGTTGTATATTTAGATAATGGCTCTGGTGGAATAGGTGCTCTTGATTTTGATTCAGGACAAGTTTCAATAAGTGGTTCTGGTATAAAAGACTTTTCATTTGGTGGAACAAAAACGTATAGTGGAATAATATGGGTAGGTTATGTTCCTCAATCAGTTTCTGGTTCAGTTAATAAGTTTCCAGCTTCGTTACTAGGTACTGATTTATTCGTAGCAGTTTCAAGTCCTTATTCAGTAGGACCTGGTATAGCATATGCATTAACTAGTATCACAGGAGCACCACCAAATCCATGGGGCGCTACTTATACTGATGTATCACCTTCAAGTTGTCCAATAATTTACTTAAAAACACTATAAAAAACATGAAACAATTTCAATTAGACAAACCTTATAAGTTTATTTACCAAAGAGAAATCATTAATGAGATTTCTAAAACTACAGATTTACTAGAACGTTCAGTAATAGACACAGGAACAGAAGTAAATGCACATATTTATTTTGAAGGGCAAACAGATCCTTTACAGTTAAGTCTATGGAACAGTGATACTACTCCAACTTATCAAACAATAGGAAACTGGACAGACGAACAAGTAAATAACAGAATTCTTGAAATATTACAATTAAGCTAATGCCTGTTCACACAACAAAAGACACAAAGGGATGTTATGCCCAATGGGGAGATCATGGAGCTAGATATTATTATGAATGTGGTAATAAAGAAGCTAGACAAAAAGCAAAAGCATCTGCATACAAGCAAGGTCTTGCAACAGGAGAGTTTGTAGTAGAAATGGCTAATAAGGGAAACAAGAAAAGTAAATGTTAAACCAAGCACTTACTCAAGCATATAAACAAGTTATTCTTGATAACAGACTCTATGACACTGGAGCTCTTCATGCTTCTATTTCTGTTGATGCTACATTAAATGGTAATCAACTAGAGATAACAATAAGTGCTCTTGATTACTTGAAATATCATCTAGAAAGTTATAGACTCACTGAAGATTTTACAAATAGGCCTGAATTTTCTAATGAAATAGGAAATATATATGCTAAATATGTAGAAAATCAGGTGTTTAATGCAATAAGATATGGACTTATGTACATCAAGAAGATCAAGTGGTTCTTCAGGATCTTCCGGATCTTCCGGATCTTCCGGATCTTCCGGTACTTCAGGTAGTTCAGGATCATCCGGTTCAAGTGGATCTTCAGGTACAAGTGGATCAAGTGGTACTTCAGGATCAAGTGGAAGTAGTGGTACATCCGGTAGTTCAGGATCAAGTGGAACTTCTGGTTCATCCGGTTCAAGTGGTTCTGCTGGAACATCAGGTAGTTCAGGCTCAAGTGGCTCATCAGGTAGCTCTGGTACAAGTGGTTCATCAGGATCTTCAGGTAGTTCAGGTACAAGCGGATCTTCCGGTAGTTCTGGATCAAGTGGATCATCCGGATCTAGTGGAACTTCTGGTTCTTCAGGATCAAGTGGTACATCAGGATCAAGTGGTTCTTCTGGAACTTCGGGATCATCAGGATCTGCTGGTACTTCGGGTGTATCTGTGACAATACTGAATAACACGGATAACTACATCGTAACAGCAACAGGTACTGACAATCAGATTAACGGGGAATCTAAATTGACATTTGATGGTACTATATTAGCAGTTACGGGTAATAAAATTATCACAGGTACATCAACTTTTGGTAACGGAACATTTACAAAAGCAGGGTCCGCAACTGGGGATGTTATTTTAGATAATAGTGGAACAGATACTCCTGGTGTTTTGTTTTATTACGGCAATAATTCAAATTATGGTATTGATAGCTGGAATGGGTCATTTGATGTTTTAAGTGGTCAGTTAGTTCATATCACAAATAAATTAAATGAAACTGGCGGAGCCGTAAAGATGGCGATAGACACATCAGGTAATCTGGTGATGACTGGTTTTATAAAAGCAAATGCATGGAGACCAGGTCAGGTAATTAATGATATTATTTTGAGTAATACCGAAGTAACTATCAGTACAACAACTATTGCAACTAGTAATTCTGATACCGATTTCTTAACTTATAGTTATACCCCATTAAGTGCTACAAGTTATTTAGTTATACATTATCATTTAGCTAGTTTTTCATTTGAGGGGGAACAGGTAATGACTCATATTTTTCCAGAATAAAAGTAGATGGTGGAGAAATAACATATTCTAGACAAAGTACTGTAAATGGTAACCGTACGGGAGTATTATTCCCTCTTACTGGTAGATATACAAACTCTAATACTACTGCTAAATCAATAGTTGTTGCCGCAAGAAGAGATTCTGCAGACGATAGCATTACTATAGTGAATTCAGCAACATCAATGTGGCTAAGAATAACAGAAATTGCCCGATAAATATTATATTGGGCTGGGTTCAAACACTCAATCCATTATTCAGAAAATAGGATAATCCTTAGAACTTTTCCGGATATTTCTGTATAATATCAATTAACACAAACTAAATGGCAGTACAAATTTATTTACCAGAGAAAGTTTACGTGTCACCTAGCCCAATTCATGGCTATGGGGTTTTTGCTAAATCCCGAATTGGAAAAGGAGAGATTATAGAGGAATGCACAGTTATAGGTCTGGATCTTCATGTAAATGAATCGTGTTGGCACGTGCTTGAACACTATCGATTTATGTGGCCTAGCTTTTCCCCGAATAAGCAGGTTATTCCAACCGGATATGGAGCACTTTACAATCACTCAAATTCACCAAACGCAACATGGAAAAGCTCTGAACAAAGGGAGACTTTTTTCTTCTATGCAATTAGAGATATAGAGCAGAACGAGGAGATCTTCACTTTTTATGGTGGTGAAGATTACTGGGGGCAAGGCAACCGCATGAAACCAGGAGAACTAAAGTAAATATATAGTGTATGAAGTACCTGCTAGAATATGAAAAATACAGCCCTGACGAGGAATACAAATCCGATTCTAGAAGATCCCTTAATCTGGATCTTGTTAGGAAAACCGTTGATTATAAAAGACTAATAGATCTTGGATTCAAAGAGGATACCTCGCATCAGCAAGAAATCAATAACACACTAAAATTTGTTAGATCAACAAATAATAAAAATGAGAAGGGCCACGATAAGGTATTCTACACTGTTCATCCAACGGGAAAGGTTAGAAGATACAACCCACTGAAAAACGAGGATAATCCGGGTGAAAGAATGGAGGGTAATGGCAACGACATAAAGGATTTCGGCAAGCCTTTTAGTAGACCATCAGAGTACGGAAAGGGTTTAAGATATCTTTGGCAGTATATTAAACGCAAACAAGAAAGAGGTAATTATAGATAATGTGTAATTGTACATCAAGCGGATTTGAATTTGAACCCATTAAAAGGGATATGTCAAAGGAGGAAAGTAAAATTCTAAATAAGTGGATATTAGACAATATGAACCGAAGGCTTCTGATACAGAATCCTATATACGATATATACAACGATATAATTGGATACATCACTAAGAATCCGGACGGCAATATCGTTCGTATTTTTAAAACCAATATAAAACAAATTTTAGATTAATAATATGTTTCACCCAACAGGAAAATTACCAAACGGAAAAACCTTAATCTGTATGATGGATGAGGAAGAAGAATTAGATAGCATCATAGATGAATGTGGATCTTCAAAACAATATGTTAAAGCCGTTACCGAATGGCTAAACGAAAATGATTACTGCGTAGAATGCTGGCAGTTAAAAGAATACCTTAAAGCTAAAGGTATGGAGGAAGGAAAAATGAATGAGGATATGGTTGCAGCAGCAGCGCCAGCACCAGGATTAGCTACTTTAGGTAATGTGTCAGGAATGGGTAATCCATCACCTCCTAGCTCTGCAGGTGCTACTAATAGCGGATTTTATAATCCTGCTAATAACGGATCAGGGGATAAATTCACTAGTCTTACAGCAGGAACAGGAGCAGCTAGGAATAAGAAAGCAAAGACCGTTGATAACTATTTAGAATTCGTAAAGAAAAGAAAGAAGAAATAATATTTCCATTAATATGACAAGCCCGGTCGAAAGATCGGGTTTTTTTCGATATATAGTATTGTAAAAAAAAGAAAATAGATGAAAACATTTAAACATTTTAAAGGAGGTACTAACGAAGGTCTAGAGTTAGAAGGAGTAGAAATAACATCTACTCCTATGGTTTGCACACCGAAATCTCTTCCTGCTGATATCGTTGCAGTATTTGAAAAAAGATTAGCCGACGAATACACAGCACACTATACATATAGAAACGCAGCTAACTGGTGCAAGAACGCAAACTATAAAAAAGCAGCAGTTTATTTCGAAGGCGAAGCAGCCGAAGAATTAGAACATGCTAAAGGTTTACAGGATTACTTAACACAATGGAACATCCTTCCCCAGATTCCTGCAGTGATTGTACCTAACGAATTCGATTCTTTGGTTGGTATTATTGACGAGGCATATGATATCGAGTATAAATTACTTCAAAGCTATTCTGCTATGCAGCATGCTCTTTGTGACGTTCACCCAGCAACATTTAACTTCATCCAAAAATATGTTGATATTCAGAATGAGTCAGTTGGAGTATATTCAGATTTATTAAATGCACTTATGCTGATCAACATCGATAACAAATTGGATCTTTTATTCTTCGAAGAAAGATACTTCTAATAACACATATAAATTATTTGATAGATGCCGAGCTAATTAGCTCGGCTTTATTTTTTATCCCGGGACTATTCATTATATTTGCTAAAAAATAATGAATATGGAAATAGCAAAACAAAAATTAAAACAATTTATTGACTCAAATTTTAATGAATTTAGTAATTTAGGTAAATCTGAGGTAACAGAAATCAGTGCTGAAGAATTTGATACTGACGTAATTAACTATTTAAAAACGTGTATCGAAAATAGATTTGATTATGAGGATATTTGTATTTATTACGTCGATCGTAAAATTGGAAAGACCACTAACGAAATTTGGGTTGAAAATATGAATTCATAAAAATGCCAGAAGGACCAGAAGTAAGAAGAATGGCTGAGGGATTAGCCAAAAGAATAGTTAATAAAGAACTAACCGAGGCTGAAATACTTGGAGGAAAATGGATAAAGAAAGAACCCACCGGGATTTCACTTATCAGGGAAGCATTATCAGCAGGACCACTTCAGGTTGACTGGGTTAAAGTCAAGGGTAAATTCATCTACGCTAAAATTGGTGACCTATACATGTGGAATACATTAGGTATGAGCGGTGGATGGAGGGATCTTAGAGGAAAGCATTCCCATTTTGTACTTAGATTTTCCGACTCATCTGAGGTTTTCTTTGAGGATGTAAGAAGATTTGGCAACATATCCTTTTATCGCACCTACCAGGAGATTGAGAATAAATTGAAACAGGCAGGACCGGATATGCTGAATGAGAATGTCAGTCTGGAGACATTTATTAGCAGGCTACATAAAAGACCTAATAAAAATATCTGCCAATTGCTCATGGACCAGAAGGTTATCTCAGGAGTTGGCAACTATATAAAATCAGAAGCACTCTACCACTCTGGTATCAATCCACATATAACACCATCTGAGATGACTGATCCGCAGATAAAGTCGCTTTGGAGCTGGATATGTACCATAATAAAAACTTCGTATGAACAAGGAGGTGCAACACTAGCCACCTATACCGATATGGATAACAATCATGGGGACTTCGTTTTCTCATTCCGTGTATATCGTAAAGAATCAGATCCGCTAGGAAACAATGTTATCCACGAGATCACACCGGATGGTAGAATGACCCATTGGGTTCCCGAAATTCAAAAGTAATGGGAGGAAGAGAGATACTAATACAGGAGGATTATCTGAAAGAGCCCTGGAAAATCATGGTTTGCTGTATCCTCCTAAATCAAACAAACAACAAGCAGGTAAGACCAATTTTAAGCTCCGTATTTGAGCTTATACCCAATCCTTTATCTACTATTGGATGTGATCCTGAAATGCTGGCAGCGGTCATAAAAACAACAGGATTTCAGAATGTAAAAGCATCTCGTATAATAAAACTTAGTCAAAAATGGGTTGATGGATTTGATGATGCTATCGATCTACCTGGGATAGGTAAATACGGAAGAGATTCTTGGGAGATATTCGTTAACGGTAATGTTAACCTGGAGGTTACCGATAAAAAGCTTGACGCTTACCTAAGGGCTATTAATATACCTTCCAATTAGGAATAATTACTATGCTTTTCATGTTACGCTTTTTAATAGGCATAACATACTCAACAAATTCTTCAAATAGTTTTATACGTCTCAAGCTTCGTCTATTATTTTTAAGCAAACTTCATTAACAAATTCTTCCATATCTTTTGGATCTATTGTGTCCACTGAGTCTGACATTTTGTGGCAGTTGAATAACATTTTGAAGTTTAGGTATTTACCATCCTTATTTATAACTGGGCTTTTTTCCTCAGTTACAGGAAGAGGATTAATCACAGTGCTGTTTATCCCATATTTCTTGAAGATTACTGAATCGTTAAATGGTACGTTTACAATTGGACATTCGAATCTATTTGCGATCCAATCTGTTAAAGGTGTTCCCATTGCTCCTACAAAGAAACTTTTACCTCCTTTACCGGTTAGCTCTAAGTTAAGTACCCATTTACATTTGAAATCTCCTGCTTTGATTCTTTGTGCTAGCTGGTTAGATCCTATACCTCCGAATTCCTCGCCATCTAATATAACGACATTTACTTCGGGTCTTAGCTTCTTAATCATTAAAGCGTTTATAACTGAGCAAGAATTATCATTGGCATTATCAGAATCTTTATTTACGATGTCATGATGTGCTACGACAAATTTATCCGATGATCCAGGAAGAACGATATTGAAGTAGCTGTTAACATTTCTTTTAATCTCTCCTGCGATTGCTTTTAACTTTTCTGAATACTCGTCTTCTAATTGATAGAATTGTTCTTCGTGAAAATCATAAGCTTCTTCGTCGTCTTCTAATCCAGATTCTTTGAAGTCTGTATCTAGAGCTTCAACTTTTTCTCTAAATTCTTTATATAGATCTAAAGCTTCTTTTCTTTTTACCGGTGACAACGTATCTACGATATAACGGAAATCTCTCATCGTCACATCAGCTTCTCCGTTAGATTTGCTATCAGAGAAAGTATCTAACTCGTATTTAAGCCCCATCTGATCACAAAGATCAAGTATGAAATTTACTCTAGGTGTTGGAAGCTCTCCGTTTCTAAAGCAGTTTCCTAAATTTTTGACTTTACAAAAGTCGTATATCTTTGAATACATATTGTTTTTTACAAATTTAATGAATTAATACGGGATAAAAATTAATTTCTCTTTTTAGATGCTTTATCTTTAAATGAGTCTTTTATGTATCCTGTTATCTGAGCCCCTGATTTTTTACCTTCATTTAAAAATTTATTGAATTTCTCTGATTTACCCTCTTCGTCTAGAAAATCGTGAAAATATGCTGCCTCGAACATGGCGTCAAAAACTTCTGGAAGCTGCTGATTTTGTGTTTTGTAATTTCTTGAATTAACTCTAATTTCCGAATTTTGTCCTGGAACGTCTATGCTACCGGGTGAATCTAGCCATTCATTAATAAACATGTGGATATTTTTTAAATTTTTCATCTTTTTATATATCTTACTGAAACTTAAATAAAGATTGAAATAAAAAGATAGTATCTATATAAAACATACACAAATAAAAAATGATCGTAGACATTGAGAATAAAGGGGAATATCTTAAAGTATCACACTTCACGGAGGAAGGCGATTTATCTTTTTTAGATGTCCCTATTCCGGAATCAGAAAGATTTGTTTGGGAAAAATGCAGTCCTAGCAATTCCTCTAAGGATAAAGAATGGAAAACCTGGACGGGTGACTCTGTAAAGAAACTAAAAACTAAAAAATACGACAAATACAGGATGGCTCAGATTTTAATTGAGGCAGATCCTGAACTAACAGCTCCACTTTGGATATATCAAAATCCTAAGAAATATTTTGTCGATATTGAGGTTGAGATAACCGAGGATATGGCAGCAGCACTAGACACGGAGAATGCTAAAAATAGAGTCATTTCGATAGGTATTGCAACGGATAAATGTAAATTAATAGTTTTAGGTCTAGATCCACTGACTCCTGAACAGCAAGCTAGTATCTATAAGAAAACCAATGAATATTTCAAAAAGTTTGGCGACGAATGGTCTTTTAAATATAAACAGTTTGAGACCGAATATGATATGTTGTACACATTCTTTAAAGAGCTTGGTCCTAAAATGCCAGTTATGACAGGATGGAACTGGCTAGGTTATGACTGGCCCTATCTTATTAATAGAGCGAAGAAACTTGGGATTGATCCAAAAATTATTTCACCTGGCGGGTATCTTATAGGGAAACAACAGCTACCCGCTCATCTACTAATGTTTGACTACTTAGAAATCTACAAGAAGTGGGACAGAGTTATCAAGATTAAAGAAAGTAATAGATTGGATTACGTAGCAGACAAAGCAATAGGACTTAAAAAAATTGAATATAATGGGACACTTCGAGACCTCTATCAATCAAACTTCGAAGACTTTATTTACTATAACGTAGTTGACTGCGCTTTAGTACATTACATCGATCAGAAATTAAAGACAATGCAGACTTTCTTTAAAATAGCTATGATTAGCGGGGTGGAGATAAATAGATGCCTTTCTCCGGTTTGGTCAACAGAAGTATTAATGCTTAGGAAATTCTTAGATCGCAAACAGTTATTTGTCGTGGAAAACAGGGAGGAAGTACACGTAAAATTTGCGGGTGGATATGTTAAAGAACCCATAACGGGACTACATGAATGGGTGGCATGCTATGACTTTGCGTCGCTATATCCAAATACAATGGTTCAGTGGAACATCTCACCAGAGGCATATAGAGGTAAAAATCCGGTAAATCCCAAAGATGATTGGATTAGGACAGCATCCGGAGCATGCTTTGCCTCCGACGAAGAAGATCCGATACTTAAAATAATTATTAAGGATTTGTACGCTAAACGTCGTAAAACGAAGGATAAAATGCTAGAGCTAGAATATGAAATCGATCAGCTGAAAAAAAAGATAGGTAAATAGAAAATAAAGAACATCGAGCCGCTTAAACCATATCGATATATAAAACCCAGCGGAAACACTCAAGTAAGTAAACAATTAAAAAAGACAAATATGGCAAACACAGACAATCAATGCAAGGACCTTATTATTGAGGGGGATTACGTAAAGTCCACACACCACTTGGACACATTAATGACATTACAGAAGAATACTCAGGAGAATGTATATGGCTACGATTTCGCAAATCTCTCTTTGGGAGAAATTAAAGACTTTTGGCTTTGGAACACCAGAGCAATCGATGACGAAATTTCGGAAGCATATGACGCTCTAGGCGGGGTTTCAAATAATGGTGAAACATCAATAGGTAACGCAGTTTGGAAACCCTGGAAAAGTAATTACAAGAAAGGATATGAAATGAAAGTATCAGATCTTTCTGAAGACGATGTTAAAGAGTTAAAAATGGAATTGGTGGATATCCAGCACTTTTTGTTCAATATGATGATTTCTGTTGGCATGAATGCGGAGGAGCTTTATGACTATTATTTAAGTAAGAATAAAGAGAATATCAGAAGAGCTAATAGCGGATACTAATTCTTTCTGATCTTAGCAAAATAAAAAATAAAAATAAACATTATTATGAATCGTAACATTTTCATGCCCAGAGTGAATATTCTTCCCTATGAATATCCATCTCTTTTGGCATACAAAGACGCAATCCGCCACTCATATTGGATTGACACAGAATTTAACTTTACCACAGATATTGATGATTTTAAAACTAAAATATCAGATCAGGAGCGTGAAGTTATAAAAAGATCAATGCTTGCGATTGCTCAGATAGAGGTAAACGTTAAGACCTTTTGGGCTGATCTTTATAAGAGAATGCCAATAACTGAAATTGGCGATGTTGGTATGACCTTTGCTGAATCTGAAGTAAGACACAAAGACGCATACGCTAGATTAATTCGAATACTTGGTCTGGAAGAGGAATTTATGCATGTTGTTGAAATTCCTGCAATTAAAGACAGAATAGCTTACCTAACTAAATATTTAGACGGTACAAGAAGTAAGGACAATAAAATGTATACTAAATCCGTTCTTTTATTTTCTTTATTCATAGAACACGTTAGCTTATTTAGTCAATTTTTGATTATGATGTCTTTCAATAAAGAAAAAAATCTTTTTAAGGGAATTTCAAATGTCGTTGAAGCTACTTCAAAAGAAGAAGAAATACACGGTAATTTTGGTTCAGAACTTATTAACATTATTAAAGAGGAAAATCCTGAATGGTTCGATAAAGAATTCGAACAATTGATCGATTCAGCTTGCAAAAAAGCGTATATTGCTGAATGTAAAATACTAGACTGGATCTTTGAACAAGGTGAACTAAGTTTCTTAACAAAAAATACTATTAAGAGTTTTATACAAAATAGATTTAATAATTCTCTACAACGAATTGGCATGAAACCAGTTTTTGAAGTGGATTTTGCTGAAATAGAAAAAACTTTATGGTTCGATATTGAGATACTTTCAACTAAGGAGGGGGACTTTTTTTACAAGAAGCAAATCGAGTATTTTAAGAAAGGTAAGTCAATAACTGAAGATGATTTATTTTAAGGACGAAATGGACGAAATCAATAGCCAGGATTTCGTACTAGGCGAATACCTATATATGGGAATGGCTAAATGTTCAAACGCAACAGTCGTAATTTCTATAGGATATAAAATAGATTATTGCTACAAGAAGGCAATGGAATTTCAAGCTTTAAATGAAAATATTGTTTTTTATAAAATTAATAAAGTTAAGGTTGGGAAATTAAAAAAATGTAAAGAATTTTTAATTGATAAAAAATAAAAAAAATAAAAATAAATGAGTTACGAAAAAAATTACTGGCTAAATGAAGACAGTAGAACATTTTTATCCAGAGGATATATTACTGAATCACCAGAACAACGGATTAAAGATGTAGCAAACACCGCAGAAAAGTATCTAAAAATTGAAGGGTTTGCAAAAAAGTTTGAAGACTATATGACTAGAGGATTCTATAGTTTATCAACTCCTGTTTGGATTAACTTCGGTAAAGACAAAGGACTTCCTGTTAGTTGTTACGGTAGTAATGTTGATGATACTTTAGATAGTATCTTAAATGGAAGCAGAGAAGTTGGAATGATGTCAAAATACGGAGGTGGAACTTCTGCATTTTTAGGAAACATCAGAGCAAGGGGTACTGCAATTTCAACAGGTGGAAGTGCAGATGGGCCAGTTCACTATGCTAGATTATATGATACTACAGTTGATGTTTGTAAACAATCAGAGGCAAGAAGAGGAGCATGTGCAGTGTGGTTACCTGTTGAGCATAATGACATTTTAGAATTCTTAGATATTGGAACAGAAGGTAATCCCATTCAGAATTTACAATATGGGGTTACTGTTACCGATAAATGGTTAGATGAAATGAAGGGTGGAGACTCAGATAAAAGAAAAATATGGGCTAAAATAATACAAAGACGTAGTGAATTTGGATTTCCGTATATCATGTTTAAGGACTCGTCAAATAGTAATTCACCATACAAAGAATTAGGACTTGAAATTACTGCAAGTAATTTATGTGTTGCTCCTTGGACTGAAGTAGATGTTAAAGTAGATGGAATTAAAAAAACAATGCCAATAATCATGTTAGATTGTTTATTTCAATATAACATGTATAAAACACTTGAAGTTAAATCATTCAATACTAAAACATCTGAGGCTGAATATAAAAGAGTATTAGATAGTGCTATGACATCTAGCAAAGCTAAAGTTATGAAAATAACTGACGAGAATACTGGAAAGTCAATAACATGTACGCCTGATCATAAAGTGTATACAAGCAATAGAGGATATGTTATGGCTAAAGATTTAAAGGAAGATGATGAATTAGTTATAAAAAGTTCCTAAAGTTTTATGTTCTGAGATAAAGTTACTAAATTATTTAGATATATAATTAAATAAAAATAACTTTATCTTATGGACTATGAAAAAATATATAAGAATTTATGTACTTTGTGCCAAACAAAAAATATTAAAGAACGAATATCCAATAGAAATTTGAACGATAAACGCTTAAATGAAGATTACATCTATACTGAAAAACACCATATTATACCAAGACATGCCGGAGGAAATGATAATGTTCTAAATTTGGCTGAAATGCTACCGGAGGAACATTATATGGCACATTTATTAAGATATAAAGCGTATAATGATAGAAATGATTTTTTAGCTATTAGATTTATGGTTAATGGCTATATTAATAAAAAAATATTAGCGGATAAGATCGATCTAAAATTAAAAAATAAATTAGCTGCATCATTCAAACAAAATATTGCAATGTTTAGGAAAAACAATTCATGGCATAGCACTGAAGGTATTAAAAATATATCAGAAGCAAGAAAGGGTACTATGGTAGTTAAAGATAGTATAGAAAATAAAATCATAGGTTCAGTAGATATAAATCACCCTAATATCATATCAGGAAAATGGGTACATCATACTAAAGGAAAAATATCGGTAATTTGTAAAAAAACAGGAATTAAAAAAAATATAACAGCTAAGGAATATGAAGATAATAAAGATAATTATGCCTACAATGGAGGAAAGGTTAATGGTAAAAATAATCCAAGATTTAGCGGATTTTCCGACGAAGATTTAATTAAAATAGTGTCTGATTTTTCAATTAAAATGGATATAGGATTTTTACTTCCATACCGTACTGTAGCAAATCATTATAGAAAATATGAAAAATATGAAAAACTACCAAAATCATTTAGTTCATTTAGATTCAATGGATTGGGCGTTGTAGAATTACATAGACTAGCATCAGAAAAAACAGGATTAGAACTTAATATCTATTACTATAATGATCCAAAAATTAAAAACAAAATTAAAAACAAAATTAAAAACATATTATGTTAAAAATAGAATATTTAGAAGAAGAAATACCAGTATACGATATTACTGTTGAAGATAATCATAACTTTTATGCTGATGATATTTTAGTGCATAACTGTTCAGAAATTCAATTACCTACGGATTCATTCAATTCCTTTGTGTGCTGTTTAGGTTCTATTAATCTACTGCACTGGGATGAAATTAAGGAAACCGATGCAATTGAAATTTATACGATGTTCTTAAATGCAGTTATGGACGAATTCATAAACAAGTCATTTAATATGCCCGGGATGAAAAGAGCATGGAGATTTGCAAATGATCATAGAGCGTTAGGACTTGGAGTACTAGGATATCATTCATTGTTTCAATCTAAACTAATCTCATTCGATTCTCTTAGAGCAAAGCAGTTAAACCACGAAATATTTTCAATATTAAAAGAAAAAAGTGAAGCGGCTTCAAGATTATTGCATGATGAGAAAGGTTACAAATCAATCAGACCCGGATATGCTAATACAACGCTTATCGCAATTGCTCCAACAAAGAGTAGTTCATTCATTCTAGGACAGGTAAGTATGGGAATTGAACCGATTAAATCTAATTATTTTATTAAGGATTTGGCGAAATCAAAAACAATTTATAAAAATCCTTTTTTAATCCAAGAGTTAGATAAGTATGACTTAAATACTCCGGAAGTCTGGGAGAGTATTTTAAAGAGAGATGGATCAGTTCAACATTTGGACTTTCCAACAAAGGGAGTTTTTAAATCATTTATTGAAATTTCTCCAAAGGAGATAATTTTACAGGCTGCTCAAAGACAAAAGCATATCGATCAGTCACAGTCTCTTAACCTAATGATACACCCTTCAGTGTCAGCAAAAGATATTAATCAATTATATCTCTATGCGCATGAGGAGGGGATTAAAACACTATATTACCAATTTAGTCAAAGCTCTGCCCAATCTTTTGCTAGGAATATATTGGAATGCTCTAGCTGTGAGGCTTAAAAAATATTACAGAAATGGAAAGAATAAAAAATTTTCAGGATTTTGCTTTAAACGAAAGAGAACTTCCTGATAATCAAGGTAAAATACTGGTTATTTTGGGATCACCTGGATCTGGTAAAGGTACATTATCGAAGGAATTGAAAAAAAAATATGATTTTATCCACTTATCAACTGGAGATCTTATAAGAAATTCAGAAGACGAGGATATTAAAAAAATCATAGATGCTGGTAATTTTTTACCTGACAATATGATGATAAAAATGCTCAGAAAAGAGTTAAGAAAAGTTGATCCTAGTTCTAATGTTATCCTGGATGGATTTCCTAGAACAATAAAGCAAGCTAAAAGATTAGATTCTCTTTTAGGTAGAATGGGATTAGGTTTAAATCATGCGATTTATTTAGACCTCCCCGATAAGGTTGCTAAAGAGAGAATAAAAAGCAGAGCCAAAGAGGAGAACAGAAAGGATGATGCTAGTGAAGAAATTGTAGAGAAAAGGTTTAAAGAATACCACGAGAAAACATTTCCTCTTTTAGACTTCTATCAAAAAAGTCGTAAGCTTATAAAAATAGAGGCTAACGAGGGTAAGGATAAAGTTTTAAAACAAGTCAGAGAAAGACTTGGCTTAAAATCCAAAAAGTAAAATTTAGATCATGTCAGAAAGCATAGCTGGGAATTTTGTGAGGTCTCTAAAAGAGAAGCTTTCAGAAGAAAAAAATCAAATACAAAGGAAAAGAATCCTATTACAGGATTCTTTTGATATCATTCTCGAAGTGTTTAGAACACATTCGGATCTCGAGATAAGAACTATTAGGGATTTTGAAACTTCAGAGATATCTTTTTTTGTTGACGTTTACTCACCGTCGGATCAATACGAATCTATAAAAATTGCATTAGAAAAATCTGGCATTCTAATAAATTCAACAATGCTTGGTGAATATAAGTGCCTGTTTATTGTAGATCTTGAAAATAGATTGATAGCATCAGGGAATCCGCATAACATATTCTCTATTGAAATTTTCTCAAAAAGGCTTAGAACTTTTAAGCTTAAAATATCACACTGTGATCCTAATTTTACATATTCTGTTTTTGAAAAAAATTACCATGAAATAAAATACTGGTATTATGAGAATTGCTCAATAGAGGTTAAATCGATAAGACTTAAGGATTTTGATAGGGATAAGGAAAAAATTAATATATCTGATGATGAAACCAATCATGAGATAGAAATGACATTCAATGAAATAGGTGAGCTAAATAATTTTAATTTATTTCAGAAAAAGGGGAGAAAAAACAAGAAATAGATCTATAATAATTAAAATATACAACCAATGAATAAATCTAAGAAAAAGGCAGTCCCCATGGGGAAAATAAACCCCATAACTGCATCAATGTCAAAACCACCATCTAACAGACAAGAGATAACTCTATGCTTGGTTATGATTGTAAAAGATGAGGAAGACACAATAGCCAAATGTTTAAAAGCTGTTGCACCATATATTTCATACTGGGTTATAGTTGACACCGGATCAAAGGATAATACTCTAAATGTCATCAGAGAAACGATGGCTGAACTTAATATAGAAGGTGAACTTCACGAGAGACCTTGGGTTAACTTCGAAGTTAACAGAACGGAAAGTTTAGAATTAGCAAAAGGCCGATGCGATTATAGATGGATTATAGATGCGGATGATACATTCTACCCGGAATTTCCCGGGACAAATCCATTTGCGGGATTAAATAAAGAGCCGGATGGGTATCAAATCCTTTACAGATTAAACGCTTTACAGTATCACAGGGTTCAGATAGTTAAATCTGATCAGGACTGGGTTTATAAAGGTGTTCTGCATGAATATCTGCATTTGGATAAACCGAATATAATACAAGATATAGTACCAAACTCTTTTGTTATTGCCGACATCTCACCACTAAAAAGAGCTAACTCATTACAGGAAAAATATGCTAATGACGCTGAAATTCTTGAGAAGGCACTAGTGGATGAACCAGGTAACACCAGGTATATGTTCTATTTAGCTCAAAGTTATAGGGATTCCGAACAACATGATAAAGCTATCGAAGCCTACGAAAAAAGAATCAACATGGGGGAATGGCCAGAGGAGGTTTATTACTCTATGTACATGATCGCTAAAATCAAAGAGAAAATCGGAGCATCTAACGAGGAAGTTACCGAGTGCTATTCTAGAGCTTGGGAATACCGTCCGGAAAGGCTAGAAGCGGTTTTCCATACGATGAGAAAACTTAGGGATCAAAAAAGATTCTTAATAGCATTTGCATACGGAGACGTTGCTATAAAAACTAGGGGAACCGGTGATATCCTATTTGTAGAGCCGGAAATTTGGCAGTGGAGACTTTTAGATGAATATTCATTATGTGCTTATTATATAGGAAACCCTGATCTATCGATGGAAAAAACATCAGCAATCATAAATGCACCATTCTTTAATTCATTACCTGAAGAGGAGAAGGTAAGATTAAAGAAGAATATGGATTTTTATAAAAAGGGATCAGATGAGAAAATGAAGAAAATCCAGCAAATGCAAGCAGCTGAAAAAGCTCAGAAAATGCAAAAAAGATAAGATATATATAGAAAAAATATTAAATTAATGAAGCATTTACTAGAATACGAATCGTACGAAAATCAGATAAACGAAGGCGCTATCCCTGTTTATGACGAGGTTGAATTTTTTAAAGATACCAAATCTAAGCCAGAAATGGAGATTAGATTTACCCAAATCCCTGCTGTTGTCGAGGGTCTTTTAGATAAAGTTGAAACCGGCGAATACTCTTCAGTTACTGTTACTGCAGATTTACCGTCTCAGGGTAAAAACGCTCCGGAATACGTCAGAGACATAATGACAAAGGAGAGAGAAAGAATGGCAAAAAGACAACAAGCTATTCACGGTAGCAGAATCGAAAGAGCTGATAGACCAGAAGGTGAAGAATATAGGGATGAAATCAACGTTTTTGTTGACTCTGAATATACAGTCGAAGGTGTTGTTAAAGAGGACGGAAAAGATTATTTAATATGTATACCAGCTTCTTTTGTAAAAAAGGTTAAAAGAGAGCCAAGTTTAAAAGACTACTATACTGTTAAGATAGCACCACAGCAAATTATCGAGATTTATTTCACTAGAGCTTAATTACTTTATCGCTTTAAATATATTAAACCCCAGTATTTTTCAAATATTGGGGTTTTTTGTTGAAACTTTGACCGATCCGGTCATATAACTTTGGCCGGATTAGCCGGACTTAATTATATAAAATATGAGTAAAGTTAATAAAACCATTGAAGTCCTTACAGATTTTGAACACATTATAAAAAGACCAACAATCTATGTTGGTAGTGTAAAAAGAAGCGAGGAGACACTTCCTATAATTGAAGCAGGAATCATTAAAAGTGTCTTAAAAGAGCATTCAGTTGGAATGTATAAGTTGTTTGATGAAGTGTTTTCTAACTCAGTAGACGAAGCAAAAAGGATGTCTACGGCAATGAAGAAAATAATCGTCGATGTTGATATAAAGGAGAACTCAGTTTCTATTACAGATACTGGTGACGGATTTACCAACGGATCAGCAATAAACAAAAAGAGCGGGCTTAGCAATATCGAGACCGCTGTTTCAATGCTTAGAGCAGGATCAAATTTCGATAATGACTCAATTACGGAAACCCTTGTAGGAACTAATGGTATGGGTGTTAGCTTGGTTAATGCCTTATCTAATGTGTTTGAGATAGAAACTGCTAACTCGAAAGAGGTTTATTTGCAGACCTGGAAAACTTTTAAGGCATCAGCTGCTAAGGTTACTTCAAAGGCAAAAAATAGACAAACAGGAACCCGTGTAACATTTACCCCCAACAACCAAGTTTTTGATAATTCCAAATGGGATTATCAGACAATAAAATCATATCTTTGTTTAAAGAAAAGAGTACTTGAGACCGAAGCTAAAACCGCAAACCTCAAGATAGATTTCACCTGGAACGGTAAAGCTGAAAACATAACAAGTTTACTTTCCCCTGATTGGACAGCAAAAACCCCTATTGGGGAAATTCTGATTTGGGAGAAGACCACAGAATCAGGATCATTCTCTTTTGTCAACAGTGCATTATGTACGGGTATCCATCAGAAGATAATCCTAGATAGAATCAATGGGCAACTGGAGGATTCTTTAGGTCACCACTTCTATGACACTTTGATTATTCTAAATCTTTCTCCTGGTATAGTTCGATTCGGTGACCAGAATAAGACAAAGTTCGTTTCAAAGAGAGAAGAAGTGGAACCAACAATTGCAAAACATTTTGATCCAATTTTAGGAAGATTCTTCAAGAGCGAAGTTTATAAGAACATCAAGAAGGCAGTTGATGCTAGAAAGAAAGAAACAGAGTTAAAGAAGATTAGAAGGGATAAGAAATCAATTAGAATAAAACAATCGAATAAGTATTTTCCTTCAGCATCCTCCAGGCCAGAAACATTATTTATTGTAGAAGGATTATGTATAGATGAAAATGAAAAAATAAATATATGGAGGGAAGGAAATCTTATAGAGACGACATTAAGAGATGTTATAATAGGCGATGAGGTGGTAACGCATGCTAATAGAATTAGAAAAATAGTAAATAAGCAGAGAAAATTAAAGGAATGTGTTTCTATTAAATTATCCGACGGTACTGTTATAAAACAGCCTAAGACTCATCAATATTACACGTATAATAAAATCACAAAAGACTTCTCATTTAAAAGGATTGATCAAATTGACATTTCTCACGATTGCTTGGTTAAATCCAATCTCGGCAGCTTTATAGGAACACTAGAGGTTGTTGATTTTGCTAAGTCAGGGGATGAAAAATATCCTAATATTATATTTCTAGAGGATAATTCTTGGTATCAATTCAGCGATACCCATAAATATTGTGTTTATGATATAAAAAGCTCTGGGTTTACTATGGAATTAGGTAAGGATATTTCAATTGGCAATCTTATATGTGTTTTCGATTTTTAAGATCGAGGGAGATATATAAAATAAAGCCTTCGACTATGAAAAAAATAAAATATGAAGTTAAAATAGGTCAATTTATTACAGATTTTAAAATTTCCGATCTTAATGATTCGTACAATGATCAAAAGATTCTTAGATACATGAAAGCATCTCTAATGAAAAGCGGGATTAATTATAATGATTTAATTAAAGAAAATCTAAATATTGACGTTGGAAAATGCCCGTTCTGTGGATCCGATAGTAAATATGAGATTTCATATTTAATAGATAGGCCTAAAAAAGTACTAGATATACTCGGTATAGAGTACATAGTAAAAGGTGGAATGATAAATTATCATTGTAAGAGCGGGAAAAATAATTGTTCAGGCAGCCGTCTAAATTCAAATTCTATAGAATATATTTCTAATGCTTTTAAGATAAGCAAAGAAAAAGCTAGAGCATATATTATTGACCGTAATAAATCCCCCTTTTATGCGAAAAATCACGATAGCAAGGAAGATTACAAGAAATTTCAAACCCGAAATTTGGATTGGTATATCTCTAAATATGGAGATTATGAGGGTAGATCAAGATATCAGAATTTTAAGGATAAAGTATCCAACGGGAATACAAAGGAATCTATAATAGCAAACCACGGAATAGATTCTTATAATGATATGATTAGAAGAAAGAAGGTTTGTACAATTGAGCATTTTATTTCTAAATATGGCGAAGAATTAGGAAAATCTAAATTTGATGAATACAAGAAGTCTTTAGGGCTAACAAGAGATAATTATATAAAAAAATTTGGAAAGGATTCTTGGGATAAAAGAGCAGAAATCATAAAATATAAGAAATCTCTAGAATTCTATATTCAGAAGCTTGGAGAAGAAGAGGGGCGTAAAGATTTCAGAACTTTAAGGGAATCCTATAGCTTTAATAAGGAGAAGTATATTGAGAAGTACGGAGAAGAAAAATGGATAGAAAGATATAAGAATTTTAATCTAAATTTTTATAGTAAAGAGGCATCGGTTTTCCTTAATAAGCTATTGGGTATGCTTATAGATCTAGAATTGCCGTTGAACAATATTAAGATGGAAAAGGATGAGTTTTTTCTATGGGATACCGAATACAGAAGGATTTATTTTTATGATTTGTATTTCGAATGCTTTTCTAAAAAGATAATTGTTGAATATGATAATGAGTTTTGGCATCCAAAAAACGAAAATGATACCAGTGCTTGGGATAAACTTAAAATTGATCATAAATTTACAAAATCAGAAAAGATAGAGTATGACGAAAGAAAGAGAATGTTTGCTAAGTATAAGGGATATGATATAATAAATATTTCATACTCAGGACAAAAAAACCCACTAAGAAAAAATAACGAGGAACTTTGGGAGCCCTTATTGATAGAAGTTTTAAACAAAATAAAAAATATTATAAGATGTTAACAATAGAACAAGAGAATTTTTTCCAGATTGTAGAAATTGAAAGTATATCCGAATCATTAGAAGTTTTAAATTGCATAGATTTAACAGTAGAGGATGACGAAAGCTTTGTTATCGGAAATGGCATTATTTCACATAATTCAGCTATGGGGTCTATACTACAGAAAAGAGATCCTAAGAAAGAAGCAGTCTATGCTCTAAAAGGAAAGATCAAGAATGCAAGGAGTTTATCAGATCTTTCAGACAACAGGGAGATATTAGAATTAATGCAGATCCTAAATCTAGATCCGGAGGGGCAAAATATACAATGTCCATTTGAGAGAGTCGTTATAGCTACCGATCAGGATCCTGACGGAGCTCACATTACATCACTATTAATAAACCTATTTTATCTTTGGTTTCCCTGGATGATTAAGCAAGGTAGAATCCAATTCTTAGAAACACCATTGGTTACCGTTGGGGATAAGGCTAAGAAATATTTTTATTCACTAGAGGAGTTTAAAAAAGGTACGGGAAGATCAGATAAAGGTAATGTCAGATACCTTAAGGGATTGGGATCTCTATCGTTGGAAGACTGGGATCATGTTATGAAGAATAAAAAAATAACAGTTCTAGTTGAGGACAAGAAAACTAAGTATCATTTAGATATGGCTTTTGGTAAGTCCTCAATGGAAAGAAAAAAGTGGTTAAGCTCAGTTGTTTAATTTTTAATCCCGAGGGATTTTATTATATTTACCGAATGGAAAGAAGATATGGTTATTGTTGTATAAATTTAAGTTTAGCTAAGGACAAAATCTCTACAAATAGAGGTATGGTCAAAAGGACATTTGAAGAAAAAGGTCTTCCTTATGCTTCCGAACTTGCACTAAAGAATGTTCAAGATCTCAAGAAAATCTTAGAGTGGAATAACGCTAACGACATTAGGATGTTCAGAATGTCAAGTGATATATTTCCCTGGTGTTCTGAATATGAAATAAGTGATCTTCACGATTACCAGGAGATCTCTCAAATTTTAAAGTCATGCGGGGATTATGCAAAGGAAACTAATCAGAGGATAACATTCCATCCATCTCCATATGGGGTTTTAGCATCAGAGAATCCTTCAGTTGTAAAAAAAGCACTAAAGGAGCTTAATCAGCATGGCGAGATATTCGATATTATGGGATTAGATAGAAATCACTTTTATCCTATAAACATACACGTAAACACTACAAAGCCAACCAAAGAAGCTGCTGCTATCAGATTCTGCGAAAACTTCGAAATGTTATCGGAATCAACAAAATCTAGATTAGTCGTTGAGGTTGATGACAAGAAATCACAATATAATGCAGTTGATCTTTACCGTATGGTTTACTCCAATATTAATATTCCAGTTACCTTCGACTACCTTCATAATAAATGTAATCCCTCACACTTAGACGAGAAACAAGCTCTTGCACTTTGTTTATCAACTTGGACAAAAGGAATCCCCGCTATTACACACTACTCGGATTCTAAAAAACTTTATGAGGATGAAACATCTAAGGAAGTTGCACACACTGACTGGATATGGGGTAATGTTGAAACTTATGGACTTGATTTCTCTATAGAATTTGAGGTAAAAATGAAGGATTTGGCTTTACTCAAATACATAAAAGAAAATAAAAAAATATTATCATAATGAACGAAGAAGTACAGAACTTTGAGAATATGATTCTCGATAAAGAAAACACACAAGAGATTAAATATAATATCGATAGAGATATAGAGGCTTCAGTAAAGTATGAATATCTTTGTGAGAGTTTCGGTAAAGAAAAAGCAAATTCTGCTATTAAAGAAGCCGGATTGGAAATGGCAGATATCTATGATCTTGATAATTTTAACATCATAGCAGAAATACTAAACAAATCTTCTATATAAGATATGCACAGTGGCGATTTTTACATGGGGGATTTTATGATGGGCGGAAAGCATCCACAATTTGAAATCATAAAAAAACATATAGAGAGGGCAGTGCAAGATCTTTTTATAGATTCTCTAAGAAGCAAAACCAATGACTTACTTTACGTGTTCGACGAAGAATCACAGATAGACGGATTCACTGAAAGAATCCTTAATTACTGGGAGGAATTAGAGAATTATGAAGTTTGTAAAGAAGTCGTCGACTTAAGTAATGATTTTAAGGAGAGATGGAAAAGCAGAGAATATTTAGAAGAATCAGCAGGAATTTCCCGACTAAAAAACCTTTTTAAATCTGAAGAATAATAAGATGAAAGATTACTATCAAATACTAGGAGTTACCAAGGGGGCTTCGCTAGAAGAAATAAAAAAGGCCTACCGAAAGTTGGCTATAAAATATCATCCGGATAAAACTGGAAATGACCCAGCAGCGGAGGAAAAATTCAAAGAAGTCTCCGAAGCTTATGCTACACTATCAGACCCAAATAAAAAGAGCAAGTACGATAACCCCAATACATTTGGTGGGATGGGTGGGGGAAATCCATTTGAACAATTCTGGAATGGAACGAATCCTTTCCAAAGTGGTGACTTCTCTTCTTTCTTTAACGGGCAAGGCAGAAGAACACAGGAGCCAATGATAAACAAAGGGAGAAACATAAACACTATAGTGGCTTTAACACTAGAAGAAATGATGACTGGTACAAATAAGAAGATCAAGCTTAATAGAAGAATTCATTGTGATCCATGCAAAGGCACAGGAGCAGAGAATGCAGATGTTATAAATTGTTCTGCATGCGGGGGAATAGGTAGGGTTAATAAAACTGTTCAGTACCAATTTGGTGAAATGGTTACACAAGAAACATGTAGAGCTTGTGGAGGTCATGGATCTAAACCTAAAAAATCTTGCAATGAATGCTCAGGCACTGGAACTATTAGAAAAGACGAAGAGGTTGACTTCAATATACCTAAAGGATCTATATCCGGTGTTTCGTACGTACTTGCTGCTAAGGGAGATTGGGCTAAGGCTCCTTCCAACCCAGGGGATCTCGTTATAACAGTAGAAGAATATGCTCATCCTGTTTATCGCAGAGATGGTGTAAATTTAATAAATGAAAAATATATTTCATTTAAGGAAATTTGTCTAGGTACCGAAATAGAATTTCCAAACTTAACTGGATCTAGCTTTAGAATAAAAATACCACCAGGAACACAGCCAGGCAAAATATTTAGATTAAAAGGTAAGGGGTTACCAGAATTTAATGGATTTGGAGCTGGTGATATACTGGTCCAGGTAAATGTAAAAATACCAGAATTCCTTACCGAAGAACAAATGAAAGCAATCGAACATTTTTAAACTATGACTATACTATTTTTATTTCTCGGATGGTCCTTAACATCTCTAATAGTTAACGGATCTATATTTGCACCATTTAGAAACTATCTGCTGGTAAAATCGCCATTCTTTGGTAAACTAGTATCTTGTATACAATGTACTGGACTATGGGCAGGTGTTATAATCTTTGTTCCGCTCCTAGCATTGGATGAGGTTTCCCAAATATCAAGTTACGAATGGATAGGCTATGTTGCTTATCCAATAATACAAAGCGGTGTGGCAGTAATATTAGAATCATTCATAATTTATTTAGTTAAAGGATCAAGAAGCAATCAACAATAAAAATCTATAATGTCGACAAACTTAAACATATCAGACCAGATAAATCAACAATACAGAACTTACGCATTGTATGTTTTGCAAAGTAGAGGTATACCAAATTTCTATGATGCTTTAACTCCTGTTCAAAGGTTAATCCTAGAAAATTCTCCAGGTAAATTCAACAAGACTATTGGCTTGGTCGGAGAGGTAATTAAAACAGGGCTATATCACCACGGGGATTGTTTTTTATATAACACAAAGATAAACCTAGCAGACGGAACACAGGTTTCGATAGGAGATTGGGCGGAAAAATTTCCGGATATTAAATTATTCGTATATTGCGTAGACGAAAACGGAGAAAAAACAATATCTTTAGGGCATTCCCCAAGGGTGGGTCAGATTACTGATGAAATGTTTGAGATCGAACTTGAAAATGGGGAGATATTTAAGTGCACAAAAAATCACCCGTTTCTAACTAATAGAGGATGGATTAAAGCTGAGGATTTATTAGGTTCGGATGAGATAGTAAGCATCTAATAAATTTTTATCATCACGGGATATATAAAAATAAACCGTGATGATAAAGAAATGCTTATATTGTTCTAATAGATTTAAACAAAAAACTAGTTTTGTGAAATACTGTTCACCTAAATGCAAGTCTAGAGATAGATTTATAAAAATCCAATATGGAGAAAAATTTTTTAATATCTGGAAAGAAAATGCAATAAAATATCCAGATTTTTATAGTACGATAAAAAGACCAAAGGATAGATTTAAAAATAAATGTCTAATGTGCGAAAAAGAATTTATCGAATTTAGAAAGTGCTGTAGTAGTGAATGTTCCCTGAAATTAAAAAAACAGACAACATTTAATTCTACTGGATCTGAGCATAATTTTGCAAAAAATTCAACATCAAGAACAGAGATGGATGATAATCTATTTAAAAATTTCGGAATAGTAAATATCTTTCAGAGGGAGGATGTAAAGTTGAAATTAAAAAATACGTGGATAGAAAATCACGGGGTTTCAAATCCTACCATTAATGCAAGCATTAGAAATAAGGTAAGAAAAACTAATGAAAATTCGGGGCGTTGGTTAAAAGCACACGAAAAAGATGAATTTGAGCTATATTGTTATCACGTAAAACAATTTACTAATTGGAATATGAATAGATTTGCATTAAAACTATGGGGGAATGAATTTTATAAGAATTGGGGATTTTATGAAAATCATCTAGATCATATATTTTCCAAAAAAGAAGGGTTTATGCAAAAAATCCCTGCTAATATAATAGGTAGCTTTGTAAATCTTAGAATGCTTCCACGTAAGGAAAATTTATCAAAGGGTATAAAATGTGATATTACTAGCGAAGATTTATATAATCGTTATTTATTATTTGAAGAAGAGAATCCCGAAATATTAAGAGAAATAGAAACTATATTTAAAGAATCATTAAAATATGTCAATAAAAATTAAATCAATAAAAAAAATTATCCTGGATTCTCCAAAGCCTTTTTATGATATAACGGTAGAAAAATATGCAAATTTTTCTATTGGTAAATCTGGTATAGTAGTTCACAATTCATCTCTGTCCGGTGCTATATCAAAATTAGCTAGGCCTTTTGGCTGTGCTTTTAGCGTTCTTGAAGGTGATGGATTTTTTGGTTCACCCGTTAATCCAAGTCCATCTGCTCCCAGATACACGTCGGTTAAGATCAATAGCAGGATCAAAGATTTTTTATTCAAAAACTATGATCTTAATGACAAGAACGAAGAGGGTGGACACGATTGGCTTCATGTTGAAGTTCCTATTGGATTACTAACTCACGTTGTTGGTATTGCAGTAGGGTACAGAAGTAACATACTTCCTAGAAAATTAGAGGATATCATAGAGTATCTAAACGGATCTCCAAAATTGCTTAAGCCCTATTTTAAAGATTTCTCTGGTAAGATATCAAAATTTAGAAATGAGGATAATACGTGGTTATTCGAAAGCGGATTTGATGTTGATGCTAAGAAAAAAACAATACACATCTATGATTTACCACCAGTAATGAGATATGATAGCTTTATTAATAAGCTAGATTCTAAATTAGAAAACTCTGGATGCGAATACAGAATAGAAAACAGATCACAAAGTAAGTGCGATCTGATAGTCTCATTAAGAGGAATGGATAATGCAAGGTTTACCGAAATTGTTGAAATCATATCAAGACTATGTAAGATTATAGTTACCGAGGATGTTATATTTATTCGTGACGGTGGAGTTATGGAATTCACTTCTGTCAAAGAGTACTTAGATCATTTCAAGGGTCATCTTGAATTGGTTAAATTAAAAAGGTTATTGAAGGATCTTAGCGACTATTCTAAAGAGCTACAGTTTTTAGAAGCAAAACTAAAGTTTCTTAATTTCATGATATCTAAAAAAAGAACAAACGATGAGATCATAGCATTTCTCGGAGAATTTGAAAATTGGATATCACAGAGATTGCAGAGGATTGAAATAATAAGGCTAAGCTCTGACCACATTAAACAAACCGAGATTGATATCAAAGGGTTAAAAGAAAAAATAACCGAAGCTAAAAAGCTTGTAAAGGATCAGGAAAAAATACACAAAGAAGCGGCTAAGAAAATACAGGCATTGGGTAAAATTAGGTCATTCAAACCCATGATAAATCTATTCGAAACAAATCAAATAGAAGGTATAGAGGTTTATCAGGTACCTGATGAAGAGGATACTGTAATTTCGGATGAAAATTTAGAAGAAAACGAAATTTAATTGCAAAATCAATCTAGAACTATTAAATAATAAGAAAATGAAATTAAGAATAACAAGCACCCAAAATTTTCTAGTCTTTTTAAAAAGACTTAAATCAGTAGAAAAAAGCGTAATCCTTGAATTGACAAAGGATAGCTTATTCTCCAAGGTTCACACTGCAGATAAAGCTGTTATGAAATACACCTGTATTTCGCTATCTGATGTTATGGAGGGTGACATCGATTGGGCAAAATTAAAAACTGATAGAGTTAAGATTGGCATTCTGGATGTTACAAGATTGATGGAGGCATTCAAGCACTTCAGACCAGAGGAGGATGTTTATCTGGAACTTACCACAGATAATGTAGATGGAGATTGTGTATCCACTGAGGTTAAACTAATATCTGCTTCATTAAACATCAGATTAAGGTGTGCAGATCTAGGATTATTATCTTATGTCGAAGACAAAATTTTAGAAATGGTGCATTCTCAAGAAGATGCTGTTGCACAGTTTAAAATATACCAATCAGACTTTACGACAATCCTTTCTTTATGTGGATTAGAGACAAATTCAGAAGAGATATTAGCATTTGAGATAAACGAAAAGAATGCACACGCATTCGGTGATTCATTCAGATACAAACTTAATCTAGGTGCTTCTGAGATAACTACATCAGATCCGGTTATCTCTAATATCTATAAAGGCCAATTATCATATATGGAAGCTGAAACTTGCCAAATTTTCGTACATGATAACAGATTGGTTATGTGTTCTGAACAATCATCAACTTCTATTGCAATCGGATTAGTTGAAAAATAATAATTAATAATTAATGAGCACAAGCAACATTTCATTTGTAACAGTATCTGATGACAGATATGGTCGTAAGGATGGTAAATACTCATCAACTCAGGATTTTATTCTAGAAACTCTTAGAGGTAATTCCCATATGGGATTTTCTAATTTTTTCTTTTGGAAATTTAATGATATACTATCGACAGATTTCTATAAGGATAATAAAAAGATGCTAGATAATTATGATCCTGCTATGAACGGTAGATGCTATAAGCCATTCACTATTCTAGAAGCTTTAAAGTCAATAGGGGATGGAGATTTTTTAATATATAATGACGTTTCACCCGAGCATTGGACAAATCTATCATTCGATTCTTCGGTGTTTAGTCTTGACGTTATAAAAGAACTGTGCAACTCAAACGGTGGTATACTTAGTACTGAAAGTGTTTGGATAGTTAATAACGAAGTTGCTCCACATACCCACGAGAACTTTACCACAGAGGCCTGTATGAATAGAATGGATATGCAAAAGTATCGCCATTCCATACAGCATGCTTCGGGTATGATAGTCTTTCAAAAATCCAAGAAAACCCTAGATTTTGTAACAGAGTGGTTAAAATGGAATCTTATAGATGAGTGTGCTAGTTTATCATCATTGGACGAACCCATAAGGGATTTTTACGGAGTTGATGTTGGAAACTGCGGTAAGGTTGGGCACAGACACGATCAATCTATCTCCGGATTGCTTATAAATGATCTCAACGGGAAAATAGTTAAAAATCCAGGGGGATTTAATTTTCTGAATTTCTGCAGAAGAAATTTTGGATATGATTTCATTGAAACTAATCAGGGACCAAGTGATTATATTTACTGGAATACATTCGACGGAAGCAATTGGGTTTATCTAAAATCGCCAAGAAATCATGAAAATATAGCTAGGGTAACAAGTGATCCAACAAATTTAAGATAAATGAATCAGGAAGAAATTAATGAAATAGAAGAAAGAATAGAAAAACTCACTTCTCTAAAGAACGAGTTAAAGAACGAGGAACAGGCTGTAAAATTAACAATGAACTCGATATATGGGGCCATCGGAAACAATTGGTTTGTTTGTTTTAATCCTGACGTTGCCGAAGCTGTTACCTTACAGGGACAGGACCTGATTAAATATTCAGAAAAAGCGCTACATAAATACTTCCATGAGTATTGGCATGTTGACAAGGAGCTTCATGAAAAGCTAGAATTAACTACAGTTAAAAGAGTTTCCAAACCTCTCGTAATCTATGGGGACACGGATTCAGTTTTTTCCGAGAGTATTCTTACGATACAGAATGGTTTGGGTGAGGAAAGAAAAATCCCGATTGGCTATTTATTTAACGAATTGAAAATAACTGAAGATGCATATTGTGACAATAGAGGTAATGAAATAATAGAACCAGATAATTTGGCATCTCTAAATTATATTAATGAATATCTAACATTTTCACCAATCAAAAAAATAATAAGACATAAAGTCAGAAAAGCAAAATGGAAACTTGTTACTGAAACTGGTAAGGAAGTGATAGTAACTAATGACCATTCTCTTACTGTATTTAGAGACGGGATTAAGATCCACATAAAGGCAAGCGAAATTAATATTGATACCGATCTAGTTTTAGAGGTTTCTGTCGATATATAATACAAATTATATAATATATGGAGACAGCAATAATAAAAATGTTAATTACAAAATACAGAAGGGATAAAACAATAGAATCATGGAAGGTCCTCGAAAACCTAATAGAAGATAAATCATACTGTAGAGATTGCAACGGATCTATATTCTATCCAAATTCATTAATTCGTTTAGGTAAAGACGGAAATGTAAAATATGAAACTAATAATCCCTGTTCAAGATCATTTAAGAATGTAGGTGGTAATAAATATTATTTATCTGTATGTTCATTTTGTCTGGATAAAAAATTTGATGAATATTCGGGTATGAATAAATCTAGAGTATTCAATGTTATGAACAGAATAACCAGATATGCATATAATATTCCTGATGATGTTGCTAATGAATTTACTAAAACTACCGCAGTGACATTGGAAAATTTGGTGAAAAAATATGGTGAAAATGACGGTAAACTTAGATGGGAAAAATATAGAAATTTACAGGCTGTTACTAATACATTCGAATATAAGAAAGAAAAATACGGATGGAACAAATCAGACTTTGATGAATTTAACCAATCTAGAGCTATAACAGAAAAGAACCTTGTAAATAGACATGGTGAGGAGAAAGGTAAAGAAATATTTAGCGAATATTGTAAAAAACAAACAACTAACGGTAAGACACTGGAATGGTTCATAATGAAACATGGATATGCTGACGGTCTGGCTATTTTTGATAAGATGCTTAATGCTAAACTAAAGGGTATGGAAGGAATTGGTGCATATTCTAATATGTCCCAGGATTTTTTTGATTCATTAGATGCAGAATTCGGTAATATTTTTAAAACAATATATTATAGAAAAAACGGAGAAGAAAAGAGAATAGTGATAAATGTTGATGGTAAATATAAATTATATTACCTAGATTATTTTATACCTGAGCTGAATATAGCTGTAGAATTTTTTGGTAATTATTATCATGCAAATCCACAAAAGTATAAAGATCCAGAAGCTGTTATTAAATTTTCTAGACTTTATAATGTTGGCGAAATTTGGGAAAGAGATAGATTAAGAATAGAAAATTTAGAAAAACATCACGGAATAAGAACTATAGTTGTATGGGAATCAGATTACTATAAAAATAAAAATAATGATAAATTTTATAAGAATATTGTTAAATTATGTATAGAGAAGAAATAAAAGCAACAACCAGATTTTCAAAAATAGTATCATGCGAACAAATTGGTGAATTTGAGGACGAGTATGTATATGATCTCGAAATAGACGAGGAGGGTTATGATAATCAAACTTTTTTTGCTAATGACATATTGGTGCATAATTCTAATTATGTGACCTTTCAAGAGGTAGTAGATTCTTGTGATTGGAAAGGTGATCCTAAAGATCTTATCCTACAGATAAACGAACATAGGCTAGCAGAATATCTTAAGACATGTTTTGAAAAGTATTCTAAAAAATGGGGTACTCAAAACTACCAGGATTTTGAGATGGAGAACTTGGCTATAAATGGTATATTCTTAGGAAAGAAGAAGTATGTTACTAATCTGGTTTATGCAGACGGCCTACATATGGAGCCGCTCTCACAAATGAAAACAGTAGGGGTGGAAATGATTAAAGGTGGAACCCCACCTTTCGTAAGAGATAAATTGATCTACCTGACAAAATTCATTTTCTCTAAAGGACGTAGTTTTGATATCAGAGAGTTTGTGAAGGAGCTTAAGGAGATTAAAAGGGATTTTAAAATACAGGAACCTAGGAACATCTCTGCTGCAATAGCAATTAATAACTATGAAAAGTATATCCTCAATGACGTAACGGAATTAGAAGTCACAAAGGGGTGTCCTATTCAAGTTAGAGCAGCAGCTTACCATAACTATTTGCTGAATAGATCCAAATACAAAGACAAATACCCGTTAATTAGAAGTGGAGAAAAAATCAACTATTATTTCGTTAAGACTAAGTCCATTATGGACAACAACGTTTTTGCATATTCCCAAGGAACATATCCTTATGAATATGCACCACCTATCGACCACGATATGCAGTTTACAAAGACCATATTAGATCCAATCAATCGATTTATTGAGGTTATGGGATATAATAGTATAAGTCCAAATTTATTCCTAATAAACGCTCTATTTTAATATAATGGGTTTCAACAAAAGATACATTCAGGAATTAGAAGTACTGAAGGAAAAAAGAAAGATGTACGCTTCTGATAATGAGTTTTTGGATGCCGTTGTTGGAAAATCAGATGCACTAACAGGACCAAAGGAATCTGTGGATTATTTAGATTCTCTTTATGAAAAAATAAAATCCCTAGAGGAGAGGGAACGCACCTATGGAGAACATACTAGAAAATTATGATTCGTATCGTAGATTCATTTTAGAGGAGACCGAATTAGTACTTAGGGAAAGAAAAAGATATATTCAGACAAACTCTATAGGCTCTGTAACCAAGCTATTTAATCTTGATCAAATGATCGATTTCTTTTATCTGGAGGAAGAATATGAAATTGTTCAGGAATTAAGCGAATTAAAGAAGGCAATAATGGTTAAACACTTTTTAAGAGACCCGATAAGTGATATATAGCATAAAATAAATTACGCATTAGATGGAATTAAATCGAATAATGGACTTTTCGGAGTTTATAAACGAAGCTAGCTCAGTTAAGCCCCATGTTGTGATGCTAATAGGGGGTGGAACAAACGAATTCTCGAGATCTTTTGAAAAAGAGTGCAAAAGAAAAGGGATTCGTGTAAATGTCCTTGATATTGATTCTACTGAGGTTGAAATTGGCGAAAAAGGCCACATAATCAAAGAGGGTAAGCAGGTAGTTAAGATAGATCCAGCATCAACGGTAATTATAGCTAGATCTGGTGTTTTAAAATCGACCCACAACAAGGAGGTTCTTACAAAATTAGAAAATGCTAAATATTTCGTTGTAAATAGGTTAAAACCTATGGAGGTGTGCGAGAACAAATTCATTACCTGCGACATACTAGAAGCTGCTGGTATACCTGTACCAAAATACGCATTGGTAACCTCAGAAGATACCATGGAAGATGCGGTTAAAAAGATAGGTGGCAAATTCCCAGTGGTTATGAAGCTTCTTACCGGATCTAAAGGCATAGGTGTATCCATAGTGGATTCATTCAATTCCCTAAAATCGGTTTTCCAAACAATAAGAAAACTTGATGAAACCAGCGAGATTATGATACAGGAAAAGATCGAAGCTAAATACGATTTAAGAATACACGTTCTAATAAAAGATGTAGGTATAAAAGATCCAACCGATGCTGACAATTTTAAAATCATTGGAGCAATGAGAAGAAATGCGGTAGGAAAAGACTTTAGAACTAATTATTCTCTTGGTGGGACGGTTCAAAAGGTAAAGCTAACCAAAGAAATAGAAGAAGTCGCAATTAAATCAGCAAGTGTAACAGGGTGTAACTGGAGTGGGGTTGATATAATGATAGACGAAAAAGACGGAACACCATACGTTTTAGAAGTAAATTCTTCGCCAGGAACAGAGGGTATATCAAAAGCTTTAGGTACCCCTATTGTTAATGATGTTATCGAATTTGTTATGGATAGAGAGAATTGGGTATTACCTAAAACGCAAATAGGATATTTGGAAGTGGTGGATATAGAAGGTCTTGGTGAAGTGGTAGGAAAATTTGATACAGGTAACGGAACTTTGTGCTGCTGCCTACATGGTGATAAAATAGAGCAAAAGGGTAAAATGCTTCATTTTGAAATAGGTCCTAAGAAATTCAACAAAAAAATAATAGGATACACTGATATTTCAGGTGGTATACATACTAAAGGCACTAAAAAATACCCAACTATAGAGATGAATTTTAAATTTATGGGAATGGATATTACTGCTGAGGTAGCTGTATTAGACAGAGGACATAAAAGCACACCATTTTTGGTAAATAGAAAAACTATGTTGCCTATGAATATAATTATAAACCCCGATAATAAATTTATAGTTACTAAAAAACCAGAAGGATATAATCAATATAAGGCAAAAGGTAAACCCCATTCAGGCATAGAATTTAAAAAATAAATAAAAACAATATGAGCAGTCAACAAGAAAAAACGGAAAAGATACAGGTACTTCTATCTGAGGAGGATTTAACAGATCTTAGTAGAAAAATCGCAAAAAGAGCATTGGCTAAAGGCGATGCACCGGTATCCATATCTCACTATGTTAGAAAACTAATCAGAAGAGATTTAGGTAAAACTACTGATGAGGACTAATCCTTATTAAAGAAGTCTTTAAAAGATAATACCCTGTTTGGTTCGCCTTGCTGGGTATTTTTTTGTTCCGACCCTTCTTCCTCAGCTTCCCCGCCTTTAGTCTCTGGTTCGATGTCTTCCACTGTTTCCTGTCCAGCCTCTATTTCTGAGTTAGCATCTTCTTCATGCTCTATCTCAAGCTGATCCCAAGATCCTTGACCTTCTTCCCTTCCTATTTCGGGATTTAATTGCGAGGCATCCGTAGATATCTCGTCTCCTTGTAATTGTTCGTCTTCCATTTAGATATATTTTAGATGATATATATTGTATGAAAAAAATACTGGAATTCTCCGACTACTTGGACGATTTGGATCTTAATCCAGAGGAACAAGCTGAAATTAGAAATTGGCTAAAGAAATATGAGAAGTATTTCAATTTCCATGATAGCGGGAATTTTATGGATTCTGTTGATCAGATTACCAATGATGCACTTAATCAGCTAGGTATAGATAAATCTAAGAAAGATGAGGTTCAAAGTTATATAGAAAGCATATATGACTTGTCTGATGGAATTTCAGTCATAATGGCACCGAATCCGGAGATTAATTATAATGGTATTGATCAGGTTCAAAGATTTCAGTACTAGCATTTGTGTTTTACATTTTATTGTTCTAAGTAAAGAAAAATAGAAATTATAAAAATTCAGATTCATCTGAATTTTTTTTTGTTTTCTGACTACAATAGAAATTAACGAATAATTTTTAATATATGAGGCCTACTAAAGCAATATATGTTGATTGGTTTATGCCAAGAAAAAAAAGAGGAGAGATTAGCAAATTCAAAAAACCTTGGGAGATCGCTATGATCATAAGATCAACACATTTCTGCAAGGAGTATAATAACTTAAGCCCTATTTTATACTGTGATTCTGAGATCTATGAATATTACAAGGAAGTTGGATTAGATAGATGCTTTGACGAAATCAGACCTATATTACCAACTATCCCTGACTTTGACCCGTCAATATTTTGGTCGGCTGGAAAATTTATAGCGATAAATGATGTTGATGAAAATTTTCTGATGATAGATTTGGATGCTGAAGTTAGATTCGAGATTGATTTTTCCAATTGTGATGTTTTCTGTGCTCACGCCGAAGGAATATTAGAAAACGATCTTGTACACTATCCAGATCCTGGATTAATAGACACGAATGGATACTTTACAAGCAAATATGGATTTAATTGGGATAAAAAAGCTTATAACACTAGTTTACTTTACTTTAAAGACCTCCAAATTGCAAAAGAATATGCTACAGAGGCTTTGAATTTCATTCGCGGTACGGACAAAATAAACCCATCATTTGAGATCGCCTACATATTGTTACCAGAGCAAAGATTTTTGTATGAATTTTGTAAGTATAATCAGCTTAAGGTTTCCCGTCTTATAAGCGGGATATATCAACCGGAAGATAAACTGAGAAAAACTAAATGCTTTTTTGATAATTCTAATATAGACGAAATAACTGATAGAGGATTCCTCCATGTATGGGGATTCAAGAAAAAAATATTCAATATCGAGGACGAAGAGCAAGCTCTTTTCGGTAAGCTAATATCTTCTAGACTAAACTTGAAGGATCATATAATAGAATGCGTGATTAAGAACAAAGAATTATATGGGTCCAAAAATATACATCTTGATGATTAGATATATACAAAATGCGGTACTCTCAATATATAAAGATCACCCTTCACTATCACCAGAAGAGGTCAGAAAATATCAGGCGTTGGCCACAGTTAGCAGAATAAAAGGTTATTTATAATGAGATATTTAAAAACATATCGGGTATTTGAATCTGCACCAACCCTTACTGAAGACCAGTTTGGATGGCTTAATAGGTGCACACAAGGAAGCTGGAAACTGAATCACACAACTGGACTACTTGATGTGGATGGTTATTTTGGTTGTGACCAACAAGATCTAACGGATTTTAAAGGTGTTGCATTTGGTCATGTTAAAGGAAATTTCTATTGTTATAACAATCAGCTTACTAGCCTGGTGGGAGCACCTCAGACCGTTGGTGGGGGTTTCTATTGTAACAATAATCAGCTCACCAGTCTTGATGGAGCACCTCAGACCGTCAGTAGTTTCTCTTGTGAGAACAATCGCCTCACCAGTCTGAAGGGTGCACCTCAGAGCGTTGACGGTGATTTCTATTGTTATAACAATCTCCTCACCAGCCTGGAGGGAGCACCTCGGACCGTTGGCAGGGGTTTCTCTTGTCACGACAATCAGCTCACCAGTCTGGAGGGAGCACCTCAGACCGTTGATGGGAGTTTCTTTTGTTACCACAATCTCCTCACCAGTCTGGAGGGAGCACCTCAGACCGTTGTCTGGAATTTCTCTTGTAACGGTAATCCGGTATCTAAAGAAACATTAGCATCTATTTTTGCACTAATGAAGAAAGGAAAGAGTTATCAGCAAGCTTTAGAAGAGCACTGGCCTAAGATGGGAAATGATGATAGAGCTCTAATGTATAAGCAAATGCCTAATCTGCCACCAGAAGAGGTCAGGAAGTACCAGGCGTTGGCCACAGTTAACAGAATGAAAGGTTATTTATAATGAGATATTTAAAAACATATCGGGTATATTTATACATCTTCGAAACAAATAGTTTAACGCAATCTATAGATACATAATAAACGGGTCATCAAGGTATTGATTGGCAGAGTTCGTTCTTTGAGATGCAGGCAGAGTTAGTATCGGAAACTCTTAAATAACCTATACGAAGCTTTAAACGGCAAAAAATCAGTTTGGGACGTTATCAACGCGTTTGGTACACCCGTAGCTGAGGTTGAGTTAGCTTACGCTGCATAACCTCCGGAGTCTCACTTACTCCGTTTAAAAAAATGTGAACACATTACTTCTTAGTGTCAGAAGCAAAATATCATTCAGTTAGTTGAAGAAAAGGAACTGCGTTAACCCAATCTTATATTTTGTAGAATTAGAAAATTTTACTAAGCCTGTGAATGAGTCCTTTGACTATCTGAGCAAGACGGGGGTTCAATTCCTCCATGATCCACCGACGCGATTTCGTACTTTAGTTTAGATATATAAACTAAACTAAACTAAAGTACAGAAATGGCAAGAAAGGAACACAAATATCACTTTATTTACAAAATAGTAAATATTAAGAGCGGTAAATATTACATAGGTATGCACTCAACTCATAATCCAGATGACGGTTATATGGGTGGGGGAAAAAGAATTACCAATTCAGTAAGAAGACATGGTAAGGAATCTCACACCAAAGAAATTTTGGAATATTTTGATGATAGAGAATCATTAAGACAACGAGAAATTGAATTAGTTAACGAGGAGCTTCTAAATGATCCAATGTGTATGAATTTGCAACCAGGTGGCGGCGGAGGAATAAGTAGTCCTGAGCATATGCAAAAATTTTCTAAAGCTGGAACTAAAGCATTTCAGGAAAAGCTGAAAGATGAGGTGTACAGAAATAAATTTATTGAGAGCACGAAAGAATGTAGGGAAAGGGGACTTGCTAAATACAAAGAATTGATAGAATCAGGGGTTCTTAAAATGGATTCTTTTAAAGGTAAAACACATACCACTGAAACTATTTCAAAGATGAAAGAATCAAAAAAATTTCATGGCATAGGGAATAAAAATTCTCAATTTGGGAAGAAATGGATAAAGAATATAGAAACTATGGAATGTATAAAAATAGATTCATCTGAATATGAAAAATATATAGATTTAGGATGGGAAAGTGGAAGATTCTCAGATTCAGCTGGATCTACTGCTAAATTGACAGAATCCCAAGTTATTGAAATAAAAAATATGTTATCTGGGAATATTAGGGTATCCGAGATAGCTAGAATTTTCCAAATATCAATAACAACAATTAGAAAAATAAATCGGGGTGATATCTGGACCCATGTTAATTTAAACAGGTTGAATTAAAACATAAGATTACTTTAATCGGAAGAATAATTTATGAAACAAATGTGTATAAGTAATATATAATAAACAAATTAAAAAAAAATAAATTTATGCAAATTTTAATTGTCTTAGCAATTCTATTGGGCTCTTTCTTCATTGGATATTTGTTATTTAAGGGAAAGAAAAAACCAGCAGTAACCGTACCCGAGGTTGTAAAAGAAGAATCACAAGTAACAGTAGAAACCCACACTATATCTACATCAGAATTAGAAAATCCGGAATCTGAAAAAAAGCAGCCAAAATTAAAAGCTGTAAAGAAGGCTAAGACAAAATCGGTTAAAAAAGAGATTGTAGTTAAAAAAGAAAAAAAGTCAAAGGATAAAGAAAATGATATGCTTCTTTTAAGTTAACAGATAAAGAAACTATATTAAAAATCCTGCTAACTTTTAGCAGGATTTTTTTATGATAAATTTTTTTTAACCGGAATCTTAATATAGATTTGTATAAAATAAAAATTGTACTAACTATTAAAAAAGAAATGGACAACAGAATTCACACATTAAGAAGGGCTACACAGAAAATGGGTATTAAATTTTCCCGTATGTTAAATCCGCGGGACAATTCAAAAATGGATCAAAGCGAAAGAAAAGCATCATATATTTTTAGAAAATTGTTAAACGATCCCGAATCGGAGCTTCTTATTTTTGGAAATTATTACATCAGGTCACACGACAAGTCGATGCTTTTGGTTTTAGGCAACGGACAGATCTCTATAGTTGGATACAGCGTTCGGCTTTCACAAAAAACTGAAAATGTATTAGCAAACACATTCATTGAAGAGGTTGAAAAAAGGAAAAATCAAATGGAAACCGAAGATAATAATAATGTTCAACACAGCCTTAAGACGATAATAAAAAAGCTAAATGAAAAATAATAAATTTAATGCGATATTCTGGGTTGGTGTAATTCCCATTATATTTAGCCTCATAATCATAACATCGGGTATATTATACTCTGCTTTCGGAACAAAACAGAATCACTCAGTAACAGAAATCACTTCTGCAAAACAGGATCAGCATAAGCCGGAAAAAGTTTATATTCATGACACCGTATATGTAAAAGTACCCCAGGTTTGTCATAAAGAACACGTTGAAAATAAGCCAGTAACATCAGGGCAAACAAAAGATGTTACCGACACTAATGATGCGGGCAATTCAACCAATTAAAATAAAGCTAGTAACTAATGCCAACCTTAGTATTCATATCAGATACCCACACTAAGCACTATGAAATAGACAGCCAACTCAAAGAAATCCACCAAAATCACCCCGATGCTATATTGGTTCATGCAGGTGATATTTCATACAGGGGGAGAGTTTGGGAAGTTGAAGAATTTATCGAGTGGTATGCAAGTTTACCATTTAAGAATAAAATCATGATCGCAGGAAATCATGATTTTTTATTTGAGACTGAACCTGATAAATACAAAGAAATTATCGATAGACTAGGTCAAGATATAATATATTTAGAAGATAGCGGGATAGAGCTAGAGGGTTTAAAATTTTGGGGTAGTCCAGTAACACCATGGTTTCATAATTGGGCATTTAATAGAGTTGCCGAGAAAATAAATGCACATTGGAATCTTATTCCTAATGACATTAATGTTCTAATAACTCATGGCCCGCCATATCTAACACTCGATGCTACTAAAAGTGGGCTTAGAGTCGGATGTCGCAGTTTATCTGAAAAAATAAAGGATCTCACTGATTTAAAAATCCACGTTTTTGGACACATCCACGAGGCTTCAGGTATAGTTGAAAAGAATGGTGTAACATACATAAATGCAAGCATACTAGATCTTTACTACGAGGTAAGAAATTCTCCAGTAATTTTAAGCATATAGTGAAATTTATTTAATGAACTATTCTAGAACTATTATAACTTAAGTCATGGCAGGCATAAAAACTTTTTATAAACCAGGAGAAGCAATTAAATGGACCAAGGAGGAACTATTTAATCACGGATATGTTGTTAAAACAGAAAGGTGGCAGGGAATAGAATCACCTGATGATATGTGGGAAACAATGAATCATTCATTTCAGTTTTTTATGCCACACACAATAGAAGAGTTGGCAACTGAGATTAGACCCAATCTTCCTTGGGCAGATGAACATTTTGAGGAAAGAGTTGGCGGACAACCTTTGAATCCCCCGCCTTCTCATGTTAGATGGCCTTTTGCCCAGAAGAACAATTCTCAATTTGGTGGTCATGAACAATTTTCGCACACATACCCAGAAAGAATCTGGTCTAGGTTTGCTGGTGATAAATTCGAACATATAGATGAACCACGCAAAGGGATCAGATACGAATATGGTGATTTTGGAGATGTGCTGGATCTGATGGAAAGGGAACCTTTCACAAGACAAGCATTTTTACCAATTTGGTTTCCTGAAGATACAGGAACAGTTCACGGAGAACGTGTACCTTGTACCTTGGGATATCAGTTTATTAGAAGAGGCAATTGGCTTCATGTGACATATTACATAAGATCGTGTGATTATATAAGACACTTTAGAGACGATGTTTATATGGCATGCAGAAAGCTTATGTGGTTGTTAGACAACCTAAAACAAAGGGATCCAGAAAGGTGGTCTGATGTTACCCCGGGATACTTTGTTATGCACATAACATCTTTACATTGTTTTAATAGCGAAAGGGGCATATTGAAACAGTCTAAGATGTAAAAAAATAACTAAATTCACTATGAACAAGGAACTACAAATTGCAAAAACTTATGAAGATCTTAAAAACTTTATCATTAAGATCTCACACGAAACACCAAATAATATAGAACTGGGTGATAAAATTAGAGAAATATCAAATTATCTGAAGGAAAACAAGTCTTCAGATATCAAAGAACCCAATAATAACTCAATTTAATATGGAAAACGCAGAAAATAAAAAATCGGAATTAATTGGATTTAAAGCTCCAAACAAAGAAATGCTTAAGTATTATGGTGATCTTTACGAGAGAAATCAAGCCAAATGGATACGTAGATCTTCTTTAGAGGCTGAACATCTCGGTTCCGAATTCCAGTTCGAAGGTAAAGATATGAAGTTAATGGGAACTATAGATGCTGTGCTAATGCTTGTAAAAGACTCTGATGATAATTACTATCGTATGAATTGTAACACCATATCAGAAATAGTAACGGGGAAAAGATAATGGTCGAGTTCTACGTAAAAACACAGGATCCTAAATCACACATAGAAGCTTGTTCTTTAATCAATTACTTTAACTGTAAAATAATAACCGATAGAGTTTGTGAAAAGAATGAGTCTTTTTATGGTGTTTTTTACGTTAGCACCACAGAAGAAGCATTTGAGGTATTTAGCGAAATCTCCATTGGAATAACCGTACAATATCCTAAGGGAAAAACCCTACGATAATTTACAAAAATCTTTAAATACTTAAATTCTTCCGGATATATAATTAGCCATTTTTTGAAAATCTGGTAAAATTAACCAAAAGACCATGGAAGAAAAAGATATAACGAGCACGTTTTTAATGAAACAGATCTTAGATGAGCTGAATCATCTTAAAACTAACATGCCTAATGGCGAACTTAAGCATCTGCAAACTACCATGGAGGATTTAAAAAAAGATCAAAAATCGATGAAAGATGACATTTCTGATATGAAGAAAAAGCTTCTTGATCCAGAAACGGGGGTTATAGTTAAAGTTAACGAAAACACTAAATTTAGATTAGCTGAAGAAAACCGATACGACGATTATATGAAATTTAATATTGATGTCGATTCTCTTAAGAAATGGCAGGGCGGAGTTAATAAAGCTCTTTGGATTATATTTGGAGCTATATTGGCAATTGCACTAAAAGTTATTTTTGCGGTAGGATAAATTCGACCACCATTTATAAACAGCCCTCATGTTAATATATAGTGTGAGGGTTTTTTGTTTATAAAAATACAGATCCTACTATGTCCAGAACCGCTATAATTTAGCAAATTAAATAAACATCAGATAATGATCCAGTGAAAGAAAATGAGAAAAAAACATATAACAAGAACTTAGAACTTTATTCGTTGATACTAAAAGGGAAAATCAAGGGTAAGACTGAAATATTAGAGTGTATAAGATTGCTTGAATATTTTGAGGATTATGAAAAATGTGAGCATCTGATTAATGTAATAAAAGAGATAGATAATCCAACAACATAAGAAGAACTTGGAAAGAAAAATGGATAGAGTTATATTTGAAAATGCAATAGCTACCATGAAAAAATATGGAGTCGGCAGTATATTGTCAACAAAGATATATCATTTTAGCATGAAAATGTATTCAAACAGAAGGAAAGAACTAAATGCTTTAAAAAAAGTGTTGCAACAGGAAAATGAAAACGATTAAACTTCCATATAAAACCAGCGAAGATCTAACTTCTGTACTTAAGCAATATTCGTCTATTGTCAGGTATAGTTATAATCGGTTTCTTGAAGGTAAAACCGAAAAGAATATAAGGGAATTAACCAAATCATTAAATAACATTAATACACTAAACTCTTGGTTAGTTCAATGCGGGATTAAAGAGGCTAAAGCAATACAAACAAGATTTAAGAATGAAAAAGTTACATTTGGGGGTAAGTTTAATCTTATCAACAGACTTAAAAATAAGATAACTAATGATGAATATCGGCTTAAAAGATTAAGTCCTATAAACATTCAGGGCGAAGAACTTAAACAGGGGAATCGCTTATTTAAGCTGGATATAATTGAAAATAATCAAATCATTTTTAAATTAAATAGGTTAACCCATATAAAATTAGAATTGCCTAATTTAAGAAATAACATAAAGAAAGAATTGTTTAAACTTCAACAACTTAATGAAGTCAAACAAAACCAAAAAGGATATACATATTCGATTAGATTTGACTTAAACAATATCTACATAAGTTTTGAAGAATTTAAAACAGAAAAAGTTAAAATACTAAACGAAAATAGATGCATAGGTATAGATTTAAACCCAGATACAATAGGAATTTCTATTTTAGATAGGGGAAATGTAATTTATACCCATGAATTTAGCTTGAAACCAATATTTAACAAAATATTGAATGAAAAATTAAGCTCTAAATCGGATAGAATGAAGTTTTTTCAGAATAAATTAAAGTTTGAAACATTTGAAATAAGTAAATCGATAACTAAATTAGCAAAACAATTTAATTGTAAATCTGTTTTTATTGAGGATTTAGATTTTAAAAGTTCTTCAACTATTAAACTATCAAACAGAAAGAATAAAAATCTTTGGAAAAGAGAATTGTTTATTAATAACTTAACCAAAAGATTAAATATAGAAGGGATTAAACTATATTCAGTTAATCCGGCTTATTCGAGTTTTATCGGGAATTTAATGCACGACTATACTGATGCAGTAAATGCTTCAATAGAAATAGCAAGAAGAGGATTTGAATATAGAATAAAGAAAAACAAGACAGGATTTTATCCAAATCTGTTGGTAAAACACCAATGGAAGGAAATGGCTACCAAATATACAGATTGGAAAAAATTCTTTATTGAAATAAAAAACTTGAAATTGAAATATCGGGTTTCATTAGAAGATTGTAAAAAATCATTTAATGTTTTTCAGCAAAATTCAGCATCAAAAAGCATGGTCTTAAATTATGTTTTTTATGATTAACTATTTAATTTAATGAATTTTGTATTTTATTATGAATCTACAGAGGAATTTGAAAAGTGTACATACATAAAGAAATTCTTTGAAGAGCTAGAAAAAGAGGGCAAAGAATCCAAAATATATGAAGATATAGCAGGAGCTACAGGAGAAAGTTTTTCAGATAAAGCCTATAATTTTTAATCACTCATTCCTTGTTATATAATCGAAACCTTTGATTAAAAAAGAATATAACAAAGAATAAACTTAACACTTGCTAATGAAGTTTGAAGAATTAAACGACGAGCAAATATCTAAAATGTCAGATATTTACTGGAATAGAGATTTGACATGGGATCAGAGAATGAAAAGCCTAAGTGATCTTATTGGAAAATCAGAACGAACTATCCAAAATTGGATTTCCAAATTAGGTATAACGGAAAAAGCATTAACAGAGTCACCGCAGTACATAAGGGCCAAAGAAAAAAAATTCGATAAGAAGAAGAAAAGGTTTATAATTACCTGGGCACAAAATGATACTCCTGTTAATGAGGATTTTATACTAAACATAGAGGCTTACGCCAAAGTAATAGATGCAGATATTCACGTTATTGCAGGAAGATATAAAAACCCAACTTCGGTTTTCTCTGATAAAAGTTACGATGAGTGGTCAAATAGAATCTCAATATATCTTGATGCCAATCGCCACGAGGTTCATAAACATATGTGGATCATGTCAGATGTTAAAATCCAACCTACCGCAGTAGATCCGATGACAGGATTACAGGGTATGAGTGGAATTAATTCCTGTGTCTTTGGATCACCGAAAGTTCACATGGAAACAATTCCAGTTCTTGAAGGGAATCTACCTAAGATGATGATGACCACAGGGGCATGTACTCTTAAGAACTACACAGATTCCAAATCAGGAAAGAAAGGTGAATTCCATCATACACTAGGTTTTGTCGTTGTAGAGATAAAGGATGTGAATATATTTTTTGCCAGACAGGTTACAGCTACGGATAATGGCGATTTCTGTGATTTATATTACAAAGTTGAGAAGGGTGAGGTTTCTAAAATTAATTCAATTGCAGCTGCTGTACTCGGTGATATTCACTATGGTCAACATGACGAAAGAGTAATCTCCAAAACACTAGAGCTATTCAAAAATTTAAAACCAGATCATGTAATCCTACATGACGTTTTTGATGGCCTGTCTATTAACCACCACGAATCAAAAGATCCCTTTATACAATATCAAAGGGAAATAGACGGAACAAATTCACTGAGAGGCGAAGTTGAGGTAATGCTTAATGGATTAAAAAGTTTCGAAGATTATAACGTTGTAATAGTTAGAAGTAACCACGACGACTTCTTAGATAGATGGCTAAAAGGAACAGATTGGAGGAAGACTGCCACTATGAAAAATTCCATTGAGTACATGGAATATAGCGCATTGCTTCTTAAAGGAGCAGCGCCAAACGGTGTTATCCCATATTTAATAAATCAGGAGTATCCTAAATATAGAACTTTAGGCAGAAGTGATAGCTTTGTTATTAATGGCTGGGAATTAGCTCAACATGGTGATGTAGGATCAAACGGATCTAGGGGTTCTTTATTACAGTTCAGAAAATTAAACACTAAGATCGTAGTTGGACATTACCATTCGCCAGGAAGAAAGGACGGAGCACTTGCAGTCGGTACTTCAACTAAACTAAGAGTTAACTATAACATTGGACCAAGTGGATGGCTTCAGTCGCATGTGATAATCCACCATGATGGTAAAGCTCAGCACATTAGTTTCATCAAAGGTGAATTCACCACGCTTAAATCATAAAAAAAGGATCAGATAGATCATAGATAAAATAAAAAAATCAATTAATAATAAAAATAATGATAGAAAATAATAATCCACCTCTTCTACGCGAGCTAAAATTTATAGCTGGCGTAGACGAGGTGGGCTGAAGGAAGAGGATGTTTAAGCGGACCTGTTGTTGCTGCGGTAGTTATTATGCCAAAGGATTTTTATGATTCTAGAATTAAAGATAGCAAAGCTATCAAAAGTTTAAAGAAAAGAGAAGAGGCAGAAGCTCTAATAAAAGAGTATGCAATATCATGGGGTATAGGTGCTGCATCTCCACAGGAGATAGATCAAATGAATATTTTACAAGCCACATTTCTAGCAATGAAAAGAGCTATAGATTCATGTAAGATAGTTCCTGATTTTCTCTATGTTGACGGCGATAGATTTCCTGGACATAAAGAAATAAATTATGAATGCGTTATAAAAGGAGACTCTAAGGTTCCTTGCATATCAGCAGCATCAATACTAGCTAAAGTCCACCGGGATAGACTGATGAAATCAATTAGCCAGGAATTTCCGAATTATTTATGGGAGAAGAACGTTGGATACGGTACTCCAGAACACATCTCAGCAATAAAAGAAGTTGGCTTATCTAAGCATCACAGAAAAACATTTTGTCAAAACTTTATATAATATGGAAGATAATGCAATAGAACTAAAAGGAGAAAAAGCTACGATAGCAGATCCACACGAAAATTTCAAAGACGCCGAATGGGTTTTCCAATTCGATGACGAAGCTCCGGTGGTATTTGCATGGAGCGACAGCTCAGAAGAACCGGGAGATGTTACCATCACACTTAAGCCAAATGTGAAAAGTAGAATTACTTTTACTAATATAGACGGAAATAAGGTAATGAGTCTTTACTCTCGACCGATAACAGGGGAAACTGTAAAAATTAGGGAGAGTCAAATAAAATAGAGAAGCATTTATGGTATATACAACTAAAAAAATAATGCAGAATTATATTTTAAATGCGGAGATAATGTCCAATAGAAAATTCACGTCTAGAGAGATGTTGGACATTAAATCAGTAATGGAATTAAGGGAAGATTTCATTATCTTGTATAGCATCTTTATTGATTGTATGGAATCTAACTTTAATGGATGCTTAGAAATCTATGTTGAGGATCTCGAATTAGACACAGATCTACAAAACGATCTGGAAAAAGTAGTTAAAGATCTGGATTCAATTATACCAGGTGGTTTATCAAACGATTCAAAAATAGAGTGGACGACAGGAACCCCTGCCATAAACACGGTTTGGTATAAAGATAATGGTAATTGGTTCGAAAGAATTTCTGAATCGGAAAGAGAATTCTTTAGTGATTCGAATTTCGAAGACGATGACTATGATAATCCATTTAGAGGTTATAATGATCTTTCAAATGGACAAGAAGGAGATGATTTCTGGTAATAAACAAGTGATTATATATAAAACGTATTGAAGGGTGCCTTTCGTACTTAGTGTCCCGGGTCAAAATGACCTTAGAGTTGTTAGCAATAGCAGCGATGGGATTTTAAAAAAAAGAAAAAGGTAAATGAAAAACAACACAATCGGAGTACAGAGTACTCCAAAACCACAAGCTTGGGTAGCCGTATCCAACAACAGACAAAAAATCTACGGCGCAAAGGATGATCTAGTTTATCTAGACAGCGGACAGGAGTTTCAAATCGAGCTCTATAATCCAACACCAACATCCTATTTAGCTAAAATCTATCTCAATGACAAGGTTATCAGTAACTCGGGTTTAGTACTTAGACCTGGACAAAGATACTTCTTGGATCGTTTCATCGATGAGAAGAAGAAATTCTTATTTTCGACTTACGATGTTGATGCTACAGATGAGGTTAAAGAGGCAATTAAAAACAACGGTAAGGTAAAGGTTGAGTTCTACCCAGAACAAACAAATTACAGTTTCACGCTTTCGACTGGCACAACCTATGTTCCTTACCATCAAACTTGGATAAACAATCCAGGAACAGTAAATCCAACTATTTTCGGGGGAACTACTGCACCTAATGTTTACTTTACACAAACTTCATCAATCGGGGGTAATCCAATTATCTACTCTTCTAACAGCTTATCTGGGGTAGTTAACTGCTCAACTGCGGGTTCATTTGAAACTGGTAGAGTAGAAAAAGGTGAAAAATCCGATCAGGACTTTGGAAAAGATTCGGGTAGTTACTCCTGGTATTGTTGTTACACATCAGAGTATCAAATTCTTCCGAGATCAGTTAAACCAGTAGAGGTTACTGAGATTAGAGATTATTGTACAGTATGTGGAACAAGATCAAAGAAAAAAACATGGAAATTCTGCCCTAACTGTGGCGAATCTCTAGATCAATAAATTTCGTACAAAGGCACCCATTCAATACTTTTTACACGAAATTTTATTTGGCTTTTACAGTAGAACCTATAAATACAAAACATTGAGAGTTTTTTACATTGTACCACATCTGTCTACCGGTGGGATGCCTGAGTATCTAAAGAATAAAATAGACAAAATTAAAGACGAAGCGGAAGTTTGGGTGTTTGAACAAAAACACGAAGTTTCTTATATTACCATTAGGAAAAGAATAGAATCCATAATAGGCCGAGAAAGAATAGTAACCTGGGGAGACAAGCCAGAGGACATCTTGATTAGGGCTATCAAAGAAATGAAGCCTGATATTATCCACTTTGAAGAACCCTGTGAGCAATTCTTAAGTCACCATTTGCTGGATATTATATTCTCTGATGATAGAGAATATAAGATATTCGAAACAATGCATGACTCGTCAGTTTCATCTAGAGAAAAAATATACCTACCTGATAAATTCATAGTTATTAGTCCTTGGCAGGTTAGTCTTCTAAAAGATCTTAATGTACCGATAGAGGTTGTCGAGCATGCGATATCCAAGAAACCTGGAAGGGATTACCATGAAAGCAGGGCGAAATTAGGCCTAGATCCCAATAAAAAACACATAATCCAAATTGGTATATTTACTCCAAGAAAGAACCAGAGAGAAACTGCTGAACTCGCTAAATTACTACCAGAGATAGAATTCCATTTCATCGGAACCTTAGCCGATAACTTTAAATGGTATTGGGAACCGGTTACAAGTAATCTTCCTGCTAATTGTAAAATATGGGGAGAAAGAGATGACGTTGATTTATTCTATCAGGCAGCAGATCTTGTTATATTTCCTTCGATACCTTTATTCAATGATAAAGAAACAAGTCCACTCGTTATAAAGGAAGCTATATCTTGGAAATCACCATTGCTTCTAAGGAATCTTTCAGTATACGTTGACATGTATCAGGAATCAAACACTCTGAAATTCTTCAGAAGTGAAGATAAGAGTGAAATATTAAACCAGATAAGAGAAATATTAGAAATCAAAAAAGAATTAAAGATAAGCAATAAGAGCGATATGTTTGTGCATAGATTCTCCCCTGAAAATAATAGAATTGATATAGTTTACATTGGGGATAGCAGAAACATAAACGAGATTGAATGTGACGTTTATGTTAAAGACATAGACAGTGGATCTAATATATTCCATTGTGGAATAAGATTTAATCTGGGTGGATCGTACTGGATAATTCCCATTCCGATTCACATCTACGATTTCCAAAATAATCCAAACTTTGGAGGATTTCTCATTGAATATAGACAGGAAAACGATGTAATCTCTGAATCTGTAATTAGATTCAGAAACGTAAGCAAGAAGATCTGTAGACTTGATACAAAAGATCCAATATTTAGAAACTATGAAGAATTCTTTACCGATCGAATATATGGAACTATGACCGACTGTATATCCAGGAAAGGGGTTGCTATAGATGTTGGTGCTAATGTTGGATTGTTTACTGAATTCTGTCTAGACGCAGGATTTGCAAAAGTTTATTCAATCGAACCAAATCCACTAGCTGCAAATGAATTCAGAAAGATGCACTCCGATAATCCCAATGTTATTTTTGAAGAAATAGCTTTAACTGGTAACGGAGAGGATGTTAGTCTTAGCGTAGATCCAGGAAACACTCTGGTTTCGAGTATAGCAAAAACAATAAGCAATAATACTGTCTTAGTAAAATCAGAAACACTGAATTCTCTAATCGAAAGAGTCGGTGAGATAGATTTACTTAAAATCGATATCGAAGGTGCTGAGTATGATTTGCTAGAGGTGACAGATATTGGATTGCTAGCTAAAGCTAATAACATAATTTTAGAATTCCATGATAATAATGACGGTAGAGTTAATAAGCTAACAGAGAAATTAATCAGTGCAGATTTTGAGGTTAAGCTTTATAATGAATTAATACAGTATGAGGTTGATGACAGCGCAGATCATGGGGTAATATTTGCAAAAAAGAAAATATAAAAAAATGAGAATAGCACAAATAACCCCCGGAATAATACAGATTCCACCAAATGGATGGGGAGCAGTAGAAAAGATAATCTGGGAATATACAAAGGTATTAAGAAGACTCGGACATGGGGTCGAAATCATTTATACTGATGATGTTAAACCAGGAGAGTGGGATATCGTTCACGTACATGTGGCCAACCTAGCTTTATTACTAAAGGAGAGAGGAATACCTTATGTGTTTTCACATCACGATCATCATGCTTATTATCTAGGGAAAGACTCTGAAGTTTATAGACAAAATCTAGAAGCTATAAAAGGATCAGTTCTATCTTTTGTACATGCTAAATATCTTATAGATTATTTTGGATCATTACCACAATTAAGATATCTTAGCCATGGGGCTAATCTTAAGGATTATTATTTTGAAGACAGGTCTATCGATCTTCTTGATAATGGACCAAGCCTAATTATGATGGCAAACAATGGTTTACTTGTAGATCCTTTATTTGATAGAAAGGGATTCATACCAGGAATAGAATGCGCTAGCATATTAGATCTTCCGATTACTATAATCTGTCCTAGTAAAAATAACAAAGAGTTCTTTGAGAAGAATGCAGGCGTTGCTTCGTACCGTAAGCTAAATGTGATCTACGACATGAATTATGAAGATTCACTAGCAGAGATGAGAAAGCACCATGTCTTTTTGAATCCTGGAGCTATTGAGGCTGGGCATCCAAATCTAACAGTTACCGAAAGTATCGCCATGGGTATTCCTGTAGTTGGACTAATGGAATCTAATTTAAGAGGGATGAAAAGAATAGAGTCTGCAGATACTAAAGATTTAGTAGATGGAGTTGAAGAAGTTCTACAAAAGTATTCTCAGTATGTTCTAGAGTGTAGGGATCAAAGAAGCTTAATATCATGGGAGGTTGTCGTTTCGAGAATGCTTATGGATTACGCATCATTTGGTAAGATATCTCAGAAGGATCTCATACTCAACGATTATAGGGGCATACCGAAAAGAATAGAAAAGAAGGAGGATCACGGATTCTACTCTTGGTTTAAAAGAGATCCGCATTTTTATAAATGCTCATATCCAGAAGGTGAAGGCCAAGCTATATTTTTCAGAGATGCTAGAACTGGATCAATTAAATCTTTTCTTAATGTAGGTAAAAGTAAAAGAGCATGGTCAACCGTTCCCGATGATCGAGCTAAGTACATTGATTGGGAAATAGTTATAAAAGACGGATCTGATGTTCTTAAAACTATTAAGATGGATTTAAGCAATCAGCATGTTCTGATCGAGGATGGAAACATAAGAAGAAATGACATCAAGGACATTATCAAGGACTTTGTGTCTTTGACTAAGTGCATTCCTTCGATATCTGAAAAGTCTAAATACTTAGAGGATATTCATATCCCGCATTTTAAATATAGCGGTGATGATGAATCTGGTTTTTATAGGGTTTTAAATACAGATCAGATCATATCTTTCTTTAGTCCCAATTATGTTAAGGATAATAATCCGCTTATAATTTTAAAAACTTCGGCACTGGGAGACACTATATCTTTCATGCCTTATGCAGACGAATATGCTAGAAGACTAGGAATTAAATGTGACGTGGTCAGTAACTTTGGATTTCTCTATGAAGATTTATATCAGAATGTGAACACAATACAGATGCCGACTGATTTAAGCACGTATACTGACATTATATGCTGTGACTATATCTATGACTTGCCTTTACAATTAGGCTTTGCTAAACAGCTAGGATTAGCCGATATGGGCAAGATCAGACCTCGGTTAAAGAAGTCTGGTAAGTCATCTCCTCTGAATAAGAAATATGTTTGCTTTTCCAGCCATAGTACTGCACAGGCTAAGCACTGGAACAATAACAATTCTTGGGAAAAGCTATGTGATATGCTACAGAAGAAAGGTCTTGTCCCTGTTTGCATAGATCGATATTACAGCTTTGGTAGCGAGGGTAATTGGAACGAGATTCCTAAGAACTGTATGAATAAGACCGGCATGGATCTTACTGAAATGATGCACTGGATCGAACACTGCGAATTCTTTGTTGGCCTTTCTAGTGGGCTTTCTTGGGTAGCACATGCACTAGACAAAAAGGTGGTTGTGATATCGGGAGTAACCACAAAGGACAATGAATTTGATGATGATTGCATTAGAATCCATAGAGATGACGTTTGTAATTCCTGCTTTAATACACCCGAAAGATTCCCATTTGACCCGGGTGATTGGTTTTGGTGTCCAGTACACAAAGGAACAGCCAGACAATTTGAGTGCACCAAGAGAATCTCTGCAAAACAGGTTATGGATGCGATAGATTCTAGGGGCTGGTCAAAAATAAAGTAGGCTCACCGAGGATAAATAGTAGTAAAAAAAACGTTAATGAAAAAATTAATATTACTATTATTACCGACCTTAGTATTTGGTCAGAAACTTAGAGAGTCGGTTAAGGTAAAAACACCGATATATGAAGTAATATATAATGAAAAATTAGAGCAGCCAACTTGGATCAAGTACACGGTTCAATGCCCGGCAGGAACAGCTTCTAGAACAGGTATTGACTTTTACACCAATGATTCTATTAAAACTTCAGATGCAGCTGATTACGTGAATAATGTCTATGATAAAGGCCATTTAGCTCCAGCAGCTGATTTTAATTGCACCAAAGAGCTTTTATATCAAACTTTTAGCTACTTAAACTGCGCTTTACAGAATCAATACCTAAATAGAGGAGTATGGAGAATGCTAGAAGAACATGAAAGAGAATTGGCTAAGACTGAAAAGGTTACTGTTACTATAACCCTTGTTTTTGATAAAAAATCGATCTTATTGCCATCAGGAGCCACTGTACCTAGTGGATTTTATAAAACAATCCACTTAAAAAAGTCTAAAAAGACGATAAAGTATTATTTTCCTAATGAGGCCCCGGTTAAGTCTAAATACACCGAATACATAATTAAATAAACGAAAAGGATATATACATAAACATAAAAAACACAGAAAATGGAAAGAATAGTATCATTTGAAGACTTTAAGAAAAAAGCTATGGAAATAGCGGAGGACGACAACATGGAGGGAGGACAAGAAAAACAACACTACATGTTTTTCGCAAACTTAACTTCCATCAAACATTACATAGAAGAGATTCTTAAAATGGATCCAGGAGAAGTTGATAAACACCTTAAGAATGGTCACGATTGGGCTGCTGATCATATTGCTACTTCTAAAGACGATATTCAAGAAGTTGCTGATTGGATCAGAAACGAAATGGAAGGTGAAGGATCATCCGAAGAATCAGGAGAAGAATCAGGAGAAGAATCAGGAGAAGAAATGATCGAACCAGAAAACATAGAAGTTGAAGTAGAAGACGAGGAAAAACCCGAAGAAGACGAAGAGGGTGAAGAAGACGAAGACTAATTAAAATCAGATAATATTTAAAGCCAGATATAACTATCTGGCTTTTTTTGTGGAACTTTGTACCGATAGAGTTCTATGAAAAATAAATCATTTTTATGGAAATAGGATTCGCAGAAAGCTTTGGTGATAGCATCAAAAAATTAATAAGACACAACACATGGTGGTATAAAACCTACTCGCTCTTCAGATACGACATTCCAAGATTTTTGAAGAATGTTTGGAAATTCAGAAAGCCCCTAGCAAATCACTACTGGTGGGATCATCATGCTTTACTAGAGTTCATGGAAATTGGATTAGCCGATATGGGGGACAAGATGGAAAAGTATGGAATGGAGGTTGACATCAGCAGGCTCAAAAAAGTTAAAGCTATGAAGAGAGCTGCAGAGCTTATTAGGAACTATAATGAGGATCTTTATATCGAAATGGCAGAGGCAGAATTAGGTGAGGTTATACACCGCGAATGGGAATTTGAAGAAGTAGAGGATAAACCCGGGTATTCAAGATTAGTTGATAACGAAACCGAAGAAGAGAAGGTCCACAACAGAAAGGTATTTGAAAGATCTAGGGAAATAGGTGAGCAAGAATGGAAAGAACTCTGGAGGATCTTACAAGGGCAAGAGAATGAGGGATATCAGAAAATATTCAAATCTCTGGCAGAGGAAGAGAAAAAAGAGGAAGATCACTACTATAAATGGTTTGACGGAACGGATCTTCGTGGATGGTGGGATTAAATAATAGACATGTCTGATATTAAGCACACTGAAAAAACAATACAGAAGAATCTGGAGAAAAGATTCGATAGCGGAAATATTAAATACACCGCAGGGAATCTTTATCTCTTCAAGGACGACTGGGAAACCGATTTTTTGGTAGTTCAGAAAAGCGGGTACTGCTATGAGATAGAAATAAAAATAAGCAGATCTGATTTCTTCAATGATTTTAAAAAGAAGAATAAGCACCTTATACTGAATGAGGGTATCTTCATGAAGAAAAAGTATAAATACCACACTGATCAGGTAACAAAAAAAAGAATATCTGAGCATTACTACGGCCCAATAGAATGGAAATTCAGGCCAAATAAGTTTTATTATTGCGTTCCTGAGGGATTGGTTAAAAAAGAAGAAGTCCCAGATTATGCCGGGTTAATGTACGTAAGTTCTTATGGTGTGGTTACTACTATAAAGGAGCCAAGATTTTTACACAAAGAAAAAATTGAACTAACAAAAAAACTTTGCGATAAATTCTATCACTATTGGAAAAACACGAGGTGCAGTCTCAGATTACTTGAGGATCAGAATAAACTATATGAAGCTCAAATAAAAAATTTAAAAGAATCCAGTGTTTAATTTTTTAATCCCGTGATTGGTTATTACATTTGTAAAAAGATGGAAGAAAAGAGTAGAAAGAAAAAGGTTACCACAATCAATAAGATAGTTAAGGAATATAAAGATGCTACCACAAAGGAAATTTGGGAGGGGGTAAGGGATAACTTTCTTTTTGGATTTATCGGAGCTACACTTGTGGTTTTTATATCAACAAGGGTTGATTTTGCGGTATTGATTGGATATCTTGTTTATTATTCTTATATGGGGCGAATCGTAAATAGGCCCAAGTATGTAACGGATTTAGGCAAGCTAATAGTTTTCCCCTTCCCGTCAGCTTTAGGTGCATTTACCGGATATAAGATATCATATTTACTAGTCAATTATCTATCATAAAATGTTAATAAAAAATCAAACCCCTTATTTAGGAAAGATCAAATTGAAATTTGAAAAGTCACCCTGGTATTCTTCAGGAAACAACAAACTTAATAAAATCCACTTAAATCTGGGATTCACTAAGTTGGTCTCTAGGATTTATATTAGAAGGGATCTTAATGGGTTTATTTCTGATCCCGAGAAGGTTAAACTCATTAATCTGTATACTGGAGGAATTATAGGAGAGCATAAATTCAATAATGACGAATACATTTTAGAAAACTCGTTTCTAGCTCCAGATGGAACATATCTAGGTGATCTGTCCGATGGATGGAGATATTACAAAAATCTGATGATTGTAACTCTGAAAAAACCGAATGGAGTTGCTTTACTTTTAGAAAAAAATTTTTTCCATATCCCTTCTGGAAGAAAGGGTGTGGTTGAAGATTATTTTTTATCTTTTGTAAAGGGATATTATGGATATAGCCACAGAGGTGGAAACACATTTAGATTAGGCGACAGGTTATTTGATGAAAATTACGTTCCTGTTGAATCTGATTACATTAAGAAAGAGTGGGACAAGTATAAAAAATTAGCTAATAAGGCGGAGATCAGAAACAGAAAAGACGGATGGCTAAAGGATGGTGACGCGTTTGAAATAGCATCGATTATACCATTTAATAGAAGAGGAAAGATAACGATAAGTACATGGGGAGAAGCTGAACAAGCCGCTATCAACATGTCAAATTATTTAAGCTAAACGAAACTAAACAATATTTAAAAATATAAAATAATATAATCTAAAATAAAATGAAAACCAGGGAAATTGGGAAAAGAGTAAGGGAAAAACTAGGTCTGCAGGAAGACATTGGGATAGAGTTTAATGAAGTTGATTACCATCACATTTTAGAAGATGAAGAAAAAAAGATGGATTTTGATCAATGGTCTGTGATGGGAGACGGGAGTTATCTCCCAGCACCAAAGGCTGAAAAACGACTCCCTGCAGGTCTATATGAATTTGAATGGAGTAACCGGGCTAATGAGTGGTGTGTAATGAGACAAGCCATTAACACCGACGAGCTATACGAGCTACCAACTGCAGAAATTGGGGAGATTCTAACCGATATAAAAGCATTCTGGAAAAAGGCAGAGCTCTATAAATCATATAAGCTTATGCACAAAAGGGGTATTCTTTTATACGGCGATCCCGGATGTGGTAAATCAGGCATTTTACAGCTTTGTATGATCCACATCATCAGAGAGTTATCTGGGATTGTTATTAATATCAAAAACGAAGACTCAATTAAAGCATATATTGAAATGGTTCCTAAATTAAGACAGATTGAACCAGATAGACCCCTTGTCGTTATGATAGAAGATATTGATAGCGTTGCAGGGGATAGCAATTATTCAACTTCTGTTTTGCTTAATATACTTGACGGAATTAAGCAAATTGAAAATGTTGTCTACATAGCAACTACAAACTACCCAGAAAAATTAGAAGAGAGAATCACAAATAGACCTTCTCGTTTTGATAGGAGATATTACGTGGCTCCTCCTTCTAGAGAAGTAAGAAAATCTTATCTTTTAAATAAGATAGGGGAGAATAAAATTACAATCGATATCGAAAAATGGTTAGATGATACAGCGGATCTCTCGATGTCTCATTTAAAGGAGCTATTTATTTCTGTTGTTTTATTAGATAATAAATACGAGAATGCAATAGAACATCTAAAAGGAATGAAAAAAACACCAAGAGGAAAAAATCAAAAACAAGTTGGGTTCACTTCATATTAAATATGAAAAACAGGGATCACATACTAATAAGAATAGCGAGAAATATAGCTGATATCAATCACCAACGAGCTAAAAAATTGTTATTTAAAGTATTAGAGACACATATTGAATCATGGTGGAATTAAAAATATCATAAAATTTTTGATATTGAATATAACGGTGGCGATTGGCGAAGTAAAAGCCTTGCACTACCGTTGATGTTCAGCACTACACTTGATGGCTTTTATTTTGCCAATTGCGTGTTAGCGGTTCGGGCTTCTCCGCTTTTAGAAGTCCAAAATTTAATAACAAAAAAAAATGAAAAGAGAATTTAATGTTTACAAAAGTTGGTTCGCTGGATTTAGAGCAAAAGATTTGTTTCCAATATTCAGTTTTACCAAAAATGTTCAAGGCTGGTTTTTTACTCGTGTATGGTCATTGAATTGGTTTACTTACGCTTTGTCGTTTAGTTTGACAAAAACAAGCGATTTGAACGAAGATAGAAGTTTGTCACACGAGAAAAATGTCAAACGGTATATGCTGTCTTAGCCTGACCGCTAACGGATTGCAGCTATGCGCTCGTTTTAATGGCGCATAGGTGCTGTTATGTGATGTGCTTTTATTAACCGAAAATAAATTATTATGAACAAATCAATAGAAATAACCGATTGTAAAAACAGGACACCGGAACAGGTTGTGCTGGGTTATAAAACGGCATTGGTTGAAGATGTGTTTCATCAAGGTATGAAAAAAACAGCAATGCAACAACTAATTGATGAAATAGTTGAACATCTTACTTATGATGATGATTTAACTGATGATAATAGAACAACTCTTGAAACTATTAGATTGAGATGTTTAGGAAAATTATCAATGGAGAAAGATCAAATAATTAACACCTTTAAAGATGCGCAAGTTTTTAAAGTTATGAATGATGAAACAAGAGCAGAACAATACTACTACAAAATATATGGAAAATAACATAGAAACAATTGCAAAAAGATATTGGGAAATATACAACTCTTTTGAAGGACAAACCCATTTAATTGATGTAGAAATGGAAGTAATTAATATGTTAGCAGAAGAGTTATTCTACAATGGGAATATGGATAACATGCCAAAAGTATTAACTCATATGTATTTTTTAGGAAAAATTAATCAACAATTTGAAAAAGAAAATGGACAATAGAAAAACCGCAATGCAAGAATTGTTTGATAATTTAGAATCAATTGATATAAAAGTACCAATTGGAGTTAAACAAATATTCCTTGAAAAAGAGAAAGAGCAAATAGCTGACACTTTCTACTCAGGTTATGAAGATAGAGATTTGTTCCAACACGGACATGATTATTACGATAAAATGTATGAAAGAAACGGTTGGCAAGGTATTATATTTCTTGGAGAAGTTGATGATGTAAAAATCTATTATGATAGTTATCATCCTGAACAAACATTGACAGTTGAATTAAATGAAGATAAAACGGAAATGGTTTATATCATTAGTCCGTATGATGATATTGAAATATTTGATGGAATTAAAAAAAATATTATTGTATCTGAAAAACCGACCACACTAGAAAAAACAATTAAAATATGAACAAAAAAGAAATCATCAAAAAATGGAAAAAAAGCGGTCTATTAGATAACCTTACTAAAATGGATAAAGATAGTCCGATGTTAAAAGTTATTGAATCAATTAAAGAACAACGAATAAACGAATTTCCAAATATAGAACCAATGAATAAAGTAAACGAGGCTGGTTACAATGAATCAACCAAATTTGGTCCTTCAGAAAACAACCCACCATACATCTCAGACGACTTTCAAATAGGTCCTGATGGTGCCTATGAACACAATGAAATAGTTCATATACAACAACAGTTAATCGATTTGTTATACTCACAAGTAATAGACTTATCAATGATGTCTAAAATTGAATTAGGTGATAATGTCATTGCTGAGATTAAACGATTAAAATCTATTATAGATGAAAAGACTACTTAGAATTATTATTGGACTTCCGCTATGTCCAGTTCCGATGTTTTTAGGAACTTGGATATGGCTATTTTCAAACACTAAAGATTCATGGATAGAGAGTATTGGGTATCTTACTTGGAATTTAGCATCGGGAGATTGGGATAAATTACCAGAATAAAAACAATTAAAATAAAAAATAAACATGGCAGATTTTTCAAAACAATGGTGTGAAATTAATGATACTAGTATGCCTAGTGATTTCGACATTTTAGAAGAGGCAAATAATATTAAACCTAATCATTATATTCCTATGATATGTGAAGGATATGGTTTTGTAGCAATAGGTAAAGATGAGCATGATGATATTATATTAGCATTTAAAGATAATGAAGGTAATATTAAATGGGAAACTTATAACAGCGTTATTAAATAAAACAAAAATTATGGACAATAGAAAAACATCAATGCAAGAATTGTTTGATAATTTACAAGCAATTGATATATCTGTACCAAATGGAGTTAAACAAATATTCATTGAAAAAGAAAAACAACAAATAGAAGATGCTTTTTACTCAGGTTATGAGGATAGAGATTTGTTTAAACATGGTGATGATTACTACAATAAAATGTATGAAAAAAATGGTTGGCAAGGTATTATATTTCTTGGAGAAGTTGATGATGTAAAAATATACTATGATAGTTATCATCCTGACCAAACGCTGACAGTTGAATTAAATGAAGATAAAACGGAAATGGTTTATATCATTAGTCCGTATGATGATATTGAAATATTTGATGGAATTAAAAAAAATATTATTGTATCTGAAAAGCCAACTACATTGGAAAAAATAATTACAAATGAATAATCTAGATAACAAACTACCCTGTCAAAAAGAATATGTTTTTGACAACAGAGAAGTTAAAACCTCATTACCCGGGGCTGAACTATCTGATGTTGATAGTTTGAAATATTTTTTTCAAAAATACATATCTTCAGTTGAAAATACAAAACCAAGTCAAAGTATGGCGAATATACTGAAAGCATGGATTGATATTATACAGCAAAAATCAAATAAATAAAAATGAATAAATTAGATAAAGATTATTGTAACCTACTTCAAGATATCTTGGATAATGGTGTACAAAAAGAAACTAGAAATGGTGGTACTTTGAGTGTATTTGGAAGACAAATACGTCACAAAATGAGCGATGGGTTTCCGTTGCTAACTTCAAAACACATAAAGTTCGATTTGATCGTTTCCGAGCTCATTTGGTTCCTTCAAGGTCGAACTGATTTAAGATGGTTACTGGAGCAAGGAAATACTATCTGGGTGGGGGACGCTCACAAGCGATTTATATTAGCAACGTCTGAAGATGAATATCAAGAGCCGACAGAAGATGCAAGAAAAAGATTTATTGATAAAATCAAAAATGATAAAGAATTTAGTGATAGATTCGGGGATCTTGGTCCAATTTACGGATTTCAGTGGAGAAATTGGGGTAAAGATTTTAAACAAGTATTAAATGAAACGGGAGATAAGGTTTATGATATAACAACAACTGGTATAGACCAAATCGCAAACCTAATCCACGACCTTAAAACAAATCCAGACTCAAGACGATTAATGGTTAATGCTTGGAACGTTGCAGATTTGCCGGTTACTGATTATAAAACAGACGACGAACTCTATCAAGATTACTTAAAAGATATAGGAAAATCATAAAAACTATTACCCTCCTTAGATATATAAATAAAAAGGAGGTAATACCATTATGATTATATATAAGACAACAAATTTAGTGAACGGTAAGATTTACATAGGACAGGACAAATATAACAATCCAAGATATCTTGGATCTGGAAAAATTTTACATCTTGCTTTTAAAAAATATAGCGTTGAAAACTTTATCAAAGAAATAATTGAAGAGTGTGAATCAAAAGAACACTTGGATGAAAGAGAAAGGTATTGGATAAACTTTTACAAGTCAACTGATAGAAATATTGGATATAATATAGCGTTAGGTGGAAATGGCGGGGACACTATTTCAAATCATCCGGATAAAGATTTAATTAGACAAAAACATTCAGAATGGATGCAAGAAAACAATCCAACCAGAGGTAGAAAGAGGAGTGAAGATGAAATGGAAAGATGGAAAGATTCTTTTGTTGGAAAATATAAAGGTGAAAACAGTCTAAACTTTGGAAAAAAACATAATGGTGATTCAAAGATTAAAATGTCAGAAGCTAGAAAAAAATGGCATGAAACCTTAACAGAAGAAGAAAGAAATAGCATTAGCGATAAAATAAGCAAATTAAATAAAGGTAAAGAAGGTTATTGGAAAGGAAAAGATAATACTAATCATTCCGACTGGATGAAACAAAATAACCCGATGAAAGGTAGAACCCACACTGATGAAATTAAGCAAAGAATATCTGATGCTAATAAAAAACCTAAGTCTGATGAAACGAAAAGAAAACTTAGTGAAGCTAACAAAGGTAAAAAACCAGGAAACATAGTTAAGGTTGAAATAGGGGGAATTGTTTATGAAAGTCTAACAGAAGCTTCTATTAAAACTGAGATAAATTTATCAACATTAAGAAATCGAATTAAATCAAAAAATGTTAAATACTTAAATTACAAAATATATGAATCAGCTAAGTAAAGAAGAGTTTTTAGAAAAACTAAAAACTGACAAAGATTTTAATTTCAGATATGGAAGAAAACATATTACAGAAGGAAAAATGGTACTTCCTCCTTGTCACTATGGATTTCAAGTTTATACAAGAGAAATGTCAGTTCAAGAAAGACAGAAGTATGATAATCATTTTGATAGTTTAATTGGTGAATACCCAGACCATCATATTACATTAGATAAAAGAGGAGTACCTCGTAGAGCAATCTCGTTAATGTGGAATCAACGAAGTTGTGATGTGGGTCTCGGCATCCCCTTTAATATAGCATCTTACGGGTTGTTATTAGAGATAATCGCTAAAGCAGTTAATATGGTTCCTGATGAATTGATTGGAAATTTAGGTGACACACACTTATACTTAAACCATATTGAACAAGCAAAGGAGCAGATTGGTAGAGAGTTGAGTTTGGAAGAAAGGTTATCTTTAGTTAAAAATAATGTAATGAGTTTTGATGAATTATCCAAAGCAAATTATGATGAATTTTTTAAAAAGAATAATATACCGAACAGAACTAGAGAACCATACCCATTACCAACATTAAAAATTGTGGGTTACCCTGAAGAATATAAGCATCCAAATGACGAACGACTATTTGAAGAGTTTGACATATCTGACTTTCAACTTGAAAATTACCAATCACACTCAACTATTAAAATGCCTTTATCAAACTAAAAAAATATAAATTATGGAAAACTACAAATCGGATTACTACAATCCAGAAACACTTAAAAAATCAGAAGTTGAAACTAAAATACCTGTTAGTTTAGTTAATAAGGTTAAGCAAACACTAGATAAATTGGAAGGCTACATGATAACACCAACGATGGTTAATCCCAAATATGATTCAGTAACATTCGGGATCATGGATATGACTAATAGAACATTAAAATATAGAGTTTCAATCACACCAAATTACCTTTAAGTAATTAATACATATATATAACCATGAAAAAACTAATTATTACAGCACTGCTGTGTTTACTTAGTCTAACCGACTATAGCCAAACATCCAAATTAGACTCATTTATCAATACATGGGTGGGTGCTCCATATCGCTATGGTGGAACTACACTTAAAGGTATTGATTGTTCGGGTTTTGTACAGAAAATGTATGAGGAGGTATTTAATATACTTATTCCCCGAACAGCTAAAACACAATACAAAGTAGCTACCAAAGTATCTAAAGATGAGATATCTATTGGTGACTTGTTGTTCTTTATAAGTCCCAACAGTCCATCAGGATGGCATGTGGCTATTTATTTAGGTAATAATTTATATGCACACGCTGCTAATAAACGAAAAGGAGTAGTGATGAGTGAATTAACAACGAATGTGAGGAAACGAATATACTCTGTTGGTAGATTTGAGAGTCCAAAAGTCGATTTGTATTTTTATTTAAAAGAAATTTAAAGTTATGAGATACGCAATTACATCAATGTATGCTAACCCAATTCATCCTGGACACATCGAGTGTCTTAAATTATCTAAAGAAATAGCGGATGAGGTATGGGTTATAGTGAACAACGATAAACAAGCTGAATTAAAACGTGGTGTCCCATCATTCCAAGATGAACAATATAGGAAGGAAATAGTGGGAGCAATACGGTATGTGGATTATTCCTTTGTATCAACTGATGAGGATGAGTCAGTATGTAAATCAATACGGGCACTACATAGTGCTATTTTAAATATTGACCATGATGCTGAGATTGTCTTTACAAAAGGTGGAGACAGGTTCGCTGATGAAATACCTGAGAAAAAAGTATGTGACGAACTGAGTATCCAAATCATTGATAAGTTAGGAGAAAAAACACACCACTCGAGTCAAATTATAAAAGTATTCAATTAACGAAAAAAACCCAACAGTAAATAAAATTGTGGCATTAAAACTATGAAAATAATAAATACAAAATTTAAAATAGGAGACAAAGCATATAAGCCGAAAGGATATAAATTTCCTTGTACCATCGTCTCTGTATTTAAAACTTCTGGTGGCGATATTAGGGTTGTTGCAGAAATGGAAGGATATGGGTTGTTACATATATTCAACGAAAATCAACTAGAAATTAAAGACAGCTATGAACAAATTGAAGAAGATCTCAGAATCCCAGGAGCCGGTTGTTAACAAAAATATCTAAACACAAAAAGTTATAAATGATAGAAGAAAGGCCATGGGGATTTTACGAGATCCTACTTGAAACCGAATACACCAAGGTAAAACAGATAACGGTAAACCCCGGGCAGAAACTGTCGTATCAATACCACTCAAAAAGAAAAGAGTTCTGGACGATAGTTAAGGGAACAGCAACGATAATTTTGGACGATGAAAATATTCTTGTTTTTCAAGGAGAATCTATCGATATCCCTTTGCGGGCTAAGCACAGAATCATAAACGAAACAGCCCAACCAATAATTTTTATAGAGGTTCAAACAGGAAGTTATTTTGGAGAGGATGATATAATCAGAATCGATGATGAATACGGAAGAGAAATAAATATATCAAATTTATCTAGATAACATGGAAAATAATGTAAATCAAAATAAAACGGAAATGGATATTTTAACCTTTCACCCAATTAAAAAGTCGGATCTTGGATTTCATGGAAATCTTTTTGGTGGGCAACTATTAAAATGGATTGATGCAGCTGCGGCTGGATATTCTATGCAATTATGTGATACCCCAAGAATGGTCACTATACTTATCGATAAGTGCTATTTCGAAAAACCTGCTAAGGAGGGACAATTGGTTAAGATCTATGGAATACCTACTGATATAGGCCACACATCAATAACATTATACATTGAGGCAAGAGCACATAATGTTTACACAGGTAAGCAGGTAGTAGTACTTAAGACTCATATAAAATTTGTTCATATAGACGAGGAGGGAAATCCAATACCTATTGGGGAGAAGGGTAGAAACTCCGTCGGTAGAATGATAGAGGCAAACAAAGAATTTATAGAAAACATAAAACAAAATAAACCATCAAGAACCACAAAATAGTAATAGCATGAACAAAGAACAAAAAGCACAATCAATAATAGGTCCGCTGGGAGCTATTATCTCTCATTCAAAAAGTGGGTACAGAGAAAGACATCCTGAAAATTTATCAATCTTTAATGCAAACATTTGCACTAAGAATGAAAAGATCTGGTGGGGAGATTTGGACGTAACGCTAAAGCAAACTTTCATAGCTGATTTAGCATTTATTTTAAGTGAGGATCTTTATGTTCTCTATGAGATGGACGGAAGATTTGAAAATGAGGATAAACCTAAAGTAGATAGATATGCAGTTAAATTCTTTTATGATGGCGGTATTGAGCTATCTAAATCTTTAACCGAGTACTATGACAATAGCCTAATGAAAAAGTAATGAAAGCAGAAAAAGTAAAAGCCCTATTTATATCAGATGTCCATTTGGGCAGCAAGGGATCGAATTCAGGAAAACTTTTAGAAACACTAAAAATGTACGATCCGGAGGAACTCTTTATAGTTGGGGATTTTATTGATGGATGGCTTCTTAAGAAAAGACATTATTGGACACAGCAGAACACCAACCTTATTAGAAAAATATTATCATACAGCAAAAACGGAACTAATGTAACTTACATAACAGGAAATCATGACGAATTTCTAAGACATTATGTTCCGCTATTTCTTGGTGATAATATAAAAGTAGTTAACGAGGCTAAATTTAAAGGGTACTATATAACACACGGAGATCTTTATGATGGAGTTGTTAAGTTAAAGTGGCTAGGAATGATGGGATCTGTTGGCTACGAGATGGCAATATCTCTAGATAGATTTCTTAAAAGACTAGGTTATAAAAGGTCACTGAGTAAATATTTAAAGAATAAAGTTAAAGGAGCAATTAAATTTATAACATCTTTCGAAAAGCAATTAGTTTTTCAGGCTAAGAAAAGAGAATGCACCGGAGTTATCTGTGGACATATACACACAGTGGCTGATACCCACATTGACGGGATCCACTATCTTAATTGTGGAGACTGGATAGAAAATAATAGCTATATAGTTTATGATAAAGGATTATTTGAGCATCGTTATTCCTTGTAAAAACGAGGAAAATTACATTAAAAGAACCCTTGATGAGATATCTATTCAATCAGGGACAAAAGGAATGAGAGTTATTATTGCCGATGGTGGATCCACTGATTCTACGATTCAAAAAATAGAAGAATTCATAAAATCCGAAGACAACAACCTGAAAATAGAGGTTATAGAAGGAGGAGCAGTTTCAGTGGGGAGAAATAGAGGGGCTGGCCTAGTTAAAACCCCATTTATATTATTCTTGGATGCTGATATAACATTTACCGATTTGGCAGCAATAGACATTTCTTCTAATGAACTTAAAGAAAATCCGCATCTTGAACTTATCGGGACAACCCCAGAATATATGGGTGAAGCTGATCTGGCAGCAAGTCTAATATTTTCATTCAATAGATTAACCACTAGAATAATGTCAATGATAGATCCATTTGCAATCGGTGCATTTATGCTAATATCAAGGGAAAAATTTGTAGAGCTGGGAGGATTTGATGAGATGGTACATCAGTCTGAGGATTGGTTGCTAAGCAGACAAATAAAAACCAATAACTTTAAACTCATACCAAATCTGATAACCCAGGATAACCGAAGATTTAAGAAATTCGGATATATCAAGATGCTTAGGATGGTCATGAAAAATTGGTTTAATAGAGGCGACAAGAAACACTTCTACAAGGATCAGAAATACTGGGAATAAAATAAAAATAAAATATATGAAAATAGAAGTTTCAATCGGAGAGATAGTAGATAAGCTATCCATATTAAGTATCAAAAAAAATAATATAACTGATTCTGGTAAATTAGAAAACGTAACTAAAGAGTATGATTACCTTTATGAAATCGTATTTGACGAATTAAGGGTTTCTGAAGATGATTTTTTAAATCTTGTTTCGATTAACGAGAAGCTATGGGTTATCGAGGATGATCTTAGAGATAAGGAAAGAGTGAATGAATTTGATCAGGATTTCATAGAGCTTGCTAGATCCGTTTATTACACAAACGATAAAAGAGCAGAGATCAAAAAAGGGATCAACATAAAATACGGTTCGCTTTTTGTGGAGGAAAAATCCTACAAAAACTATGAGGACACCTGGAGTCAGGAGGATAGAATAAAATGGTTTGTTACAAACTACTACGAGACCGGTATGGAGATTGAGTCAATGGTGATTGCCATGAAAGATACTGATCTGGATAATTTCCTTTGGTATGGCGAAAAAATAGACATCCCTAAGAGCTCATTAGAAGCCGCTAGAAGGACACAATAGAAAATCTTATGGTAGTTATGGATATAGAAAGATGTCCGCTTATATGTCAAATAATCGGCCTTTAATAGGTATTTCTATCGGAGAATAAAGGATCAGGAGCTATATGTTCCTGATTTTTTTTGTTTGCAAGATAAGCCATTGCAGTTTGACCTAATTGATCCTCAAAGCTTGGCATCTTATATGGCTCCTGAATGATATTAACCCCATTGACTATATTGGGATTCATTGCTTCCAGTCTTTTCGCTATGTGATCTAAATATTCTTTACTTGGTATCATATCTTATATATATTGTGATATATAGACTAAATTTAAAAAAATTATAAATGAAAAACCTAAAACTTTTCAATGACTTTAGCCTTAACGAGAGCGAAAACGAAATTAAATCCGGTTTAATACAAAAAATAAATTTATCTAAATCTGGAGAAAATTACGATAAAATCAAAGAATATCAGGCTAAGTTGAATCTAGCTTTACCTGAAGACGCTCCAAAGATAGAGGTAGATGGATTTTATGGGGTGAATACAGAAAAGGCAATTAGAAAAGTTGCTGAAACTAGCAAAGAGCTAAAGGGTACAGATGGTAAAGCTCTTACTCCAAAGATTATGAAATATCTTGATAAAAAAACTGGGGGAAAGAAAATTAATAATAATACCACAGAAAAATCTAAGGATTATTTACTTTTTAACGGTAACAAGCTTGAATTTATAGAAAACGGTAAAGTGACTAAATCTTGGACTGCTGTATCAGGAAGAACGTATTACCACTGGTATATGAAGCCAGCCATTTGGAATAAAAGGTATACCATGTCTCACGCAGAATGGGCTAAGGCTAAGAAGGAAGGACCTACGCCTCCTGGATTATACACTTTAGGGGTAACCCAGCACAGACCTTCAGATTCAAAATGGAAAACCGATGCAAACTACGTTAAAAGTGCGGTTGCCAAATCTACGGTTTCAGATTTACCCGGGAGTCCAGTAAAGGATACTGAGGGACACGAGTTTATTCAGAATACTAAGATGTCTAAAATTGCATGGGGAGATTATAGATGGGCTTTAAAGCCTAAGGCAGGTACAGACACATTAGGTAGAAATAGTTTTTATCTACATGGGGGAAGCACACCAGGATCAATCGGATGTATAGATCTAGTAACAAACAGCGGTGATTTTGCTAAATATTATGCTCAATGGAGAGAAAAAACTGGGGAAAAAACAATAGAGGTTAAAATAGATTATTCTACATTTAAAAAAGACGCAACAATAGACGTTGCGTCCCAACCATATACAATGTCGCCTTCAGTAAGGACAAACCCAAATACGTGGTATACTGTAACGGATAAGGAGATTATAGATTCATTAGGAAAGGATGACATAGTAATCAAACCAGAAGTACTCAAGAAAAGAAGATCATAATTAAATAATTAAAAGTCAGAAGCAACTTCTGACTTTTTTTGTGGTATTTTTTATTCCCGAGAATTTGATTTATATTTGTAAATAAATAATCAGATCAATGAAAAAGATATTTAACGTTCTAATAGTTCTGCTATTAGTTACCTCCTGCATAAATGCACAAACAAAGAAGGGGGTTAACATTAAGCCTAAAGTTGATAATATACAAAAGTACAAAGACAGCATTATAGCTTTGGCTAAACTTGGATACTCTAAGTATTATAAAGATCTGTCCACCAAAAGGGTTATTATAGTCGATTTTACTAGACCAATGGAAACTGAAAGGCTTTTCGTAGTAGATCTAGATTCGAATAAAATAATCAAATCTGCAAAGGTTTGCCACGGCAAAGGATCTGGGATGCTTTCTATACCAACTCAATTCTCTAATCAAATTGATTCGAAAAAATCTTCTCTTGGATATATGAGAACATCAGAAACATATAATGGATCTTATGGCTATTCAATGAGAGTCGATGGATTAGAAAAAAGAAATAGCAACGTCAGAAAAAGAGCAATCATATTCCACAATAGCGAGGTTCAGTCAACACCATGGAGCTGGGGATGTTTCTCTATGTCAGAAAAAGATTGTAAAGAGGTGATAGATCTAACTAAAAAGGGAAGTTTGATTTATGCCTTTTCTAATCTATAGGAAACAAAACAAAGAATAATTTCTATATACATCATGGAATATAAAGAATTTTCTGAAATCATAGATCGTCTAAAAGAATATGATTCTTCAGTACAGAAAGCACATAATGTTGGTGTAGATCTTTATGACTTTGGAGATGGATTACATCATGTAATAAGCATATTGATTAAAGAAGTATACGGGGAGGAAGGAGCTGATTGGTTTAGCTGGTTCTGCTACGAATCTGAATATGGTGAGAAAGATTGGAATAAGGGAAACCTAGACACATATGAAATCATTGACGGTAAGATGGTCAAGGTAAAGAAATCAAAGAAAAAGAAATATGGTGCAGCAGACAAAGATGGAAAGCCTATTTGTTATTCCGTTAAATCTACCTGGGAATATCTAGAGAAAAACTATAAATCTAAATAATATGAGTGGAGACGTAGAAATGGACGCATGTGATTTCTGTAAAGAAATCAAACCAGTAGAAAGAACTTATCTGAGACCTAGCAAGTATGTTAAATCCGATGACATGACAGTAAACCAACACCTGTATAATGAGGGTGGTTATTTTATTATCATCAAAACTTGTTTCTGTTGCGGAACACCTAAGACATCCTAATATGAGCGGGGGAGCATTTGATTACAACCAGTACAAGATCGGCTACATGGCGGATCAGATAGAGCACGAGATAGAAAGAAGCGGACGGCCAAAAACTCAGGAAGAGCTTAAAGATAGTTGGAGAGATCCTAGCTGGTACGAGAAGTATCCAGAAGATCTAAATCACCATAAATACCCAGAAGAAGTCTTGGCAGAATTTAAGAATGCTGTTAAGAATCTTAGGGTGGCAGAGATCTATGCACAGAGAGTAGATTGGTTGCTTAGTGGAGACGACGGAGAAGATACTTTTATCGAAAGACTTAAATCAGATTTAGCAAAGATAGAAACCACTAACAATGAATAATAAACAAAATGAAGAACAGGTATTTCTAAGAGAACCTTCAAAAGAAAGAACTGCACTCTATGAATTAATGAGGATGAGATATCCAAATGGAAGCAAAGAAAAGCAACTAGAATTTTCTTTGGAGATATCGGACGAAAGAATATCAGATTACGCTGATATGTTTACTGTAAACAAATAATAAAATGAAAATAATATTTTTAGATGGCGATGATATATAAAATAAATATCTTATTATGAATATATGTCAGCGATGCGGAAATAACCATGATGGCTCATACGGCTCAGGAAAATACTGCAGTAAAAAATGTGCATTTACAAAAAATGAAAATCAATTAGCCGCGTACAGAAAACCTAAGTCACTCGAAACCCGTATAAAAATGAGCAAACCAAAGTCTGACACTTCTAAGATGGGTAAGCGTGATAAATCGGGAGATAAAAATCCAAATTCACGGGTAATAAATGGGAAATTAAAAGATAGAAATAATTCAGCTTATCAAAACATATGCGCATCAAATAAACGTAATGGTTTAGGCTGGATAGAAGAAAATTGCAAAGCTCACTCAGAAAAAATGAAAGGTGAAAGTAATTGGATGAAAGGTAAAAAACATTCACAGGAAAGTATTGACAAAATGAAACTTGCAATACAGGAAAAATATAATTCCGGAGAATTTAACTCATTTACCAGATCAATATCAAAAGCTGAACGCGAAATTATAAAGTACCTAACTAATAATGAAATTAATATCATTAGTCAGTATATAATAAAAGGAAGTCCATTAAGGTATGATTTATACTTGCCTAATAAAAATTTGATAATTGAATATTATGGTGACTATTGGCACGGTAATCCTAAAATTTATAAAAAAGATTCCCTATTAGGTAGGGGAACTAATAGATATACTGCTGGAGACAAATGGATGGCTGATAAAGAAAAAGAAAATTTTGCTATTAATGCAGGCTATGACATATTAATCATATGGGAGTCTGACTTTAATTCAAATAAACATAACATTTTAAATACATTATTATGAAAATTTTGTTCCTGGATAATGACGGAGTAATCTGTCTCTCAAATAATTGGGGAGGAAGAAGCAAAAAATGGTCTAGATATCGAAGTGAAAATCCAGAGTCTAGCAAGGAGTTAAAAGATGCTCCGGTTACTGTGAGATTCGATGACTTTGATAAAAAAGCGATATCAGTTCTCAATGAGGTTCTGGAAGAAACCGGTACGGAAATAGTTGTCTCTTCCGACTGGAAGTTGCACGGTAATCTAGAAGAACTTGGAGAGTATTACGAATCCCAAGGTATTTTAAAGAAACCTATAGCAACAACACCGAATCTCTATGACTTCGACGAGCAATCGGCTGGACTCTATCATTGGAAGGGTTGGAAAGAAAAAGAGAGAATATTAGAAATAGAAAAATACCTTGAGCTACATCCGGAGATTACTCATTGGGTTGCTATCGACGATCTAAACATGTCGCCTGAATATAACCAGGGGCATGGTCTAAAAAACTTTGTATTAACACCTAGGTCAAATGAAGGGATTAAACAATCGGGGATAAAAGATAAACTTTTAAGTTATCTGATATAATAAATTGGATATATAATCCATGGAAAATCGAATACACAATTTCGAATCATTTATAAGTTTAAACGAGTCTAAAAGTGATGGAACAAGCATCATCATAGGTGATTCATGTACACCAAACATATTTAGGAGGTCTAAAACCCTTACTATGTTAGGAACTAATGGTTCTGAAGAAAGTTTATGGAAAAGTGGAATGGGGGTTAAATGGTTAAAATCAGCCGTTTCTAAGCATCCAGTTGAAACTAAAGTTAAAGATGTTGTAATAAACATCGGAACGAATGGTGCATTTGGGCCTAATGATGATATTAAAGGACTTATGGTGGAATTAAAAAGGGTTTTTCCGCAGGCAAAATTTTCTGTTATTCAGGGATCATGGGGATGGGGAAATAATGTATCGGTAACTGCGGATAAGGTAAAGACATATTATGGCAGATTTAAAGCTGAAGGTGTTACAGTTATCGAACCTCCTATTGGAAAAGTGGCAGATCCACACACAAATTTACCAGTATATGATACCATAGCAAAGGAGATTGATGGCTTGGTAACAAACCAATCAGGTTATATTGTTCCAACAGATCTAAGAAAAGGAAACCCTGCAACAAGTCAAATCATTTCTAGAACTGGTGATTCTTATACATATAAAGTTGAAGGCGATCATTGGTTAGCTAAAAAAGATAGCCAATCAAGATGGTATGAAATAACGGGAGCAGATTTTAAACCTACATATCAAGTTTCAATTGACACATTAGATAAAGAAAATCCTAATATGAGATCTAACAATGCACCAAAAAAGGTACAGAAATAATAAATAATATAAAATGAAAAAATTACAAGTAATTGATTTTTGGGCACCTTGGTGTCAGCCATGCAAAGCGATGGAACCAACAATCGAGTCATTGATGACAACATTAAATCGGGAAGCCAGTGTTTCATTTTTAGTTTCCATTATTTATTGTCTTTTTTGTTTGAATTACCATTGGTTTCAATACCTTCCTTTGTTCCGAAGTAATAAGAGAAAATCATAAGCACCAATGTTTTAATCAAATCGAATAACTGAGTGTTTTGTTCGTCACTGAGTAACTTAACCTGCCAAGCTATTACCTTATCAACAATGAACAACGCAACCAACGAGGTGAATACTAGTAAGATAAATCGAACCAATATTTCCTGTGTATGTGTTGCAAACATTTTATTAACGTAATAGACTGACCCGCCTATTACACACAAACCCAATAGGATTCCAATTATCATTACAATTCCGCCTTCTGAAAACATATTTAAGTTGTAATTATTTTAGTAAGTTATAGTATTCTTTGAAATGTTTTATGCGGTCTTGCAATCCCAAAATTCCGCCATTTACTCTTTTAGTTACTGATGTAACAACCTGATCGGTAGCGCCCTGATCACAAATTGACCAAAGTTTATTGTTGTTGAAGAACCAAGCAGCAGAAGCCAAAGGATATTTAGTAGCGACCAAACTAGGATTTGCCATAATATCATCATCTACAGTTTTATCAAAAGATTGGTGGTTAGCCTTGCCGGTTAACTGAATGAAACCTGCGCCTTTGTATTTCCACCCATCCCCAGATGCTTCGTCTCCGTTACCCATTCTTGATGCATAAACTCTATTAGCAATTTTTTCCGGGTTTCTTGCATATGACTCACTAATATTTCCTGGGAAATATTTGGGGAATGTTTTTTTTAATCCGTCAGCTGAATAGTTAAGGTTCTCTGTAACTGCTTTGAATCCCCCCGATTCGTGACCCGCTTGGGCCAAGAAGTGAGCTAATCTTAATACGTTAGTGATTCCGAATTTAGCTGCTGTATCTGGTATTTGTGCGATAACTGCATCTGGAATGTGTCCTCTTAAAGCATCTAGTTTAAATGCTGAAGGTGGGATAGCTACTGGAGCTGCTACTGGAGAAGAGCCAAACATTTTAACCCAAGTTACGTCTCCTACTAAACCGTCTGCTGTTAGACCGTTAGCTGCTTGCCACGCTTTTACTTTTGCTTCCGTACCGGGACCAAAAGCACCATCGGCTGTTAAGCCTAATTTTTCTTGGAGTTTTTTTACATCATCTCCTTTAGATCCATTCTTCAGTAACATATTTTTTTGGTTTTTTTTTATATATCCCCGCTTTTTGTTTTTTTACTAAAGCGTTTATCCTATAGTTGAAACAAATTACTACATTTAGCTAAAGATAACAAATAAAATAAGATATGACAAAAATTTAGAACAAATTAAAGAATTATATGATAGTACTATGAACAGTATATCGGATAAAAAATTTTCTTTGATGATGGCTATTGAGCACAAGAAAATTAATCCAAAGGTTGATGTTTTTTCAAAAGCAAAAGAATATTATAAATGGATCATAGAATCTAATATTCCTGATGAACTTTAATAATAGCAATAAATTAAAAATATGATATACATTTCAGTGGATGTCGAAACAACAGGACTAGAAAAAGATCGCTATCAGATTCTTTCAATCGGTGCTATCCTTGAGGACACAACCAAGAAACTTAGTTTTGAAGAGATACCTAAGTTTCACGCAGCCATCTTGCATAACGAGATAACAGGTTCACCCTTCGCTATCAATATGAATAGTAAGATCATCGAAGCAGTTGCTCAATATCAGAATGCAGAGAATCAGGATGAGAAGAACGATATTGTACAGATGACTGGTATGCAATTCTATCAAGAGGATCAAGTTGTCGAAGGATTTTACCGCTGGCTTTTTGATAATGGACTGGTTGATTTTGATCCTTTGTTAGCGGGTCAAATGGTAGGGATAGAAAATGGAAAGAGCTATCCGGCTTTAACATCAAAGATGAAACCAGTTACAATTAACGTGGCGGGTAAAAACTTTGCTTCATTTGACAAACACTTCTTAGAGAGATTACCTAGATGGAAACAAGTTATCAGACTTAGACAACGCATCATCGATCCATCTGTCATCTTTACCAACTGGAACGAAGATAAGTCAATGCCTTCTTTATATGAATGCAAACAGAGAGCTAAAATCCAAGGCATAGTTACACACGATGCTTTAGAAGATGCTTGGGACGTTATACAGTTACTGAGAACACAATATTAGTGATCATTAGTCGCGGGAGAGAACGCAACAGATCATAAGGGTGAACATGTTCGAGCCATGGCTACTAATAAATTGGGGAATATAAAAACAAAACAATATGGGATTTTTAACAAACATGATAAGCGCTACTATTAAGACAGCTCTTACACCTGTGGCTATAGTAAAAGATGTAGTAAGCATAGCTACTGGTGAAGAAGCAGATGCTACAAAGAACTTACTAAGTAGTGCAGCTGAAGATGTAGCCGACGCAGCAGACGAATTAGGAGACGGCGAATTTCTTTAAACCTATGGTTGATTACGAAATAGAGGAAATTCTGCCAAAGATATTTGCTCTTAAAATAGAGGACGGATATCAGAGGGCTATGCTTTTTATGAGGAGTCAAGAACACTATGAATCTGCATTCCCCGAAATAAAAGGGAAACACTTCGATGCTTTTTTCTTTATGGAGACATATAGGAAATGGAAAGGTGTAGAATACTTTTCATATCCTGACGACTGGGCGGGTTTTAATGTGCCCGGTGAAATTGTCGAACTTTGCACTAAACATGTTTTAGATGCACGTAATGGACTTTTTCCTACCCCCTATGATTATATCATGGATTCGGTAATTAGCTCAATAAAGAGCAAAATAGGACCAGATACGAAATACTATTTACTTGGTGTAGATAGCTTTGATAGCAGAACGATGAATCATGAGTTAGCCCATGGTCTATATCACGTTAATCTAAAATATAAGGTGTCTACCTACGAGCTAGTCCTGGGTTTATCTAAGAAAATTTTTGAAGATATGGAAAGAATACTTTTAAATATGGGATATTGTGATGATGTAGTTTGTGATGAGATCCAAGCTTATATGTCTACGGGACTAACAGCAGATATGTCCAGGATAAAAGGTATAAAGAAAGAAACTAAATCTTTCTCTGACAACTTTAAAAAATATTTATCTTAATTTATAAAGAACGTAAAAAAAGCCTAGTTTATGCTAGGCTTTTTTTATGGCATTATTTACTGCTATGGATTAGATGGATAACCAGACTCTCTATGAAGTTTTTCGAAAACTTCTTGTTGTTTTGACTCCTTTAAATACTTAGCAAGATCTCTGACGGTATCAAAATCTTTAGCATCTAGAGCTTTATCTATTAATTTTTCGATTTCTCTCTTAGAAAGTTCTGAATAATCAATTTCTTCAGGTTCTGCTTGTGCTCTACCTGGGGTTTCCTTGCTTGGCTCATAGTCATCATCATTATCAATGCCTGCTTGTCCTAGTTCATATTTACCAATCTCTTCTGCTACCTCGTCGATAAACTCCTGTACTACTGGTTTAGCTTTAGAATCCTCATTAAGTATCATGTACATAAGATCAAGAAAATCTTTAGCATCCATTGCCATCATCTTGCCGAAAACGTGTTCCCTTAAGTTAGGTATGGTATCATATTCAGGGAAAGTACTGATAAAGTCTCTAAGATCTGCGGCAATTTCTGGGCCATATCTAAGATCTTCGATCTCATCTGCTAATGAATCCGTGTTCATTATAACAGTTTCTGCTGTTTCTTCATCATCAGGAATACCAACTGCAGCGATAAGTTCATAGATACCTTTAACCGATTCGTGAAGTAGCATAGCGAAATCAGTACCTAATGCATTGATAGTAGGTCCGGTTTGTGCGAATAGTTCTTCAGTTTCCTCTGGTACTTCTATACCGTCTTCTAATTCACTTAAGATCCTTTGTGCAAGCTCTTCAGGATTCTCTTCTTCGTCGGTGTTCCATTCAACTGTTACAGATCCGCTGAATCCTGATTTATCCGCTGTCCACATCGCTAACTGAACTTCCATTGGGATTTGCCAATCGAAGAATCCAGCGATTTCTGTGATCTTATTAAGTAGATCTTTATACTCTGCACCTTGCTCTTGCCCTAAGATCCTAGTTAAACCATCTCTAACCTCAGGTAGATTTAGTATTAGCTTAGTGTTCTTAGCTTCCCCTTGGGTGATGTTGTTTGCTATCTCTCTTTTTTGAATTTCTGAAATGATGTTAGCATCCTTAAGCTCTTTAAGCTGTGGCATTTCTGGTGGTTCTGATGGAACATTTTCCATAGATTTCTTAATCTGATCATCCTTAGGAAACTTAATGTTTAACGTGACTTCCTCTAGAATAGACCCGTAATAAGCTCTAATTGCATCTTCTGCAAGCTTTTCTAGTTCCTTTTCTTTTCCTGCTTGAATTTGTCTTACTCTAGAAACAAATGACATGAATCTAGGAATATCAGCGCCATGTCTTCTTTGTAGAGCATCAAGTTTTTCTTTGGCTCTACCTTCAACCTTTGAAAGGTAATCGCCTTCTTTTCCGCCTTCTCCCGGTATTCCTGGGTTATCTTTCAGAGAGGCTTCGTCTACTAATTTTGTAAATGATTTAAAATTCATATTTTTGTTTTAATTTTGAAATGTTAAATTTTATAGGGGCGTTAGCCTTCTTAAGTTCCCTCATAAATCTATCAACAACGTCAGCTGCTTTAGCTTTAGTACCTGGCTTAACAGATGGTTTGTCCCTTCTGATTGGGCTTGGTCTTGAAGGAGTTGGCTTGGTACTTGGAGCAGTACTTGGCTTTGTAGTTGGCTGGCTAGGAGCTGTTTGTGGCTTAGTTGCCAAAAACTCTTCTATTTTGGTAAAAACTTTCATAGTTGTTTTTTAATTTAGATATATATCTTCATATAAAAAAAAAATATAAAATTATATCTTATGATGAAATATAGTTTCCCAACATTTACAGAGAAACAAGCTCTGATGGAAAATGTCCAAGCTGCTAAGGATTATCTTTTGAAGAGATATGCCCTGAAAAATAAGATTAAAACATCCGAAATAGATGACGAAACAAGAAAAAAGATCCTAGAAGATCCAAAATTTAAAGAGGTTAAGGATCTAACCGAGAAATCTCCGGGTTACACCCCAATGTTCGCAAAATTCAGATTTGATCAAAAAGCTCACATGGAAGAGTTAAAAGAGATTTTTGACAATCTAATGAAATATAAGCAAACCTTAGGACAGGATTTGTCTATGAACATTAACGATTACGCTAAAGTTGAGCCCACAGAAGATGATATCCGTCCAGGATATGAGGTTTTGGGTGATGATCTTAGAAATATCGAAAGAAAAAGAAAGCTTAAAAAACTATATGCTGAGTTAACTCCTAGAATGAAAAAATCTTTCTCTAAGGCAACGGACAAGCAAATCAAGGAGCTTACTGAAATTGCAAATCAGCTTGAACTTATTAAAAAGAAGAAAGTTTTAGAAAGTCCAAGAGGTGATAAAAAAGAGTCAAGCGCATTTGAAGCTTTCTGCTGGACGCTTAAGAAATATGATGACACTACCACTTATCCAGAGTACAGAGACGAAAAGGTTGCTTTTGCGGATCTTATTAGAGACTCATTAGAATTCGCTGAAGGTTGGAGTCAAGACGAGTCCGGATTACTTAAGAAGCTTAAAGATCTTGGTCCAATGGCAGGAATTCTTTATGCTAAGGACGGTTACATAGTGGAATCAGCTAGAACACCAGAAGCTCAAAGAGCAATATGTGCAGATACCAACTGGTGTATTAGAACAGATTCAACATTCTGGTCATATGGTGGTGGAAGAATACAGATCAACATCATCAATTCAAACGTTCCTATTACCGATATCCACAGTTTAGTAGGAATAACTGTTAATCCTGACGGATCAATCCACACTGATGCTACCAGGCCTAATAGTAGACTAAGAGATAAGAACGGTAAACAGTACAGAACGCTAAAAGATGCTTTAGAAGGACTTGATTACCCTAAGGATCTAATCGACACCGTAATGGCTAAGTTCAAAATGGAGTGCGATATTAAAATCGCTCTTGAAAGATACTATAAAGAAGGGGTTGGTCTTACTATTAGAAACATTATAGAATCTCTTATAACGACATCGAAAGGTTTCTTATCTGGTGCTATGCCACAGGAAGACTGGGAGAAGATCTCCGGATTGGTTGCTCAAATCATTTTTGAGGTTAAAAAAGATCTTAAGAAGAGCGATTTCATGAACGAATTCAAACAATATGGTATTTTCAGTGAGGCAACATTAAATGTATTCGATAGACTTATCGGAGACGATTACACTAAAGCCGACATCGAAGATATATTAAAAGCAACAGAAAAAGGTATCGAAGAGATTAAGTACGTTTTAGAACTTAATTCAGAAGGAAGCCTTCCTCTAAAACCCGCTCAGGTTGAAATCATGAAAAATGTGGTTAAAGAAGAGCAAAACATAGCTAAAAGAATTAAATCTAAATTATAATATGGAAAAAGTTTCAAATTACGAAGAATTTATTAAAAATTCGGGGAAAGAAGAATCTATAAAAAATTCGGATCAAGAAGAATTTATAGGTGAAGCCTATTGGAGTAGAAGCTGGCTTAATCCTCCAGGAAGAGAATTAATAGATGCTTTCGACGGAGACCTTCCATCTGCAAGAGATCTTAAAAGAGGGTTATATGTAACCGTTCAGAGATTAGATGGTCAAAAGATCAGATTGGAGATCAGAGGAAGCTCAATGCCTAAAACTGCTATGTGGGTTAACGAGGATGGAAATTACTGTTGTGAACACTACTCAAGTAAACCAGGATTAGAAACATACGGATTTGCTAGTTTCGATACACCACAAGAACTTTTCAGACACATCTGGCTTAGAATAGTTAAGAACGGTATCCCTGCTTCACTTATAAGCAAGAGAGACGTTAACGAGAAGGTAGATTTTGATAAAATGTACCCAGCAGGTGAAGAACTTACTCTTGATCAAATTAGAGAAAGACTTAAACCTATGATGGGAGGAGATCAATTAGCTCATCCTAATAACACCGAACTACTTCAATTGGCAACAATGCAAAGGCTAATCGAGCTTGATTTCATAGGAAAGATTGAAAGATATTCTAGTAATAGTAAAGCAGTTAACCTGGTAAGGGATATTTCTAAAGGTGGTAAAGTTAAATACTACTTCTATCTAAGAGCATTAGAAAGAGCTAAAGAACTTTATGGAGATCTAATTAAAGATCTAGTAGGTGGAGATGCACACGGACAAATGATTCAGAAAACTGACTACGAAACTTGGACAGTTACTAACACACAAAGAATGCCAATCAACTCAGTTAACTTTAGAACCGGAGAAAACACTTTAAGATGTAGATTAGAGGACATTGAAATGTTCAACGCGATTTTTATTGCTATCGCAAAAAGAACTTTTAAAAGAGCAAAGGGTAAATCAATAAACGAGAAATTGGTTATACCTGGATGGAGAGCATCAGCAGAAGATAAAGAGACGATGGAAGAGCTTAACGATCTTCTTGCAAACTATTTTCACGATGCAGCTGCGGAAGTAAGTCAAACTGTTTTCTTTGATAAAGAACATGACACGACAGCAGTACATGAGAATGCTAAGGCAATTCTAATTAAGTACCTTTTAAAAGAAGGTTCAATGTCAGTTAAGAGTCTAATCACAGGAAACGATAGAATGTCTCAATATGTTGATATGGCAACTAGAATCGAAGATATTGACGGATTAACTAAGAGATTGATCAATGTTTCTAGAGCATTAAGATACGTATAATATGAAACAACTTAAACCGATAACAAGCTTTATAGCAGAGAGAAAAAGGCAGGACTTTTGCAAAGGATGCGGAAAAAGCATAGAGGACCAGGAAAAAGAATGTCCAACCTGTGGAGCATTTCCACAAAAGGCTTATCATGAGAGGGCAGCAGTTAAAACTCTAGGTATTTCTAAATGGCTTCAGAACTCGCCTGTTATGCAGCCAAATCAAAAACTAAGTGAGAATACAATTACCAGACTTAGAGAATTCTAAGAAATAAATTTTAACATAATTAAAATCCAGGCAGCAGTCTGGATTTTTTTTGGAAAACATTTTTTTTATCCGTAGCCAGATATTACTTTTGCTTCAAAGAAGCTATGTATTATGAACATAAAAATATGGGACTCTAGAAATGAGCAATGGCTTGAGCCAATGTCAATTTATTTTGGCAAGGAAATACCATCCGGAAAATAAATGCAGTTAAACCCGGAACTGATCCTCTTTCCGATGGTTGGTATGATATCCAAGGGGAAGATTTAAAAAAAGTTGCCATGATTGGGAATTTTGAGTATAATGTAGAATTGCTAAGTATTAACAAAGGAAGGAAAAATTAAAAAGAGAAAGATGAAAATAAATTGTATACAGAGAAAAAAGCCGGGGAACTTTTGATAGCAATGAATAGTTTAAAATCTTAAGAGAATGAAAACACTAACCCAGATAACTAAATTAAGACCTGAATTCAAATTCGGAGACATGACAATGATTGACTGGTTCGAGGTATCTTCAGGTCATGGATACTGCTGTATAAGGAGCGGGCTTAGGCATGCTGACGGTGAAACAAAATCCCCATACTATTATGAAAATTGTATCGGCGGAAAAAATGCTAAAAAAGAAGCATTAACTAAATTTAATCAATGGTACGAATCTCTTAATAAAGCAAGACTGATATGAAAACTATAATCCACGTAAACCAACACAACATCAAGGTCAATGCTAAGGGTGAAAATAAACCTGTTATCACATGCAAGACATATAAGACAAACACTTATGCAAACGAAGTCACGATATATGGACAGGATGGACTCCCGGCTGCTAGGATAATCTACTCAAAAGATAAACCGCTCTCATGTGGTGCCAAAGTTTGGATAGAAACTTATGGCAAAGTGGAGACTAAATAAGAAGATGAACAATTTTGACCTCATAAGAAAAATGTTAAGCTTCCCTGACGAGAACGCTTTCTACTTTCTTCAAATACTTAAAAGAAGAAAGGACAATCCTGATCTAGGGAAGGATATGATCCATATTGCGGACTACTATATCTATAGTCTGGAACAGTTCGATGGATTAAGGCAGAGAATTATACATCAATGCGACACAGAGAATGCCAGAGCATACTTTAGACTTAATCGTAGGGACTCTAAGAAGGTCGCTATGCAAGTTTTAAAGAGAACGGTAGATCATATTATGTCTGAAAATTATCGTGCAGTTAAGAACGCCTTTGCGTCCTGTGCGGGTGAATTTAATTCAGATCCTGATAAGACTTGGATAGTTGATATAGATAATATTTCTATCGACACTTTCAATCATTCTGGGGAACAAAAGAAAATTAGACAACTAGTATATGATCTTCAGGTTGACACTGGAAAGGAACCGATCATGAACATTATACCCACCAAAGGAGGTGTTCATATCATAACCAGACCATTCAATTTGGATAAATTTAAAACACAATACCCGGAAATAGATGTTCACCGGGATAATCCGACGATTTTATATTGCCCATGAGTAAAGTTAAAAAAAAACCAATAATAGATTTAGAATCTCTTAACACGGATCAGAAGACAGCTTTTGAAGATTTAAGGGATTTCGTTTGTGATAAGGGAGATGATAGCGTCTATGTGCTAAAAGGTTGGGCAGGAACAGGAAAGACCTATTGTGTGAGTGTGCTTGTCAGATATGTGCTCGAGGTGATACACCCGACACATAATTGGTATAGAATAGCAGTTACAGGACCAACCAATAAATCAGTGAGGGTTATTAAAAAAACCAGCGGGCTGAAAAATCCTAGGGTTTCGTTTCAAACCATTCATAAAATGCTTGGTCTAACCGAAAGGATAACCAAAGAAGGTGTACAGGAATTTGTTAATCAAGGGGATTTCCAACCAAAGATAAAGACGGTAAAGCTACTTATTATCGACGAGGTTTCGATGCTGAATGATGATCTGTTTCAAGAAGTATTAAAATACAGAGACAAGATAAAAATTATCTGCATGGGAGATCCTGCACAGATTCCCCCTGTAGGTAAACCCGATTGTATTCCTTTTAGAGAAGAGCTTGCTGCAGGCTATAGAATTAAAACTCTTAGTCTAAAACAGATCATGCGTCAGAAGAAAGATAATGCTATTATCGAATCATCTGTGGCTATTAGATCTGAATTAGGTAGAGCTAAAAATCCAGTTGAACCCGTTACAAAGCTAAATGAGAAAGGTGAAGGAATAGAATTTCTTAATCTCAATATTCCTGAGACAAGAAAAGGATTCTCAGAAATACTGAGACGATATTTTGTCACCGATGAATTTAAAAAAGATTCTGAGTATGCAAAGATCATTGCATGGAGAAATAAAACTGTTGCAACCATGAATGATGTTATTCGTAAAGTTATCTACGGAGACGAAGCATTAGGATCAAAGATATTGGTTGGGGAAAAACTAATCGCAAACAATCCGATCATTCAAGGTGAGTCAATAGTTCTGAACACCAACGACGAATTCAGTGTGGATAGTTTTACTATCGGTAGCGATGATCTTAGATATCACATATCAGATCAACCCGATGCCGAACCATTTCCAATAACACTAAAGTATTATGAAACTGTTGTTAGCTATCTTGATGATGAGGATGAAACGGTAAGGGTTAACATACAAATTCTACACGAGGACAGCGAGATGGATTTTAAAAAGCTGGCTAATATTCTAAAGCTTAGAGCTATAGAAAAGAAAGGCAAAGATAAAAGCTGGATAGTGTACTACAACTTTCTTAGAAAGTATGCTGATGTGAATTATGCTTATTGCACTAGCGCACACAAATCACAGGGAAGCACATACAATACAACATTTGTTCTGGAGGATGACATAAATCAAAATTTTAATATAATTGAAAAAAATAGAATACTTTATACCTCCTATACTAGAGCCAGTAGAAAGCTGTATGTACTTAGAAGATTTTAGAATCTACCCAAACTCCATCCGTCACTAATATATTTATCGATTTCTTGCACATCAACCCTAACTGATTTTTTTGATTTATTTATCCATTTTTTACCCCTTGATGAATTTCCCATGCCTTTTCGACTTTCGTCAGTGATATTTAACTTATCTTTATCAACGATTCTTCCCAAACACCATCCCTGACATATCCATTTTTCTAGTTGGTCAGCCTTAACCTTTTTATTTTTATCAAAGCAATTATTTATCCAGATGGTATTTTTATGAACATTGCTCATTTTTAATTTAGCATCCGTTGATCTTTTCATCCCCTTACTTACGTGTCTCAATTCTCCAGATTCCAATCTAGGATCATCTATTTTAACCCTCATTCCGTTACCGCTAACATCTTTAACTGGTATTGTTCCCTTAGTAACACCCTGTAATTCACCGGATATAAATCGAGGATCATTTCGATCCAATATTAAATTTTTGCCTCCATCCTTAACAACTACTTTATGTGTAAATTTATGAATTAGCTCACCACTTTTTAATCTTGGATCGTCGGTTTTTATTCTTATGTTATTACCATTTTTATCATTTACACATACTGTTCCTTTTATTATACCTGTCATTTTTTCATTTTTGAATTCGTCCTTATTAACATAACGAATAATTCCATTTTTATCCCTTCCTACAGCATTGTTACAATGTATACTTTTTAGATCACCATTAAGATAATTAGGATCATCGGTTGAAACCTGTTGGGTCTTTCCCTCCCCGTCCTTAACAGTAACATATCCTGTTGATATAAATATTAATTCTCCGCTTAAGTACTCTGGATTATTAACTGAGGTCTGAAACGTATCCCCTTTTTTATTTCTAACCGTGACAACTCCACAGCTTCCCCCTCCACCACCACCTAAAGTGATATTATATACATTTTCATTTAATATAAATTCGTTACTTACTAGTTCTTTTTCTTTTTCTAACATTTTATTTCTACTATCAAAATCATACAATATAATTTTTTTAAATTTCTCTATTCCGTATTTTTTAATAGCTAGTTTAATTAATTTACCTGATCCCATATAGTTATCATTAATATTATATGTGGAATGACACCCAATATAGATTTTACTATTTACTAGATTTAATATTAAATAAATCAGATGATGTTTTTTCGCCATTTTGTTAGTTTATATATATATATATATCTAACTATAGAATCGAATATACAGCCTACACCAGGCGAGTAAGAAAGTTTACGTCATGAGAAGATTCTAGTAGCTTTCTCTGATACGGATAAACTTGCAGTCAAGAAATTCCTCGATAGCCTTTTGTCTTAGTCTATCCTTTTCTTTTAATTCGTCATTTATATAGTGGTATTTTTCGTCCCATTCATAAACTGTGTTATTTTCTTTATCATATCCATCTACCCAATATCCAAGTTCTTTAACGTGAAATTCACACCCGTTTTCTGCGTGTTGAATTCTAATCCCGGTTTCTTCCATTAGCTTATTAAAGTACTCGCAGCCTTTTTTGCTATATGGAGGATGGAATTTTTTATCGATTGCTTTAAGCTTATCAATAAAAATTACTCTTAGCTTTTTCCTAGTCTCCTCGTTATGGTGTTTCCCGAATTTAGTATCTCTTAATGAATTTTCCCAATTAGTTCTATGCTCATCACTCATCTTCTTTCCTTTATTCCATGGCGTGCTTGATCCCCATTCGGTATCTTTAATCCCATTCTTCCAATTGCTCTTATATTCTTCACTCATTGGCTTACCCTTATTCCAAGGTTCATATCCTTCCTTGTGTACATAAGCCCAGCCCACAGCATTTGGTTGAACTTTCTTGCTGCAGCTTTTACCGCAATGTTCTCTGTATCCCTTAGCTATATTATTAAATGAAGCTTCCCTATCACACTGCTTGCATTTTATCTTCTCCCCATTTAAAACGTATTGATCATAATAATCCTTGGTATCTATTTTATGGTTCTGTTTTATGTGACTTCCGAATCCGTTATTTGACTTTGTTTCGAATCCGCATATCTTACATTTCTTGATATCTTCCATGACTGTGCATAAACTTTAAAGTATATATCATTTTATTTTTTATTCCCGGGTCTGATTCTTATATTTGTAATATAAAATATGGAATATGGAAAAAATAGAAACATTAAAAGAAGAACTAATTCATTTAGTAGAAACGGCAATTCAATTCGGTGTTGATTTTGTTGATGTTGTAAAGGTCAAACCATCTGAGAGAAAAAGGACCGCAAACCGGATGGTTGAAAACACAATCAAAGATTTAGAAAACCCAAAACAAATTAATGATTGAACCTAACGGTTGGGTATATGTGAAGTACCTTACCACAAAACTTAAAAATTAAATAGAAACTTTAGGAGGTATTTCACATATACCTTGTTATAACTCGTTTTAATTATGACTCGATTTGAAAGAAAAAACAGAACTGAAATAGTTTATAAAGGATTCGGTGGTATTACCGATGCTTTTGACGATATGTATAAACAACTTTGGAGAATAAATGATGAAGAATATAATTATTTATGTGAAACACTTACTGATGAAGAATTGAGTGATATTACGCCAGAATTTAAAACTATATCTCAAATAAAAAAAGCGATAACAATAGTAAATACGGCTCTTTCTAAAAATGAGTTATAACGGTTGAGTGTATGTGTAGGTTTTTTGAAATTAAACTTTAATATATACTAAAAACTAAATAAAAAACTTACATATACACCTTGTTATGTGCCGTTTTTTCTTATGGACTTCAAATTATTAATTTTTAAAATAAACAAAATATGAATTTAGCAAGTGTACAAAAAGTAATCAAATTAACCCCAATTGAGGGTGCAGATTTGATAGAAACAGCAACCGTATTAGGTTGGGAAATTGTAGTAAAAAAAGGCGAATACAAAGTGGGTGACTTATGTAGTTACATTCAGATTGATACAGTAGTTCCCGAACTACCCGAATATGAATTTTTAAGGGAACGGAAATTTAGAGTAAGAACAATCAAATTGCGTAAACAAATTTCGCAGGGGCTTGTAGTTCCTTTACCTAATGGTAAATGGAAAGAAGGCGATGATATTACAGAGGTTTTGGGAGTAAAGAAATACGAGAAGCCAGACAATAACCCAGAACGCTATGAGAAGCCAAGAATGTCTAAAAAATGGTATAAGAAATGGATTTACTTGTTTAAATATAATTTCCTTTTCAAGTTGTTCCCAAAATTACAAAGGTTAAGCCGTTCTCCATTCCCTAAAAATTTGGTATCAATTACCGATGAAGAAAGAATACAAAATATACCACATGTATTACAACAATACGCTGGTAAATTATTTGTAGTAAGCTATAAACTTGATGGTAGTAGTATTACAATAATTCATTCAAAGGTTTTTGGTAAAAGTAAGTTTAGAATTTGCAGTAGAAGATTTGAATTGCACGACAAAAAAAATGATTGGTACAAAGTATTTACTGATACTAATTTTAAATATGAAATTGCAAAACTTGTAAAGCACTTTAAAACTGATGATATAATTGTACAAGGCGAAGCAATAGGCAAATTTAACGGCAACCACCACAACTTACAAAAAGAGCAAATTAGGTTGTTTAATATCAATGTAAACGGCAAAAGATTAAACCAACAGGAATTTATAAAAACTTGTTTGGCAAATAATATTCCACATTGCCCAATGTATAAGGAAATTGTTTTAAATCACTCTTTACCCGAAATATTGGCTTTGTCTGAAATTAAAGACGTGATTAATCCATCAGTAGATGTTGAGGGTTTAGTTTGGCGTTGCGTTGAAGATAATTTAAGTTTCAAAGTGATAAACAATAAATATCTTCTTAAAAACAATGAGTAACGGGGTGTTTCCTAAAATGGCACATAACGGTTGAGTGTAAAAAATCGTTTTAATGTTTTTTACACTTTGTTATAAGTATGTAAAACAAAAATTATACAATATGAAAGAAAAAATTGAAAATAGGTTAAAAGAGTTATATGATGAATACAAACATGTAACTGATAAAGATAGAGTTTGGATTAAACAAACAGGTGGTTTAACAAGAAGAGAACGAATTGAAAAATGTAAAATTCTAATAGAAGAGTTAGAAACATTATTAAATTCATAATTTTTGTTTTATTACTTATAACGGTCACAGATATATGTAGTTGTTTAACACAAAACTTAAATAATATGAATAAAGATAAAAATTTAGAACAAAACTTGGATAAGAGTAATAAAAAATTACATATATCTGATGTTAGTTGTAGTATTGATGATATTAAAAAATGGGTTGATAGTGAAATTGGTTACTATGACGAATGTGATACTGTTGAAGATGCGATTGATGATATGTTACATGATTTCAAAACACATTTTTTAAATATTGATTACACAAAGAAATTTGATAAGGAAAACGAACTTATAAAATACTTCAAAAGTGAGTGGGAACAATATTACAACTAACGGTTTGCAGATAGGCGAAGGCAAGGATTTAGAAAACAAAAATTTAACTTTAAAATAGAATTTAATATGAAAAAGAAATCATCATTTTACCACAACACCCTTGCTTTTGCTTATGTGCTGTTAGTTGCAGTTTTTTTGTGGGTGGCAATTTCAAGCACCATTCAAAGGTTCAAATGTGCTAAACTTACTGAAACAGAAATATTTATTAGAATACCAAAGTCTTTTGTGTGCGATTGGGCAAATTGCAACTAACGGTTGATGCTTGGTGCAGTTGCGAAATTGAACGATAAACTTAATTAAAAAACGGAAACATGAATTGGATTAAAAATATTTTTAGAAAACGGAAACAAGCAATTGCATCCAAGCATTTGTTAGCGGCTGGGCTGGAGTTTAGACGAACATCTCTTGGTCAAGCTGCATTTATTCCGAAAGGCACAACAAGTAATTATGCTGATAAAATAATGTTCCCCGACAATTGGAGTAGAGCAGAATTTAGAGCAATGGCAGATTACATGGATGCGTTTCCTGACTGCACATTATTTTCAGATGGAAGTGGTAAGCCTTGCCGCTAACGGTTGGGTATAAATGAAGTGCCGATTTTGAAAAACAAATGTTCAATTAAAAACAAAAGATAAAATGGAAAACAAAAGTTCAATTACAGACGAAAGTAAGGCATTGCAACAAGCCGATGTTAGCAGCAGTGCGAGGTATATAATTGTTGATGAAAGCGTTTCAGCACATTGTTGTTTTGAATGCACAATAATTGATACCGCAGCAGGTAAAGAAGCTTATGGTGATTACTGGAAGCGTTCAATGTGCGAAACATTCGACAGGGCAGAAGCTGAAATTATATGTGATGCGCTCAATAAGCATTTCTGCTAACGATTTCGGGCTTGGCGAAGTGCCGCTACTCGAAACTTGAATTTTAGCACTAACTGTCCTGCGGCATTTTGCCAAACCCGTGTTATGGGATAGTTTTAAAAACCTTTTAGGGTGGGCATTTAAAAACGAAATAATGATAATAGCGATTGATTTTGATGGAACTTGCGTAACACACGAATTTCCAAAAGTGGGCAAAGACATTGGTGCTGTGCCTGTATTAAAAGAGTTGGTTAAAAATAACCACCAATTAGTTTTGTTTACAATGCGAAGCGACATAGTTAATCCAACGGGAGAGGACAATGAATTGCACCTTGAAAGCGGAAACTATTTAACTGATGCAATTGATTGGTTTAAACAAAACGAAATACCACTTTACGGAATACAAACCAACCCGATACAGCACACTTGGACTACAAGCCCGAAAGCATACGCACAACTTTACATTGATGATGCTGCTTTAGGATGCCCACTTTTGGTTGACATTGTAAAAGATGGTGACGAAAGTATTAAGCAAGTTGGCAGACCTTATGTTAATTGGGAAAAGGTAAAAGAAATGCTAATTGATAAAGGGATTATTGATGATGAAGACTAACCCGTGCGGTGGGAAAAGGTTTTTAAAATTTCCCATAACGTTTTGCAGCTATGCCCAGTTGGGCAATTTTAAAGACAAAATAATCAACTTAAAATAAAGTAAATATGGAACACGAAAATATTAACAAACAAGAAGATGCCCAATTGGGTATAGGTGGTGTTAGCATCAGTGCCTTAACGGAATGGCTTAAAAGCGAATCTGTTTATACAGCATTGAGGTACGCATCAAAGAACCCATCAAATAGCGGTATGGATAATTGTGAAGATAAAAGTTATTTACATCTATACAATTTAATTTGTCAGATTCGTAGGCATTGATGCTAACGGTTGCGGATATGAGAAGGGAAAAAATACCAATGAAAAATAAACAAGAATTTTTTACTTTCTTATATCCGTTGTTATCGGTCTGGTTTGGTTTCAATTTTTGTGCTGAGGGTTTAGAATTTCATCATTAAATAAATATACAAATGGAAAACAATAATTGCATAGTAGAGAAAAAATTTCTGTTCTGGAAATGGAAAGCGGTGGAGCATCATTACAAGATGCACCGAATAAGTAAATTCATGGATTGCTCAACATCATTCCATGTTGATTGGGTATGTAAGTGCGGGGCAAGGTGGGAACAGAAATTTGTTGAACAGGACGAATTATTGTTGAAAGGAATATCAACTGAAATTCTAAATAAGATTGACGGTTGGCATTCGCACTACTGCGGGAAGGAAAAAAATTGAAACCAAACTTGCCGATAACGTTCCAAGTATTGCCGATGGTGGGGCATTACACCACCAAAGTTCAATTAACAAACTAAAGTTCAAAATATGCACACAGATTCAAAAAAGCACGAAACCCCCACTATTGGCAATACTTTGTTATATGCTGTTAAAAATGGGCAGTTGAAAAGGTGGTTTTACGAGTTTAAACACGGACACCCATTTCTACTTGACGAAGAAGCTACTATAATTGTTTCTACAAGATTAAGTGATAAAAGTGCTTCTTGGATGAATGATGAACAGATTAAAGAACTCGTAAAACTTAGAGTGAAAGCAATGTATAAAAAGAAATTTCCAAATGCAAAACGGTGGTCGTTGCCCATTTTTAATTGCATATAACGGTTGAGGATTTATTTAGTTGCGAATAAAAAATTACAAAATATGATAACAGAAGAACAGTTGAAAAAAGCAGAAAAAGTTATTGCTGACTACAAAGCCGAGCAATTGAATAAATCCTATGTTATAAAATCGTTTCCGAGCGATGATGAAATACATAAGGAATCGTTGAGGGTGTGCAGGATAGAGGCAGAGTTTGTGCAAGGGGTAGCGTGGTGCTATCACGATAAAGGAGCAAAATGGATGATGGAAGAACTAAAGAAGCGAGGAAATGTTTTATAACGGTTTTGGTGTATGAGAAGGTTTGCTTAGATAAATTTTCAAATTACAACTGAACTTAACAGCAAACTTTCTTATACACCTTGTTATACACAGTGCGGTTTATTTGGTAGAAACTTTAATTAAAAAACAAATATAAAAAAATTAAAAATTATGAAAAATTATTTATTGACAGATTTTAATACTGAAAGATGGAAAGGTATTAATATAGAAAGTGCAGAAACACAAGTAGAAAAATTGAATGAAAAAATTAATAAAATTGGATGTTTATTTGGTGAAATAGGGAATCCAGAAACATTTGAGATTTCGTTATCAAGAGCATCACATTCAATTAAAAATTTAACTTTTGTAGATGGTAAAGTTTATGGTGATGTTGAATTTTTGAATAATGATAACGGAAAACAAGCAGACAATTTTATTAATAATATGAATTGTATATTTGGAATAAGAAGCACAGGAACATCAGAACAATATAAAGATGGTGAAATAGTTATCCATTCAATTTTTACTTGGGATGTAATCAATGACTAATAATTTTTAATTTTTATTAGATGAACTTGATTAGAAGTAGAAATGTAGCATTGTGTATAACTATTATATATAAGTAAGTGTACCATAAACCATTTAATATCAACACTTTGAATCAAAAAATTATAAAGATTTGTGAGGAAAAGTTTATATATTTAAACTACTCACCAAGAACAAAAGACAATTATATGTGTCATATTAAAGATTTTCTTAATACTCTTAATGACAAACAGATAATTCATTGTAGTTCCAAAGATTTTCAATCATATCTAGATAATTATCAATTCACCTCTGTTTCTCAACAAAACCAGGTTATTAACGCTATTAGATTTCTGTATAAGTACGGACTTGATAAGAAATACGATAAGGTATCGTTTAAAAGACCAAAATCGGAAAAGAAGCTACCCAGAGTTATTGATGGTGAATTTATAAAAGAAAAACTAAACAAGATTGGTAATCTGAAACACAAAGCAATCTTAACACTAACCTATTCAGTTGGATTAAGGGTGTCTGAAATAGTTAATCTAAAGATTGAAGATATTGACTCAAAAAGGATGCTTATACACATCAAAAACGCAAAAGGCAGAAAGGATAGGATAGTTCCGCTGTCATTAACTGTTTTAACTTTGCTAAGAGAATATTTTAAAGAGTATAAACCTTCAGATTATCTTTTTAATGGGCAAAATTCTTCATTGTATTCAATACGAAGCTGTCAGCAAATTTATAAAAAATACATTGATGACGGGTCATCAATACATACACTAAGGCATTCCTCTTTCACCAACCTATTAGAATCAGGAACTGATCTAAGGATTATTCAAAAAATAGCAGGTCATTCCAGCTCTAAAACAACAGAAATTTACACACACGTCTCAAATAGTCTTTTAAGTAGGATAAAACTTCCAATTTAATTTTTTTACCCCGAAAATTTTACTTAGCATTGCGGTAGAACAATTAAAATACCAACTATGCTAGTAGATGTATCAAAAGGAGAAGAAGAAGTTCTTTCCGTAATCAGAGGAGGTAAAAAATATAACGGGGGAAGCTTTGAAACCCTTTATATAGAACTTTCAGCAGAAACAAGATCTCTTGTAGAAGCAGCAAAGATCTACATTCTCGACAATTACGAGAAGGTGAAGGATTATAAGACTCTACATCTTATGCTGAGATGCGCCAATCACGGGGGAACACAATATTTCGGAACGAAGAGCAGGAGAGCTAAAAGCCGTTCTGAAATATTCAACAAGATAATAAATGAGCTCAACGAAAAACAGATTGAAATTAAAAAGTTTGATGCAGCTGTTTATGATTGGACAGATGGGGATTTCTCCGTTGTGTTTAACGGGGAAAGTTACAACTGGATTGATAGCAATTCTATTATTGATATTGCAGCACACATAGAAAGAAAACTTGACAATGGTAATAAGATTTTATAAAGGCGAAGATCGAAGATGGTATGCTGATCTTCCGGAGTATATTGCTCAAGGAGGAACAGAGGAGGAGTGCGAGATGGTAGCAGGAGCTGATGATTGGCTGGATTTCATTTCAGAAAACAGAGAAGCTGTTACATTAGCTTTATCGGATCAGGATTCGCTAACAGAGAAAATAGTTCTATACGAGAGTGACGAATCCGGAGCTACTTACATAGCTCACACTTTCAAGGGGGAAGATATTAACCAAATACTTTGGCTTTGCTCAGTTACAGTTTTTGTATTTGGTCATTACCCAAAAGAAATATATTATCGCGTAATAAGAGAATGAAATACGATTTAAACACATTAAATGACTATATTGAGCGTGGACTTCTGATCAAGAATTCTCACCCAACTCTGCCTATAGACATCTATAACTATTCTAGAGATTGCCAATTTTCGCAATTGTGGGATGAAATCACGTTAAATATGAGGGGTACGGTTTTAGATCGTGAGGGTAACATTGTGGCTAGATCTTTTCCTAAGTTCTTCAACATGGAAGAGCATAAGCCGGAGGAAATTCCAAATGAGGAGTTTGAAGTGTTCGAAAAAATGGACGGATCATTAGTAATTCTTTTCCACTATGAGAGCGAATGGCATTTGGCTACCAGAGGATCTTTCGTTTCTGAGCAGGCAATAAGGGGTAAAGAAATCCTAAAAAAATACAGATATGAGAGACTGATCCCAGGATTTACCTATCTGTTCGAGATCATCTATCCCGAAAACAGGATCGTGTGCAACTATGACTATGAGGACTTAATACTTCTTGGGGTAATTGATAACAAAGATGGTTATGAACTTAGAATCCACCATAATAGCATACATTTAGAGGGTATTAGATTTGTTAATATGTACAACAATCTAGGATTTAAGATTGTTAAAAAATACGATGGTGTTCAGGATTACAAGCAACTGAAATCTATTATCGAGAATAATGCAGAAGGATTTGTAATCAAATTCAAATCTGGATTCAGAATGAAGATTAAAGGGGAGGAGTACGTCAGGTTACATAGGTTGATAACAAACTTCTCAAACGTTGATATCTGGGAGCTGTTAAAAGACGGAAAGAATGTCGACGAGTTTCTAGATAGAGTTCCTGATGAATTTGATAAATGGGTTAAGAGAACGATTCGTGATTTAAAGTACAGTAAATACGCAATTGGTGAGAGAGCAGGTAAGGTCCACGATTACTTTAGATATGGTAAATACAGTGACCGCGAAACAGAGCCTACTAAAAAAGAGTTTGCCGAGCATCTAGAATTTTGTAAGGTTGAGCCAAGCATAAGATCTATATGTTTTGCAATGTGGGATAGAAAGGACTATGATCACATTATATGGAAAATGCTAAAGCCAAAATATCAAAAACCTTTCTGGAATAAGGAAGAAGAAATTCCAACAGATTCAAAATGGATTAAAAAAGATTAAGAAATGAAAATAGTATTAGAAAAAAATCAGAACATATTTTTCACCTCTGATTCGCATGCGTTCCACAGAAATATCTGTAGTGCTACCAGTGAATGGCCGGAGGGTAGGGGAACTAGGAAATTCCATTCGTTAAATGAAATGAATGATCGACTAGTTTACGAGATAAACGCAGTGGTTGGCCCTGATGATATACTAGTTCATCTTGGTGACTGGAGCTTTGGTGGATTCGAATCAATTGGTGAATTTAGGAAGAGAATAGCTTGCAAGAACATCATACTCTTCTTAGGAAACCACGATCACCACATACTAAACGACAAGGGGGGAGTAAGAAGTTACTTCAAACATGTTTCAAGCTATGATATTTTGGATATCAGAAGACCTGTAGGTGATAAAACCGAAAAACATCAATTTGTATGCTGTCACTTTCCAATAGCAAGTTGGGATGGTATGAATAAGAGGATTCCACATCTACATGGGCACTTACATTTACCACCTAATCTAAAAATTCACGAAGGCCAAGCAATGGATGTTGGCGTAGACGGAAACAATTTTAAACCATACAGCTTAAACGAGATATCGAAGATCATGAAGGGAAGACCTGTTAAACATCTGGTTCTACCTAAAGATCATCACACAGAAGAATAAAAAAAATATAAAAAATGGTAACACAAGAAATTTTAGACACATTCGTATTCTCCACAATAGGCGGAGAAAAATTTGGGGTTAATGATCCTATCACTCATGATGAGATTATAGGATACTATCCAACAAAAGAAGAAGCTGAAAAAGCTTTCGTTGAGTATGTAGAAAAAGAAGGAATAATTTTTGAATAATGGAAAACGTAAGAAGCGAAGAATATCACACACTGAACCCAACCCTATTTCTTGTGAGAGGAATTTCAGGTTCAGGAAAATCCACATTTGCAAAGCATATCTGGAATGATTACGCTATTTGCGAAGCTGATAAGTTTTTTCACAACAAAGAAACTGGTGAATATAACTTTGACGCATCAAGATTAAAGGAAGCACATGAATGGTGTAGAAACGAGGTTGAGACACGAATGAGTGATCATCAGACAAATCCTCAATATTATCCAGAGATTGTGGTGTCAAATACATTCACGCAAGAATGGGAAATGCAGGCTTATATCGATCTTGCTAAGAAGTATGGCTACCAGGTCACAACATTAATCATAGAGAACCGACACGGTAACTCAAATGTTCACAACGTTCCCACGGAAACGTTGGATCGGATGAGACAAAGATTCGAGGTAAAACTTTAATAAATGAAAACAAAAACATACAATTTATTCTTGGACGACGTAAGAAACCCAAAAGACTGCTGTCAGTATATGCCAAACGCAAAATTCTATTTCGATAACGAATTTGTTATAGTTAGAAATTATGATGAGTTTGTTAATTTTATAAGAAAAAATGGTTTGCCCAACATCATATCTTTCGATCATGATTTGGCTCATGAACATTATTCTTCGGACATGTATGCTAGTACTGAGGTCTACAACAAGAACTACGAAACATTCCAGGAAAAAACTGGAATGGACTGCGCTAAATGGTTAGTTGATCTCTGTATGGACACAAAACAGGATCTTCCTGATTACATAGTTCACTCAATGAATCCAGCAGGCGGAAAAAATATCTTTATGTATTTGGATAATTATCGAAAATTCCAGGAGCAAGAGGAGTATAATAGACATCACGGAGAATAAGAAATGGGGAATACTGTAATACACGAGGAGCTTAACGATAAGCAACAAAAGATGTATGATGAGTGGATCTCACACATCAAAGCTATCTATGGGGAATATGGATGCTTCACTTGGAAGATCTCACCAACAGGAATAGGTAGCGGAATTTCTGTTTATAGTCATCACACTAAAACTGAATTAGATTTAACCGATGTTGATAGCTGGTAAGGATTTATGCGATTGTGGAGAAATCGCAGTGTGGTGCTACCTTCCAGGATACTCTGGAGGAGGCAATTCTAACAGCTGTGATGATTGTGTGCATAGAGGATGCGATTGTAACCACTATTCAGTTGACGTGAATTCTTATCATCCGCCATTGAGTGCTCCTATTTTACCGGAGGGAATAGAAGGAGTTGACTGGAAGTGGATAAAGAAAGATTCCGTATGGGCTGACATAGACGAGAAGGGTAGGGAATATCCCTGCTGCGAGTACATGTACTCTGAAACAGGTTGGGAAAAAGAAGAACATGAAGAATAAAATATATTTTTACGTAGGAATTATACCATCGGATGAAAATGATCTAAAGGAATTTATTAACAACATGATCGAAGACAGCGATCAGAAGTATTTTGTAGAGGTTATTAATGAATATGATGATCCACACGGCTATTACACTTACCAACTAAGAGGCTCTTGGGAAGCATATAAATGTTTTCTGGGTAGACCTTTTGTTAAATCACTATCACATGACGAAGAATAACACACCAGAAATTTTTATTTGCGAATGCCACTCCACGGATCATCAGATGGTTATACTATATAGCGAAGATGACGGATACCCAAGAGTTTATTCACACGTTCATTTAAATAAAAGGCCATTCTGGCAAAGATTAAAATATGGCATCAAATATATTTTTGGCTATAAATCTAGGTATGGTGCATTCGATGAATTTATATTCAATCCAGATGATGCTGAAAGACTTCAATCGTTAGTAAATTATTTAAAACAATCAGAATGAAATTTGACTTCGACGACATATTAATTCAGCCGGCAGCGATTAGCAGGATTGAATCGAGAAAACAGGTTGATGTTTTCTATGAAGACGGCTACTTGCCTTTATTCACCGCACCAATGGACACTGTGATCGATGATCGTAACTACACGATATTTCAAAGTGCAGGGATAAAAGTAGTAAGACCTAGAAAGGCACCAGTATCTGAGGTTAATCTAGAAAGTGATTTTAACAACTTCATATCTTTTGGTAAGGATGAGTTTAAAAAAATCTTTCTAGATAACGGTAAGGTGGAAGTATGCGAAAGATATTATGTTTTAATTGACATTGCAAACGGACACATGCAGAGTTTGCTAGACATGACACGAGAGGCTAAATCACTATATGGGGATGACATGGTTCTAATGGTTGGTAATATTGCAAATCCAGAAACATATAGGATTTTTTCTGATGCCGGTGCAGACCTAATAAGAATATCTATAGGCAATGGTTCTGGTTGTTTGACCTCGGTTCAGACAGGCGTTGGCTATCCTATGGCTTCACTCATCCACGAGTGCTATGAAATTAGCTGTACATTACAAACTCCAGCAAAAATCGTTGCAGATGGAGGATTCAAAAGCTACGCAGACATCATTAAGGCTCTCGCTTTAGGAGCAGATCACGTTATGCTTGGTTCAATATTGAATAAGACTTTAGAGAGCGCAGGCGACACCTATTTAGCTAATACGAAGGGTGAAGGTTGGACAGAGCCTGGCGAGAAGATAGATCAGTATTCTGACGAGACTAGAAATCTTTTTAACTACGGGACTAAGATGTTTAAGAAGTTCAGGGGAATGAGCACCAAAGAGGCTCAGAAGGCTATGGGCAAGACAGATTTAAAAACAAGCGAAGGTGTTACCCGGATGCAACCTGTTGAATACACACTTGTTGGTTGGAGAGATAATTTTATAAGCTATCTTAGTTCGGCAATGAGTTATAGCAATGCAGCTACCCTACAAGAGTTCATAGGAAATGCTAAATGGAATATGATCTCTACAAATTCATTAAATAGATTTAAAAAGTAATGAGTGTAAGACCAAGAATTAAAATCTGTCATCTACTTCTAGATCCTAATCAACCACAGGACATTCATCCTGAAAGATGGGATTCGACTATGGATAAGCAAAAAGCATCAATTGCAGCATTTGAAAAAATATCCAGCAACTTTGCTTGTTATTCCCAGATGTACTCTGTTGTCAATCGTACCGATTTACCATCAGAAAATTGCGCACAGCCGGAGATCATAAACACTTCAAAGGAATTCATCAACATCCCACCAGTACTTTCATATGGACATTATGGGTGCTATTCTGCACATCGATCCGCTATAGAGAATTTTGGAAATTATGATGCCCTATTAGTGGTTGAAGGAGATGCGATATATGATATAAGTCCCGAAGAATTGGTTGAATCTATCTATGATTCTTATTATTTTGGGATTCAAAGATCCGCAGCAGTAATTACTTTAGGTGATGTTAGCTATGGATTAGGCTCTAGTGCTTCAATAATTGATACTTCGATAGAAATGGGTAGATATAAAAAATAGATCATTTTCTTATGGCTCATTGTTATTTAATTTTTAAATCAGAGAAAGAAAGCATACAATACAAATTAGCTAATACTGGATGGCATGCCTGGGATATTTGGTTCTACTGGAATTATGATAAACGTGTTCCGATATTTGCTACGAAAACACCTCTAGTAAAACAAGCTGATGGTTATTCTGTTATAGATTACGGTAAAAAAATTATATAATTCTTATCCTTTAAATTGGCTTTACCCCTCTGATAAAGAGCCAAATAATTTCAATTTAGTTATTCTTTTTCTTGGCTGCTTTCGCTTTCTTAGCTTGCTTATAAAGAGCTCCGTCACCAACCTCTGTTGTTCTACCTCCAACGATAAAACTGTTCACACGTGCCATTGCCCAGGCCTGTGGGGGCACACCAGGTCGGTGGCCAAGCTTCCAACTTGAATAGCCGCGTTTATAAACTTGTCTCAATATCCCTAACGGAAATCCTGATTTTTTTGCTTTGTTTTTTAGTGCCGTCTCTGATGTAGATTCATTTGCTTCGTCTATTGCACTTTCACACTCCATAAAAACCTCATATGCACCTTGTTCGATAAGCTGAAAAAAACTATTATATTCTATTAAATTGGTCATAACTCTGGAACTTTTTTGATATATACTCTATATATCTATATACAATTATGAAACATAAACATCACATAATACCCAAACATATGGGTGGGACAAATGACCCAGAAAATATAAAATCCCTCTCCATAGGGGAACATGCGGAAGCACACAAAGTACTTTATGAGGTGCATGGGAAAATTGAGGATCGTTTAGCGTGGCTGGGTCTTTCCGGAATGATCGAAAGGGAAGAAATTATAAGGGAATTGATGGTGGAGAATGGTAAAAGAGTAGGTAAAAAAATGTTATTGGAGGGAGGAGGGATATTCAGGGAAGGAATTAGAGACGAGCAGTTCTATAAAGATGGGATTTCTCTTGGTGGTAAAATCTCTGGTAAAAAACACAGCGAATCAGGACATTGCAAAAGAATAGCTCCACTCGGCGGTGGGAAAAATCTGGGTAAAAAATATTGGCTCAATATATTAACAGGAAAGGAAACTGCATCTTTTGATAGTCCAGGGGAAGATTGGGTCGAGGGTGTTAATATGGCAAGGGTTAATTTGGAATGGCTTAGAGCCAATTCGGATAACGTAAAAGGAACATTTTGGGTTACCGATAATGAGACTGGGGATACTAGGATGATACATGCAGGTAAACCCATACCTGATGGATTTACTAAGGGGAGAAAGCTTAATACCCGAAGTATAGTAGATCTATGCAATTCACCATCAACTTATCCAATCGATGGTATATTACAAGTAGAAAATACTTATAGCCTGATTATCTTCAATCCATCATTCATGAGATGGGAGCTAATACCTAAAAAAAATTCAAAAAGAATTATTAAAGTGTCTCATACTGATTATTATGGTCTTGTTTGGCTGAGAGATATAATTATAGAAAAATATTCACTGACACACAAAAAATCCACATTTGATTTTAACAGCTGTAATAATTTAGGGGATTCCATAAACCTATTAAGAGAATGGAGGGAATATATCAAAATTAATAAAATTTTAGAAACTAAAAAATTAAAAAAATGGAGAAGAGAGGATTATGACAGTAAATTAAAATCACTCAGTGAAAGTTACAGTTTTATAGAATTAATCAGGGATAAAATCATTAAACCCCTTTAAATGTTTAAATTCTTCGCTCTCGCCATACAGTTCTTTAAATTTCTTAGTGTATTTGCTGGGCTTAGTTGGAACTGGTTTGCCCTTTCCAGCCTTTCCGCTTTTATAATCGGCGTCCCATTCTTTATATGCCGAAGAGTCATCGTCAGACTTGTTCATATGCTTTTTGATCTCACGTTTCATGATATTGGGATTAGCTGTTAGGTACTTCTTAGGATATTTCATGATTTATATATCACAAAAATGTCCAATAAAATTTTTTTATCTCATTCGTATGTCATATATTTGAGAAAATAAATAAAAAAAATTGCCACTCTTAATGGAAAATAACGAGAATAAATCGCTCTGCTCAAAATGCGGTCAATGCTGCAAAAGGATGCCCGGTATAGTTTCGCCTAAAGATCTAAGTGAAATAACTGGCGAATCTCTAACAGATCTTTTTAAAGAGGGCTATCAGTTTGATTACTGGGAAGGGAATATGACTCATAAACCTGAGCATGAAGGCATCACGTTCTACTATTTAAGACCACAAACTAAAAGATCTGTTGGTAAAATAGTAGATGGTTCACGGGGTGGTGAATGTGTATTCTTAACTGAATCTGGATGTTTAAAAGCATTCAAAGAAAGACCTTCACAATGTAAGGCTTTAATACCGATGGAAAATCACGGATGTCACGTTCCGGCTGCTTATGAAAAGGAAAAAATGATCATGGAATGGCTACCTTATAATGAAATAATTTCACAAACAATCAATAAGATATACGAAGAACAATAATCAATAAATCAAAAAAATTTTTTAATAATAATCCAGAGGAAATAAGAAAATATGGAAAGAAAACTCGCATCGATCAGAAAGATTGATAAAATAACAAAACATCCAAATGCTGATTCTTTAGAAATATGTCACGTTGGTGGATGGAAAGTCGTAACTAAAATAGGGGAATATACAGAAGGCGATTTAGCTGTTTATTTTGAAGTTGATTCCTTTTTACCCCTAGAGGAAGACTTTGAATTCCTAAGAAAATCATCATATAAGAAGATGGGGGATATTGAAGGATTCAGATTAAAAACGATTAAACTTAGGCAAGAATTAAGTCAAGGTCTTTTACTTCCACTGTCTATTCTTGAAAAAGATGATGAAATGAAAATCGGGATCAGCAAGCAACCCTGGGGCGATCAACTTCAGCTTGGACCTTATGATGATGCAATAGTTATCGAAGAAGGAGCTGATGTTACTGCTTACATGTGTGTACTGAAATACGAACCGCCAATCCCAGCAGAACTCTCAGGGAAGGTTAAAGGAAATTTTCCTGGATTCATCAGAAAAACCGACGAGGAAAGAATCCAAAACATGACTGCTGAATATGAGAGCATGAAGGATAAGCACTATTACGTTACAGAAAAGCTTGACGGAAGTTCTGCAACGTATTACTTCAGAGACGGAGTATTCGGTGTGTGTTCAAGAAATCTGGAATTAGCAGATCCAGGGATATTCGAACCGGGATCAGTTCTTTGCGATGATGGTGTCGAAAGACCTAGGAAAGAAAACACTTTCTGGAAAGTTGCTCGTGAATTATTCATAGAAGAAAAATTGGGAACACTAGAAGAAAATTACGCTATTCAGGGTGAACTTATCGGGGAAGGTGTTCAAAAAAACCCTTATAGAATCAAAGGTCACACTCTAAGGATCTTTAATGTGTTCAATATAGATAAGCAAGAGTATCTTGGACTTGATGATATGGTACATTTCCTAAACAAGATAAATGTAGACGACAAACCACTTGAGCTTGTGCCTGTCATTAATTACGATTACAAATTACCACCGACCATCGACGAGATCATCAGATATGCTGATGATAAATCTAGATTGAACGGGGAAACAGATAGAGAGGGCATAGTTATTAGAAACAAAGACAAGAGCGTTTCTTTCAAAGCTATATCAAATACATTTTTATTAAAAGAGAAATAACATGGGAACAATTAATGAAAATTTTACCCCAATGAAGATGAGATTATTCTTCGGATGATTCCCGATGCATGGACTAGAATAGCAGCAGGAAAGATATTGACAACACTAGAAGAATTGGAAAACAGTATATGAAATAATAATCACAGAAAAGCAGGATATATAATCCATGAAAAATATTAAACTGTACGAAGAATATACTGGAGCTGCTATACCCAATGAGACGTATCTAGCTAAAGAAATTAGTGAGCTCTTTGATATAACCGAGGATTTTCGAAAAAAAAGAATGAAAAACGAATTTAGTGTTTATGTACCTCTTTCTGGGAATAGTTTTTCTACCATAGAGAAAGTTAAAGTCCTCATCAAACTGATAAAAGACAATAATTATAAGATAGAGACATTTCCGGTCTTAAGCGAAATGGGTTTAAAGGCTATGACTTTGCTAACCGGGATAGATTATTCTGATCCGTTTAAAGATCTTGAATATGGCATAACTATTTTGGTTGATTGTGACTATAAGGGACAAAAATCCAAAGCATGCATTAATATAACACCAACAGCATTTACTTACCAGATTTTGAGAAAATATATGGTAGAAATTACCACTAAAGACTTTAATGAGAATCTTATAGATATGCTATTCTGGAATGGCGAGTATCTGGTTACAGGTAAATTCGAACACACAGACACATACAAAGAAGATGGGATCACATTAATTTTTGAAAGCTACGAAACATCAGACAACAAAAACTACTCTATGTCAGTTAGTGCTAGTGGTAGCTTTAATGCGGGGTACGAACTTGAGGAGATTGAGGACATAGATTTCCTTTAGTCTCCATCATAAGAATCTGGTTCCCACCTTCTTTATTAAAAGAAATAGTGTCACAAACCTGGAGAATGTGACTATAATAAACAGTGTCGATCCTTTTTATCTTATTTAAAGTCAAATCCACTTTAAGATCCCAGAAATCCCCAGCCTTATCAATTTTTATTTGGGCAAAAGAATTAAGAGGGATAAATAGGATTAAAATAATTAAGTAACGCATACATTATATATGGAAAAAAAGAACATTAAACCAAAGAAAATAAATCATCCAAAACCAAGACCCGCATTTTTACCAGAATCTACAGAGATTAATGATCTGGAGGTTGCAAAAAAGATGCTAAAAATATATCAAAGTGCAGCAGATAGGAAGCTAGAATTCAATTTATCATTCGAATCTGTTAAAAAACTGCTAAGCTACCAGACATGCTATTACACCAATAAGAAATTCGAGGAAGAGGGTAACTTCTCAAGAAGCTTCGACAGGGTTGACTCGGCTAAGGGTTACATAGAAGGCAACGTGGTTGCATGCACAGTTGACATAAACGGTAAGAAAAGTAACCTTTCATTTGAGGAAATAGAGTGTATTTACAAGAAAATATCGCCATTTAAGGAGAAATCTCAGAAGTCTGGAGAAGCTGAAAAGTTTTCGGAAGTGATTGCAGTTCAGATTACTCAGTAGAAATAACCTGCTGAGAGATATATAAAAAAATGCAGAACCTCATAAATAGGCTGTTAAAATTATATTCCAGAATCCAGTTTTGATTAACACCGGAAGAGATTTAAAAGTACAATGCATTGGAGACATATAGAAATATAAAAGATTATTTATAATGAGATATTTAAAAACATATCGGGTATTTGAATCTGAACCAACCCTTACCGAAGACCAGATTGGATGGCTTAATAGCTGCACAGCAGGAAGCTGGAAACTTAATCCCACTACAAGACTTATTGATGTGGATGGTGATTTCGATTGCTCGTCCAAAAGTCTAACAGATCTTAAAGGGATTAAGTTCGGGGAGGTGAGCGGGGATTTCTATTGTAACAATAATCAGCTCACCAGCCTGGAGGGAGCACCTCAGACTGTTGACGGGGGTTTCTCTTGTCACGACAATCTCCTCACCAGTCTGGAGGGAGCACCTCAGACCGTTGACTGGAGTTTCTTTTGTAACGGTAATCAGCTCACCAGCCTGGAGGGAGCACCTCAGAGCGTTGGCAGGAGTTTCTCTTGTAACGACAATCTCCTCACCAGCCTGGAGGGTGCACCTCAGACCGTTGGTATTAATTTCTATTGTCGTAACAATCAGCTCACCAGCCTGGTGGGAGCACCTCAGACCGTTGACTGGAGTTTCTTTTGTAACGGTAATCCGGTATCTAAAGAAACATTAGCATCTATTTTTACACTAATGAAAACCCGAAGTTATCAGCAAGCTTTAGAAGAGCACTGGCCTAAGATGGGAAATGATGATAGAGCTCTAATGTATAAGCAAATGCCTAATCTGCCACCAGAAGAGGTCAGGAAGTACCAGGCGTTGGCCACAGTTAGCAGAATAAAAGGTTATTTATAATGAGATATTTAAAAACATATCGGGTATTTGAATCTGAACCAGCTGCACCAACCCTTACCGAAGACCAGATTGGATGGCTTAATAGCTGCACAGCAGTAAGCTGGAAACTTAATCCCACTACAAGACTTATTGATGTGGATGGTGATTTCGATTGCATGTCCAAAAATCTGACGGATCTTAAAGGGATTAAGTTCGGGAAAGTGAGCGGGAGTTTCTATTGTAACGACAATCTCCTCACCAACCTGGAGGGAGCACCTCAGACCGTTGGTGGGGATTTCTCTTGTGGTAACAATCAGCTCACCAGCCTGGAGGGAGCACCTCAGACCGTTGACCGGGATTTCTCTTGTAACGACAATCTCCTCACCAGCCTGGAGGGAGCACCTCAGACTGTTGACCGGGATTTCTCTTGTAACGGTAATCAGCTCACCAGCCTGGAGGGAGCACCTCAGACTGTTGACCGGAGTTTCTATTGTAACGACAATCTCCTCACCAGCCTGGAGGGAGCACCTCAGACCGTTGACTGGGATTTCTATTGTAACGGTAATCAGCTCACCAGCCTGGAGGGAGCACCTCAGACCGTTGGTTGCAGTTTCTCTTGTAACGGTAATCCGGTATCTAAAGAAACATTAGCATCTATTTTTACACTAATGAAAACCCGAAGTTATCAGCAAGCTTTAGAAGAGCACTGGCCTAAAATGAATAGTGATGATAGAGCTCTAATGTATAAACAAATGCCTAATCTGCCACCAGAGGAGACAAGAAAGTACCAGGCGTTGGCCACAGTTAACAGAATGAAAGGTTATTTATAATGAAGAACATTAAACTATATGAAATGTGGCTTCCTTCGGAAAGGGCTAAGCACGAGAAGGAAAATGAAAAGGAGGAAGGTATAGAGCTTTTATCTAAAATGGTTGAGTCGGCTAAAAAAGACATCATATCTCATTTCAACTCCAGATTAATGGACGTAGATTTTATAGAGGTGTCTGATCCGCAACAATTTGTTATTGAATACTGGCCAAAGTCTTTCGATGGAAGAATCCCGCAAAGAATATCCTACTACATAGATGACATCGCAGAAATACTTTCAGAAGAATTCGGAACGAAAATAGATTGGCAATTTTCACCGAACGGTAATGCTCAGAGAATAGAATTTGATCTGGAAAAGGAAATTAATCCTAAATATTTCAGTGTTAAAGACCGTATGAAATTCTCATAATTTCAAAAAATCCCTTTATTTATTTTTTATCCCGTGTCTGTTTATTATTTTTGTAAAAAATATAAGGTATGAAGACTGAGGATAAGATCAAATGGTGCATAGATCAGCACGAGAACACTAATCATAAATATGATGACTATCTCAATTATGAATTTCATCTGAGAATGGTTGCTCAGGCAGCTAAAGATTTTATTAGCCTAATTCCGGATTCAAACGACGGCGAAAACTCGTTTAGAGATAGCGTCACTATGGCAGCTTACGGACACGATCTAATTGAGGATACAAGGGTTTCCTACAACGACGTAAAAGAAGTCCTCGGACTACAAGCAGCAGATATCATCTATGCAGTTTCGAACGAGAAAGGAAAGAATCGCAAAGAACGTGCCAACGAAAAATACTACGAGGGAATTCGAAACACTTCAGGTGCGGTTTTTGTTAAACTTGCCGATCGGATTGCCAACGTTCAGTATTCAAAGATGACCAAAAGTCGTATGTTTGAGATGTACGAAAAAGAAAATGATCACTTCTTAACAAGTCTTGGATTCGGTGTGGGACAAGCACATCCACTTGGAGAAATGTGTCATTATTTAGAAACCCTTTTTGAAAAATGAAAAACAATGAAAAAAGATTTAATTGAAGTTGCGAATAGTTTTAAAACGTTTGACACTATGTACGATTTGTTAAAAAAAAGGGGATTATTCTTTCTTAAGTAGGGAATACGGAACTAACAATTACCCAGAAATTGGATGGATGATACAATATTTTACTGAAAATGAGGAATATGAAAAATGTAAATTTTTAACTCAATTAAATTTACCTAAACCATTAAAAAAATAAATCAGAATAATATGGCGGACTATTTAAGAGCAAGTATTAAGATTACAAAGCCTATTTTGTTAATCGATCTCGACGGTGTTATCTGTGATTTCGATAAGAGAGCAAAGGAATTAGAAGCACAAGGGATAAAGGGGCAAAGCCTCTTTAAGCATCCAAGTGCATATAAAGATCTTGAGCCTATTGAAGGAGCAATAAGTGCATGGGCTGCTTTGCAGGATAAGTACGAGACCTATATTTTAAGTACACCACCCTGGAGCAATCCTGACGGATGGGCGGAGAAAAGAATTTGGGTAGATAGTTATCTAGGAAAATCAGTTAACAAAAAGCTTATCCTTTGCCACAACAAGGGATTGGTTAGAGGTGATTTTCTTATCGATGATAGAATTGCCAATGGTGTTGCAGATTTCGGTGGTGAACACATTCATTTCGGAACAGATCAATTTCCAGGATGGAAAGAGGTTTTAACTTATTTAGGGATATAATGCTCAAGGGTTTAAATGAACAATACTATGATCTAGTAACGGATAGGATTCAAGTTCGCAAGGATGATCTTACAGAAAATGAAATCCGAATAATAGAATTTGGGTTTGAGCTAATGAAGGAGAAGCTGGAGGATATAAGGATTCTAAAGGACGACATAAAAAGACTATCAATAGAAAATGCCAACCTAAAGGCATACAACGACGATAAAGATTACGGAGATGAAGAAGAATAATTTTTTATCTCCGTATTTATGTTTTATGTTTACCGAATAAAAATACTAAAATGAAATCAATCAACAACTTCTTCGACAAAGCTCCATTATGGAAAATCTATATTTTCGGATGGGCATTAACCGGTTTATTTACATTCTCTATGTTTGAATGTGTTACATTTCTCGTTAGAGGAACGGTATTACCAGTCAATCTTAAAATCGGAGCTACAACAGGAATTCTATTTGGCTTGATGTTTATGCTAATGATTTCAATAACGAGGAAATCTAATAAATTCTGGAACTACTCTAAAGAGGTGGAATCACTAATTGATAAAGCAGAAACAAAAGAAGAATTAGGTTCGATATACAAAGGCGAATTTCAATCACTTAGAGAACTAGCACAAGGTGGACCTCATCAATACGAATTAAAAAGACAATATGCGATAATGCAAACAAAATACAAATACGCAAAGTAATGAATAAAGAATTTATACCTTACGAACAGGCATTAGAATTAAAAGAATTAGGATTTGATGAACCTTGTTTTGGATACCATTTGGATAACAAGATTCAATTTTTTGCTGATGTAAGAAGTTGCAATACTAATTCTGAATTTAAGTTTTATCCAACAGCACCAACCTACTCCCAAGCATTTCGTTTCTTCCGGGAGAAGTATAATTTAAGAGGATTTATTGGATTTAGACCTAACGTAAAACAATTCGATTGTCACATTTATGATATGTCACTTTCCGGTAAAGAATATGTCAAACAAAGAACAATGGAAGAGTATAACAAAGACCCTAAAGTTGGAACTTACGAAGAAGCAGAACTTGAATGTTTAAAGAAACTAATTGAAGCAGTTAAAAATAAGCAGTGATAATATGTCAGAAAGAAACGAATTTTTAGAAATGGACGGGCTTTACTGGGAATCGGAAACCCACGAATGGTTCCACGATAAGATCAGCACTCAGCACGCTAGAAAGAAATCTATTCTTTGGGGAAGCGGTGAGCAGAACGATGCGTTGAATGTGATTTGCTTTGTTGTGAGAGATAAGGAGTCAGGCGAATATAATAGGGTGATGATGGATAAGGACAAGGAGGAAGTTATTTTCGATACAAAAAGCTTAGAAGCTATGGGCTATGAGATTGACAGAATGAAAGTTATAAAAAGATTTAACGTTAAAAATTAAAAAAATGATGTATAATGCAAAATACGTGATAGTAAGAGGAAGCGCAATAGTTTTCTCTGCAGCAATCACACATAAGGACATGGTTGGATATAATCAGAAGTGCGAAGGTGCAGGTTTCGTAACATTTAGATCTGAAATTGACGAAGCAGGAAATGGTATAGCTGTTGCCAGCTGCTATGGCGAGTCAATATCATTAGGCATAAAATCGAGGGAAGATGAAGATTCTAGATTGATCAACAGACAGATACTAAATCCATTCGGATAATGCTCAAAATAAAACAGGAAAAATCGTTAATCAGAGAAGTAGCACTCATAGAAATAGGGGTTCCTAATTCAACGGGAAACATCTATAGTGAAAAATCTGTAAATAAGATATTTGAGATTTTAGCCCAGCGTGAATACTTAACAGGAGAATTAGTATACAACATAAATCCAGACAAATCCAGACGGAAAATACGAAACCCAATTAGGGAAGCTTCACATATAATAAAGAACATGTTTATCGATGACGGATTTCTTGTTGCTGTGGTTAACTTTAAATCAACGAGAAATGGGAAGGATGCTTTAAAAATGTACGAAGACGGGACAGTGACTTTTCGACCAACAATAAGGGGAAAGATCACAGAATATTCAAGCGAGATCATAATTAATGACATTATTAGTGTTGATCTTATCCCAATTAACGATAAGGTCCTTCAGAAAGAAATAAACTGGATTACTGTGAAATAATTTTTTATATTCTGATATAATAAACAAAATGAATCAATATGAAAGAAATTAAAAGTAGAATTTTCTCAAAGAAAACAGATTTACCGATATGTGAACTTACTTATCTAAGTTTGGTAGACGAAGGTAAGGACAAAAATGATATAAACCAAATAGGTCTAAAGCCTGTAAGAAAAACTGCGCATCTGGAAACTTATAGGGTTAACACTAAAGTTAGCAAAGAACAAATGTCAGATATACAAAAGCTACACGGCATGGGCGTTATAGATACAACTTCTATGTTTAAGTCAGTTCTTGAAGAAGAAAGCGCAATGATGCAACAGAAGCTTATAAGAGACATTATTTCATTTGCAGGTGAACAGAACTATAAGGAATCGTACACCAAAACCCAAATGTTCCTACATAATTGGTTTGGGTATACCCCAAAGGTTAGGATAAAAAGTGATGACCAGTTATTTCAAAAAATCATTTTGTTCTCTAATAAGATAGCAGCAAAATCAAGAAGAGGACCTGCAGACTACATCATAGTTTCAGGAGGTATGTCGAATAGAATTATGAACCTATCACAATTCGTCTATAACGATCCAAATCAGCCTAATCTCGACCAGGGAACTGGTTTCATATATTCACAGGGTAATCTTGGTGGAAGGCTTTCCGTATTAATTGATCCTAATCTATCTTATAGCGATATGAGAATAATAATGGGATCGAATATTAAAGAGCATGACGAAGGAATCTATCACGTTCACGCAGATCCTGTATTTGAAGAGTTCGAAACGATGCTTGATGTGGATATCGCACTTTCCCAAAGAATGGCATTAATTGCTACTGATAATGCTCATCAAAGGTATTTAACTTTTGAGATCACAAAAAAACCGCATAATATAATAACGCATAATATAAACAAGATCTTTAAGAAATAAATTAAAATGGGAGAACATAAAAAGTTTTCCCTTTTTTATTTTTTTCTACCGAGAGTATTGATTAATATTGTAAAAATTAACAAAATGAAAGTAATAATAGCAGGCAGCAGAGGCTTCTCTGATTTTCAACTTCTTTACGCAAAGTGCGAAGAAATACTTGCAAATGTCGATGAAGTTGAGATTGTAAGTGGCACTGCTAGAGGAGCGGATAAGTTAGGTGAGCACTACGCCAGTTTAAAGGGACATAGCGTGATCCAATTCCCTGCCGACTGGGATAAACACGGTAGAGCGTCAGGATACATTAGAAACAAAGAAATGGCAGATTACTCAGATTGTTTAATTGCATTCTGGGACGGCGAATCAAGGGGTACAAAACACATGATAGATCTTGCAACCGAAAGAGGTCTATCAGTTCACATAATAAACTACTAAAATAAAATATCCATGAGCAGATATAGTATCAAAAAAGAAAACAAGAAACTAGTGTATGGTTTCGATCATGCACTCGGATATTTCTACGACATTACTGACCTTAGTGAAGATGAGGATTCAGCTAAGTATTTGATAGAAGAAAAATCTTACTTCATAAACGGGTTAACAAGAAACCAATTTGCAAACATTCTGGTAGAATGGGGAGCAAAAGAAACACACATGATGGCACTAGCTTTAGATCAACCTTTTTAAAATAAAAAACATGGGATTAGACATTTCAGCTTACAGCAAAATAAACAAGACAGAAGATCTTGACGAGGCAACAATTTTCATCAGGAGAGGTGAATATCACAACGATCAAGCAAAAGACATAGAGGTTGGAGAGTATATCGAAGATCCTTTGTGCGAATACCATGGATTCAGAGCAGGGACTTATTCGGGTTATGGAGCTTTCAGAAATCTTCTTTCCCAGATTATACTAGGCAATGGAGCTCAATATGTTTGGGAGAATATTGACGAATACACCGATAAGCCTTTCATTGAGTTAATTAACTTCTCAGATTGTGAAGGAAAATTCGGACCAAAGGTATCAGAAAAACTACATAAAGACTTCGTAGAGAATAGGGAAAATTTTCATTCAGAAGTGAAAGAAAAAAATCCATATGAAGGTTATTATGAAGATGTGTACGACAACTTCATGCTAGGATTTGAATTATCTTCTAAAGGTGGAGTTCTTTGCTTCCAGTAGATCAAAATGAATTTGTAATTAAGTCATAAAATAAAATATATGTCAGAAACGATAAAGGTAACACTATTCCCAGAAATGGGGGAAATAAAAAATCTAGCAAAGGATCAGGAATTCTTAAAAGAATGTGTTGAACATATAAAAAAATTAGGTTATAGCACTCTTTTGGTTAACGATCAAATCTGCATAATACTAAAAGGTGAAAGCTCATGCCATCAGGGAACATTAGTAGGGTGGAAATACGTGAATTCCATTGAGGAGTTTATCAAACCAAGAGTATCTGAACACTACTTCTCTGGCGAAAGAATACAAAATGAAATCTCAAGAATCTATGCAGCTACCAGTGATATTGCTGTGCAAATCTCTAAAATTCTATTAGATGAAATCAATTAAGATATTATTCCCGGCACTACTAATTATTTTCCTTGCTTCTTGCGAATCAAAAAAACAGAAAGCAATTTCAAAGGCTGCTGACGGAGATGTTATGATTATCGGAAAAGATACTTTTGACATTTACGTTGATACCCACAGAGTGGTAAGCTCAGAAAGATTACCAGCAAGAAACGTTATGGAAGAAGGTTCTCCTGTTTGGATAAACACAACCAACTTGGACAGCACATTCAAATCAAGATCACACGTACCCATTGGGTCTACTCAGGTCTATAAAATAGTTAAAAAAAGAAAATAGAATATGGATTTTAAGTTTGTTACAGTAACAGCTGACACTGTTCTTGGAGAAAATGATGAATTTGATAAATCTTTCTTTGAGTATCTGGATGAATATTCGATATCTCATAAAATATTAGAAAAAGAGGAAGGCAGATGGCCTTCAGTGGAATATACCGGAGGACCTTTATCAATAACAACTATGTTAAAAGAGAGATTCGGAATGGAGCAGGAAGAGATTGAAGAGCTATATCCAGAAATTATAAAAAATAAAGATGTATAACAAGAAAGAAAAACCAATCGTACTAGAAGTTGATCAAATCTATCAAATAGGGGGAAAGAAGTATCTAATAGACGAGAAGGGGCACAATAAAACATATGTTTGGCTGGTAGACGAAGAGAATGAGCCTTATGGCCGAAGAAGGACTTTGGGGGGAATAAAAAATAAAGAGGTTATCAAGCTTACCTAATCTTGTAAAGCTGATCTTTTATTTCATCAGCCGATTATATTTTACCACTAACAGTATGTATAGACCTGCTAACACGTCAGCAAAAACTTATCCGGCGGTTCTTGCATCTGGAAGATCTATTTCAGCTTCTTTTACAAAAGATTAGGATAATTTAATTCTTTTCATCTGATAGATTTACGTGTAATCAATCCTTTTAGCTATACCCCTTAAAAGATCCTCTATTATTGCTTCTATTATATCGCTGGTATCTACTTTGGCGTCATCAATATCAATAGAATCCTCATCTAGTTTACCACTTACCCTCAACTCAGTTGAATATCTATTCTCATCAACTTCAATAGATATATTTGCGCTATTGATATTGTAGTCGAAACTTTCAAGGAAAATATCCTTACTGAAAGCTGCACTGTCTATTGCATTCTGTATTTCATCTTTAGTGAAAGTTGGGCCTTTGGTATCATCATCATGAGAAATATTTCTTAAAAGTTCTCTGCCGAATCCTGATGTATCAAATTCAAACTCTAAGTGATCTAAAGCTCCCTTTATATCAAGGTCACCGTACCTAAGATTCCATGAAAGTGTAACCCTTGCGCTATCCTCGTCTACCGCATAATAATCCTTTATATCATCTTCAACGTCTGCAAATGCGTTTCTAACATCATCGGTGGTGTACATGGTAATACCACTAGAATTCTCGTTTACATCCGATATGAAGTTCTTGAATGATTTTATACTTTTCATAGTTATTATGCTCCTTGATTGTCAGCAAAAAATCCACTAAGCTTGCTTAGGAAAGATGCTTTAGAAGTGTCGGGTTTTAATTCATTTGCTTCAATGTCCTTGTCAGTTAAATTACCAAGCAATCCGGGGATTGATTGAACCATAACCTTAGCTATATTCGAAGATTGAGATTTCATAGACTGTATGAATGCAGGTGCTAATCCAGGAACTTCAGCTAAAATTCCCTCCACCTTCTTCTGTAGATAAGATGCCGCTGAAGCTGGGTCGGTATCTGCCATTCTAGCAATCTTTTCTGCTTCACCCGATGCTAACACTGATTGAGCCATAAGTCCTGCAATAAGCTTCATAGCATCATCAGAAACTCCAGACATACTAAAATCAATAGCACCGAAAACTGGTGGTGCTACCTCTGCTCCTGCTGATGCATTACCTGAAGTTTGTGGGCTAAATGTATCAAATTCTAATAGGTTTTCCATTTTGTATTATTTTTTTTAGATTATTTGTTCTATATATCATTTTTTGTAGGATCGTCAGTTTTTCCTGTTTTTTTAGACGAAAATATTTTTTCTATCACGGTTAATCCTAATCCACCACCTGATATTAATGCTAATGAATCATACATAAATTCGGGTGTAACAAAGTCTTTAGCTCTAATCGTAGCCACCCATGTTATAGCTATAATGTTAAAAAGGGTAAAAAGAGCAGCAAATCTTTTACTGGATGTGTCGCTTTGTCCTGAAAGAAGATCGGTAAAGAATTTTTTCATAGTAAGTTTGGTTTTTATGTTATATATCTTATAGAATTGATATATAAGGTGTGGAAAACTTACTAGAATACCAAAGCTGGCTAAATGAAAGCACACTATCTTGGGCACAAGGTGGATGGGTTTTTATTAAGGGCAAGCCTCAGAAAGACAAAGAGAATAAAAGCTACGTTTTTCTTATGCCTGTTAAATATGTGAGAGAATTACCAAGGGCAAAAATGGGGGATAAGCCAGGAATACCCGTTTATATGGCTAATTTATACGATGAAATTTACATCATCGGATATAAAGACAATAAGTTATCATATAAAAAAGCTATGCCTACATATGAATACCTACAGAAATGGGTCGGCATGAGCGGATTTAATATAGCACTAAATAAGAATAAAACTCCTAATTGGAGAAATAGTATAAACGTACAGCAAATGCCAAATGTTATCGCTGATGCCCAATATTGGTTACCTGCTGAGCCCTGGGCTATTATACCGGTTTTCTAGTTACTTACTGCTTTTAGTGAGATCTGCAAGAACCCACTGATCCCTTTCACGAATTGGTATATTAGACAAATCAGTATATTGAATTTTTTCTAGATCAAGGTAATTCTTTATTATTAAATCCAATTTAATTATCTCCTCTTTATTGTGATACCTTATGCCATCGTTTTGATCATCATCCTCTAGAAAAGGAGGAACGTAATATATTTTGTTCCATTGGTTTAAAGACTTCAGTATCTCTTTCTGCAAATGGTTTATCGTTGCTATATCCTTCAGACTTAGCTTAGTGCTGAATAAAGATCTAAAGTAGAAGTAATTCAGGATAGAACTAGAATCACAGATAATAAACTCCTTAGATCCAACGTACATTCTTTCTCTCCCTAGCTGTTTATAAAATATTATGATCTGATCTGTCGGTGTATCTGGTATTCCCCACTCTGCGATATAATCTGTGGCTGCTTCCCCCACAAATATTGAATTTCTTTTAGATATCTTTAACCCATGATGTATAGATGTTGCTAGTGTGCTCTTGCCTGATGAGGGTGCACCTATTACACACACTAATTTAGATTTTACTTCCTCCATGATCTTTATTATTCTATATGAAAATAATATAAAGTTCCGAATATATGATAGAAACTAGGTAAGATTGATTACTTATTTTATGAATTGGTTTATTTCCTGTTTTAAATTTTCGAATTGAATCGGTTTAACTGAAGGATAGAAAAGACTCATTCCTGATTCGTTTCTATATTTCCATCTCCAATCAAAATGCCTGTTAATTACAAGAATGGTCGGTATACCTATTATTCCACAAAGATGTGCAACTGATGTGTCAATTGTCACACAACTATGCAGGGTAATAATTCTATTCCACGTTTCAAGCATATCATTAGGTCGGAAATTATCTTTTCCGTATTGAATTGACTGTGTCCCGAATTCTTTCCTTATGAAATTAAAGTCTTCATATTTAAGAGATCTTAATTTATGATTGGGCGAAGCTGCGTTTGCTTCCCAGCATAGACCTATTTCTGTCTGTCCAATTGATTCATATCTGGATAAGGATATTGAATTTCCAAATTCATAGAGTTCACTAAAGATATCTCCTGCTGGAATAAACCCATCGAAAGATTGAATCTCTTCTAATGAAACCGAATCAAAACTCTTAAATTCCAAATTCTTAATATCGTCAAAGATGTACTTAAATAGGGTTACATTCTCTTCTGACGTTTTTATAACTGCAGAGCCAACAAGGGAAGAGAATTTTCGAAATTGTGTTGAAAACATTAGTTCATCACCAAGTCCTTGCTCATTCATTACAAGTACTTTCTTTCCTTTCCATTCTCCCGAGTTGGAAAATTGAGGTATTGGAAAGTCAGGAAATTTAACCCCCGTTTTTAAACTCTTGTCCCTATATCTATTATTATAGAGCATCATTCCTTCTTCCCATTGAAGTAGATTTAAGTGACATAGACTCTTGTTCCAACAATTTGCTGGATCCTGTTCTATTGCATTTGATCTATTAAAAAAAGTTATTGCATCTTGCCATTTACCAAGTCCCATGTAACATAAACCCATATTATAAAATATAGTTTTTTTTGCGGGTTCGCTTGGTGACATTTCAATTAGTGACTTATAAAGATTTAGCGATTCTAAATTCTTTCCATCCAGTTGCTTCTTAAAAGCTTTATCTACTATTTTTCTTGGATCTTCTGCCATCTTTAATTAATTTATAAGTTATACTGGATTAACCGATAAATGATCCTGATAATATGGTAATTTATTTTTTATAAACGGGATTATTTCTTATCTTTGCCCATATAAATCTGTGATGGAAAATAATATCAAGAGATCAAGTCACGTAAATCGTCATTCGGATACGATAGTAGTTGAAAGAATATCTTTAACTGAATTTATAATGTCTGGATATTCCCCAGATTTTTATAGAACTTCAGTCACTGACGACAATAAGCTTATAATGTTCGATCCTCCGGGAGGACCTTACACCACAGCAAAATATGGGGGACAACCCGGATCTGATATGGGTTACTACGAGACAGAATGGAAGGGGCTCATAGTCGAAGCAATGGAATTTGTCGAGCAGGGAATTAAACTCAAATGCTTTTATGAAACAAAAGTGGTGTGGGATGAGTTAAAAAAAGAAAACAATTAAAATAAAATATGAACTATAAATCAGAATTTGAAAAGTACGCTAAAAGCGAGTATGGGATTACCCCATTAAAATTAGATTATTTCGATAAACAAATTCAATCGTCGATGACCCCTTATATCTTAGAGGAAAGAGAATTGAGGGCAACCCAAATTGATATTTTTTCAAGAATGCTAATGGATAGAATAATTTGGGTTGCTGGTGAAGTTAACGATAACATGTCAACTGTGGTTCAAGCACAGCTGATGTTTTTAGATTCTGTTGATAGCAGAGATATTACCATGCACATCGATTCGCCAGGTGGATCTGTTAAGTCTGGTTTATCTATGATTGATGTAATGGAATACATCTCAGCAGACATCAGAACGGTTAATACAGGAATGGCAGCTTCAATGGGATCGGTTTTACTTGGAGCTGGAACAAAAGGAAAGCGTAGCTCACTTAGATTCAGCAAAGTGATGTTACACCAATCAAGTGGCGGGTTCAGAGGAAACATTCAAGACGCTAAAATCGACATGCAAGAATGGGAGGAGTGTAATAAGATTCTTTTCGATCTTCTTGGGGGTTACTGTGGGAAGAAGCCAGAACAGGTAATGAAAGATGCAACAAGAGATTTTTGGTTAAGTGCTGATGCAGCAGTTAAATACGGAATCATCGATGAGGTTGTTGTAAAAAAAGACGTTAAGAAAAAATAGTCAATAATGAAATCAATACTTAACAGAAAAGCCAAATTTGAATACACGTTTATTGACACCTATACTGCAGGGATATGCCTATTAGGCACAGAGGTAAAGGCAATCAAAAGCGGAAAGACTTCTATGGTTGACTCGTATTGTATTTTTAATAACGGCGAGCTTTGGGTAAAAGGACTGGGGATAACACCAGGTACTGGAGCATTTGAACACGAAGCTCTTAGAGATAGGAAGCTTCTACTTAGAAAGAAAGAGCTAAAAAAACTAAGCTCCTCCCTGGACAAGGGATTAACCATAATACCAGTTAAGATATTCTCAGATGAAAGGAATAGATTAAAAATGGAAATAGCTTTAGCTAAAGGTAAAAAGCTTTACGATAAAAGGGAATCAATTAAGAAAAAAGATATTGAAAGGGACTTAAGGAGAAACGATTAAGCCCATCTCATGATATCAGAGGCTCTATTAGAAAGAGCAACTAATTTATTCAGATCATCCTCTGTCTTCCCTATTTTTTTCAGAAACAAAGATTTAGATCTTGGGTCTAAATCTTTATATATGCTCATAAAAATTGAGATATCCTCTTTGTAGATAGATTCCAGATAACTTTCTATATTAGGAATTTTAGATAAATCAAAAGCTAATCCTTGTTTAGCATATCTTTTTCTAGCCCAGTTAAATAAATAAGCAAATCTGATATTCCAGTCTGTTAATGAAGAGATATTTGAATTGAATCTTTTCAGTATATGTTGTGAACTGGTACTGCCGAACCTACTTTGAAAGTTTTTTTAACAGTTTTTCTGACTGGACCATTTCCATAGATAGTTATGGATTCAGCAGGCTCACTCATATGAAGAACATCGTTATAAATCCTCATATTACCATGTTTCCATATTGCAGCTGATGTTGAATCATAAAACCCAAGCTTTTGCAATAGATTAAATAATGGCAACTTTTTAACATCATCAATCGTATAATTATACGAAGAAGACTCAAATAAGGTAAATGTTTTAAGATTTTTCATCATAGTTATATATCATTACAGCATGAACTACTTTAACCCTATATTTAATATAACAATGAACTACCCCTTAGCTAAAGACTAACGGGTTTCGGGAGACAAGCCCCTTCTTTTTAGACGTTTCATTGCTTTTGCCTTATGTTAGACTGCCAAATAATTGGTTAGCTAATCAGGTCTTATTTTTGCTCCACGTCTGTAATCGACAGTCCCTGCCGATGTTAGAAAATTAAAAAAATCTAACATCTTATATATCAAAAAATGTTTTCCTCCTCTGTGGTTTTTGGAACTTTTTTGATATTTTTACTAAAATAATTACCAAATTCATCACAGAAGCTAAAGACTTGTGCGTTTTCTTTGGTGTTTAATATAAAAAAAATGATAAAAGCAACAATAATAAAGTCACATACGGTGGCAGAGGCCACTATAACATATGGGGAAGAAACCGTTCAGAATATATTTAAACTTATAAGAAATAAGCCACCCAAGGATCTTTTTGTAGAACTAGAAGATGAAAACTTAAAAAAATGCCTTTTTTTTCTTCTAGATGGAGACATTAATTAAAAAGACAAAACGTTTATTTAAAGATTCGGGTTTCCGCGATTACAAGATTAGTCACTGAATATTTTTTGATATATAGCAAAAACAAATAACTTATCCTATGAGACACATAAAAGAATTTGAAAAATTAAACGAGGGTATAACTAAAAACACCATGGTAGATTTAGAGGGTGAAGAATTTAGTTATGAAGGATTCAATTTTATAGCTGATTTTCAAGCTGAGGGGAGAACCTACTACGAAGCTCCTTCCCGGGAAGAAGGACACGGATTTCGTAACATCGGAGGCGGTGTTACGGTAGAGGACGTTGTCATATCAATAAACAATCTTGATGTTGACGTGCTTGACACCTACATACCGGTTAAAAATCCGGTAGTATTGGGAATAATAGAAAAATATCTAGCAGAACAAGATTTTGTTAAGACAGCTCTAGAAGAAGCTCATGACGGAGACGATTACACAGAAGAATAAAAGGAGCCAATTCAAACACCAAGAGAGGGGTTAGCTTATTCTGCTGATCCCTTTTCTTTTTCAATTTTTACAAGAAAGAAATATAGTGCAAAGAAGGAAGCAGACGCCAAATACAATAAGATGTCTGTGATTAAATACGATCCCGTCCACTTTGTAATTATCGCAAAGAGTGCATCGAATCCCAGGGGATTGAAAAACGTTGCCAGCATGAGTGCTATGGTTTTTAGTCTCTTTAATTTCATTAGTTGTTTTACTGTTAGAATCGTCCATAGTGGAAAATATTTTCACAAATTGACCTCATAGTGGAAAAAATCTGTGTAATTCGAGTTATTCTATCTATATATCGGAAAAAGCTTGGTTTTTTTCCAAAAAAATTTTTTATAATCGAAACGGTTTCTTATATTTGAGTATAATTAATAGGTAACAAATGGTCAGGTGTCCGAACCGGAAAGGTTTCCTGGGCCCATCTTAGTAATGAGTAAGGAATATGCAGGTTCAAATCCTGTCCTGACTACAAAAAGTTTTTTGAATAATATTAAAAACAGACCCGCGCTTCCCATCTAGAAGGATAATGAGAAGAATAATACGTCTTTTAAGGTCTGTTTTTAAAAATAGTCAGGTGGCGTGTTGGCATACGCACCCGATCATAAGGGCGAGAGCAGGTTCGATTCCTGTCCTGACTGCTAAAAATAAATTATAAACAATATGGCAGATTTTAGCACAGAAGTGGACATAGATCCAATCGAATTCGTAATCGAATGCAGTACAAGAGAAAAAATTGAATTAATCGATTTAGTAGTCGAGGAATGTGCAGATGACTCTGAGCTTGAGAAAAAGTTAATCAAGAGCATTAAGGAGCACTTTCCCCAGGATTACCAAGCAACAATCGGTTCCCTGAGATCTTCTAACAATACATTCATGCACGATGAGTTTTTAGGTAGTTTACTTAAGCTTAGCGAATCTTATTACCGTTTATCTAATGAAGATATTGAAAAGATAAACGAGCTCGCTAAACGCTTTTAAAATCACCCTATTGGATATATAGGATTATGAATATCCTTAACTACAACCAATTTTCAAATCTCTCCGAATCGGACGGAGATAAATCTTATACATTTGACGAGCTATCACCAGAGGCTAAACAGAATGCCATCGATAGTAACAGAGACTATAACATAGAATCTTACGATTGGTGGGATCCTATTATAGAGGGATTCACCGAAGAAATGGAGGAGATCGGCATGACAGATATTGATTGCCAGTTCTCAGGATTCAACTCACAAGGTGATGGAGCTTCTTTTACAGGAAAGGTTAACGACAATAAAACATTTCTAAAGGCTATTGGGATAACCCCTGCATCAGTAGGACTTGGTGATAAGGCTTCAAAAAAATTTGATACCACATTGGATTCAATTGCGGAAAATATCTACATTACTATACTGAGAAATGATAGAAACTATTATCACCACAACACGATCTCAGCAAACGTTGAGGTTGATGGAGACGAGGAGATCGAACTTGATCTGGGCTTGGGTATGATTATAGAGATTGATGTTAACGATGTGTGCGACAGAATAGAACCCACAATTACTGACTGGGCAAGAGATAAAAGCAAAGATCTTTATAGAGATCTTGAAAAGTATTACGATGAATTAAGCTCTGACGAAACGATAGCCAGCGATTTAGAAGCTGGGGGTCACACTTTTGACGAAGAAGGAAATATGTTATAGAACAATCAAAACAAATACCAACAAATAATAATAGAATACACAAACCCTAACGCCATGGCAAAGCAAAAGAAAAAACCAGTAGTCGAGTTAAATGATGGCATTAATTGGGATTACAGTTCTTATCGGGGAAGATCGAAAAGACAAGTTAGCAATAACGGAAACATTGCATTCTATGTAATATTAGCTGCAGCAGGTTTCGTAATTGGTATGCTTTTCCATTGGATTGTTTCCAGCATTTAATTGTTACCTATTAATTAAAAAAAGCACTCTAGAGTGCTTTTTTTGTGGGTTTTATTTTTTTATCCCGTAGGATTATATCATTTTTGCTAAAATTAAATAAATATTGCGAGTCCTAGCAAAAACACTATTACCCCTTTAATGGATAAATCAACTGATATCGAGAACGAGATTAGCCAAATGTACATTCTTCTCAATAAGCTATGTCCTGGCACTTACGGAGACAATTGGTGGAAAATATAGTCAGGTGGCTGATTGATTGATTAGGCTGCAACATCCTGACTACACGTACCAAATTCTTACGCGACTTAATATAGCCTAGTATTAAAAATACCGTTGCTGTCCAGTCCCAGATTATTGCAGGAACAATAAGTATGATAGCTAAAACAGTTTATATACTTAAGCTTTTAATTTTTGAAAAAATTCCATCAACTTATTAATGTCAGTCCTAGATTCTTCGTGCTGACTTGGATAATGCCATTCCTTTCCCTTTGAGTCATAGAGGCTAATCTCACCTCTTATGTATGATAGCAGACTAACGAGGTTTAATTTTGCAATTGGTTTATCCCATTGATCAACAGCAATTACCTCTGATCCCGATTCTATTAATTTAAGAACTGGTCCTTCGTAATTTATCACCTCTATCGATCTTTCTTTTTTGTTTGCCATTGGTATTATTAATTTAGATTACTATTTTATTGTTAGTGGTCATAAAGTCTTTTTTTCTTATTATAGTCTTAAGAACAAGGTATAGTCCCCCCTTATCGGGGTCAAATTCAATAGTAAAGGGTGTATTTAAGTTAGTTCTCATATCTTGAAGCACAGCTTCAGCTTTAGGCGGCATTTCAGAGATTCTCTTTCCTGCCTTCTCATAAGCTCTTTTAAATAGATCGATAAGCTCATGTGTAGTGATTGGAGGTCTATTTCTAGGATCGTTAGCTCTCTCCCTGAAGTGTCTACTGAATTTCACATCAAGATTAAGTTCTTTAAAAAGTCTATCCACATAATCTTCCAACAAATCAAGCTCATTTGGACTTATCGTTTCGTTTAATGAATTCCATTCTTTCCAATTGTGTATCATTTAGGGGTTTAGTTTTTTTATATATTCAAAAAAATACATGTTAATTTTTTTTTACACCGCAACCCGATCTTATATTTGCTTTATAATCTTAAACAATTAAATATGGCTTACACAAAAAATCCGGTTAATCCGAAAGCACCGTCCAATAACGCTTTATGGACAAAAAAAGATGATTCACTTCTAAAAGAAATGGCATCTAATAAATCAACAACTGCTCAGATTGCAATTGCATTAGGTCGTACTAAGGCATCGGTTTGGGGACGTAAATGTATGTTAGGCATCAAAGGGCGTTTAGCTTCTTCAAGGGGACAGAACGTATTTGCGCCAACAACACTGGGGACAAAAACCAGTAAAGGATTTAAATCTACAATTCAGCCCAATCAAGCTACTAAGAATGTTAGAAAGCCACGGGAGGTTAAGCAATCAAACATTCATGCTGATTTTGCTAGCTTATCGAAATTAGCTAAACAGTCTGGGGCTAAGATCGTTATCACTTTCGAATAAGAGATAACCATCGGAAATAAAAATGGTCTGATAATTATCAGACCATTTTTGTGTTAACACAAATAATGTAAGATATATTAAATACGTCTTCCTACCGGTTTAAATCCCCATCAGAAGGATTATTCTATCCGAATGTTAATACGAATTGTATTTAAATATTCTCCTTACTATAGCTTATTTTATTTGTTTCTAAATTCTTCAAAAGTTCTGAAAGATTGAGACTCGTTTGGTTTCTCGCCAGTGCTCAATTCAGTTCCTTTCTCCTTCTCCCAATGAAATAGTGGGGTGTTCCAAGCAATTTCAAAAGTATCTACTGCATCTCGATAAGATTCAGTGGATTCTTCATTAGCATCTCTTGTGTATTGCCAACCCATATAAAGTTCTTCTGGAACCTGAAATCCAAAGAATTCTAGAACTTTCTTCTGCGTGGTTAGACTTTGATCAACCTGCCAGTTCTGGCCTATTACAACCAAACCTGCCATTATATTATCAATCGTGCTTTTTTCACCTAGTGTTGAGTGCATATTCTCCATCCAATCAAGTCTTTCTATTACTTTTTGATAGATCGCATTAACACTTCCCCATCTTTGAGACCCAAAGAAAATAACTGCCTGGCTATCATAGATTGCGTTTGCTATCTTATAAAGCTCATCATCTTCAAAGTCATGTGAAGCCCAGCATCTAAGATGTCCGTGTGGGTTCTTTACATCGTCTTTAACAGCTGATTCTTTAACACCGCAGTTATTACCATGAAGTTCGCTAACACAGCCTAAACAGTTATGTATATTCAATTTGGCAGCATCTATAATCTCAACCTTAACATCACGTTGCTTTAGCTTCCCTGCCAGATTTCTAGCTAACTGAGAAGATTTTGGACTTTCACCGAACTTCTCCACATACGGGCTTCTGCTAGATGTGGTTATGAATGTCACCTTCTTGCAAGGGGTAAGCTTCTCAATGAACCTCCTTACATCCTCTATTTCAAATCCGTATTTTACGTCTATCATGATTAATATCTGGTTGGCATTCTATCGTTTCCGCCTCTTCCCTCTTGCATCTTAGCCATTACAAGGCCGAATAGAAATGCGTTAAAAGCTTCGTAATGATCCGAAGCGTAAATTACATTGTTATCTATTGCTACACCTGATTGTCCGTCTTGTGTGTGTCTAATTGATAGGTTAGGGTACATTCTTTTAACATCAGCTTCAAGTCTTGCTCTCATAGCTTCTTGCTCTCTGGTTACAGGTTGCTCGTTGTTAACTGGCATGGCAACATCAGAATTTTGAGTTCTTAATTGTGGAACATTAGACATTTCAGGAGATTCGTTTACGAAGTTTTCGTACATTTTAATATTTTGCATTGTTATTCTTTTATTTTCTCTATATATCATGATAAAATGCAAAAGCATTTGATTTTATCATTTCGTCAATAGCAGGCATTCTGGATTAGAAAAGTTAATATGGCATCCGCTATATTAAAGTCACTGTTAGTAAATAACTAAAACATATTTCTAGCAAGTAGACTTCCTACGTTACTCAAGTCTCTTATTCCTGTCCTTTTAATAATATCAGCTTTCATTTGTGGTAAAGGATCGAGAAGATATAATTTAAGTGGATTCTTTTTGAAATAATCGTCTAAAGGGGTTTCCATTTTTGTGTTTTCTGTATTTAGAGCTGAATCTAATAATGAGTGATATAAGATGTTAACTATTTCGATTGATTCTTTTGATGGTGAGCCAATCCTAGATAAATCGCGGTAGCCAATATTATTCTTCTTGGTATACTTCTTAATGATATCATGAATTTTCTGGACAACCTCTTGTTCATCACTAAGCCCGATTTCACAATTAACCTTATTTTTGTATGTTTTTATTTTCGCCCCATTACCCTTTGGATAGAACGCAAAAAACCTGGTATTATCTAGACGAGTTGTCATACGTGTTGAATTTTTTTGGAATCCCAATATTAGATTAATATTTTGCCATTGTTCGGTGTTTAAAAAATTAGCTGATGCGCGTGCTAAATCTTCCATAAATTCCACATGTATTTCACCAAAATGAAGAAGTTTACCATTATCAACTTTGGCCAATCCAAGTTCTTTCAATCTATTTAAAAACGGTAAATCTAAATTTTTAAAATTATCCACAATACCGGACTCGCCCAAAATCTTATTCTTTATTTTTTTAAAAATACCAGAATAATCACTATCAATATTAGAAAAAAACCAATCATTATCATCCAAAGCATCTTTTAAATCTTTTCTATTGAAATATGATGGTGCGCCTTTCTTAACGGCGTCCTTAATAAGGTTAATGAATAAATATTGGAGATCCCCGTCCTGTCTGCCGTAATAACGCCCAGTAGCTGCGTATGTATAATACCAATTACCAGCTCCGTTTTTTTCAAACCATGCTTGAGAAGGCATAGATTGACCCTTTATTGCAATCCTTCCTGTTCTTTTTGGTGTGAATGTAAACCAGGAGTCAAGAATTTTCTTATAAGGTGATTTCTCAATTTCTTCTAGAAATTCTTCAGCATCGGGATGTAGTTTAGAGACAGCTTCAAAAATCTTATATGTTATCAAATTCTTCATAATACTATATATCAATACGATCGCATTCTGATATATAAAGCATGATGAAATTTATTAGAACCTTTGATGATTACGAGAATCAAATGGTGCCAACCAGCTTTAAAGTTAGCAAACCAGGGGTGGAAAATATTGCGGATCAATTTCTAAGAGATCTAGGAAAAAACTACGATCTAAGAGTTGGTAAAGAGTTCGATAAGAAGAAAGGTAACTGTGCTTGGTATGTTCAGGAGTTTTATCAATGGTGTGAAAATAACAGAACCCCAGTTAGAATAGTTTACTTTCCTGAGACAGAGAAAGCTAAAGACCCACATATAGCAATCATAGTTGATGATCTTGTACTCGATTTTGCTCACAAGCAGTTTTCTAAAGACAAAAATGAAAAATACTCAGTTCTACCACTGAAGGCTTATAAGAAGTATGGATATTCGGATAAGATGGAGGTTTTAGATGAAGTTCCTAGTTGGATTGGTGATATCTATCCGGCGGATAAAAAATAAATTAATTTTTCCTAATTTTGTAGTACCCGTCAAAGAAAACACACAAGTCTTTAGCTTGTGTGATGAATTTGACAAAAACATTCTAACCTTGAGTAAGGATATATTGTTTAATGGTATTTGGATTTGCTTCTCCAATAGAACAAACAAAATAACCATCAGACCAGAAAGTTTTTTCAACCCAGAATTGAGTGTATAAATAATTTCTATGTTGAGAACGCCATATATGATATGTGCTTTCTTGTTTTAACTTTCTAACAATTGATGTTATAGATAATCTTGGTATATATCTAATTAAAAAGTGGATATGGTCAATATCACTTTCAAAGACTTCTATTTCAAAATCTGATTTAGAAGCAATATTTAGTAATAATTGTTTCATATCATCTTTTAACTGACCAACAAGTAATTTCTTTCTGTATTTACATACAAAGATTAAATGACATTTTAAATAATGTTTAGAACGATTTGTTGAATTGTAATTGGAATTTTTAGACATAATTTTTAATTTTTTGTGAATGTTTCTCAAAATGAATGGAAATATTTACAAAAAAATTAAAAAATGTAAAAAATGACTTTTAAAGTTTAATATATACATTATATGAAAACAATATTTAAGTCATTTAAGTTTAGAATATATCCAAATAAAGATCAAGAAATCTTGATGGCTAAACATTTTGGTGCTTGTAGATTTGTTTTCAATCATTACCTAAACAAAAGAAAAGAAACATATCTTGAAGATAAAAAATCACTTAATTATTATGATAATGCTAATGATTTAACACAATTTAAAAAAGATGAAAACTTTAATTGGTTAAAAGAAATTAATAGCCAATCACTTCAATCATCTTTAAGAAATCTTGATACTGCTTATGGTAAATTTTTTAGAAAACAAACTAAATTTCCAAGATTTAAGTCAAAATATGATAAACAATCTTTTAAAATACCTCAATTCGTTA